GGCGAAGGATTTGATCAAATACACAATATTATTCGCCAACTTACTACAGAGCCAGACAGTCGTCGTATTATTTTAAGTGCATGGAATCCTAATCAACTAGAAGAAATGGCACTTCCGCCTTGTCATACACTTAGCCAGTTTAAAGTTATTAACGGCAAACTTAGTTGCCAAATGTATCAGCGTAGTGCAGACATGTTCTTAGGCGTTCCTTTTAACATTGCATCGTATAGTTTGCTTACACACATGTTAGCACAGATTTGTAAGTTAGAAGTAGGTGAGTTTATTTGGACAGGCGGTGATTGCCATATCTATCAAAACCACTTTGAACAAGTTAAACAACAACTTGAGCGTACTCCTATGCAAGGTCCTACACTAGAAATGCCCAAGTTTGAAAATATTGCAGAACTATTAGAAACTGTTCCTAGTGATTATAAACTTGTTAACTATAATCCAATGGATAGTATTAAGGCACCGATGGCAGTATGAAACAAAAATTTATTGAAGCATACATGGACGTTGCAGAACGTTTTGCACAATTAAGTTCAGCAGTGCGTTTAAATGTAGGTGCGATTGTTGTTAAGGATGATAGAATTATTAGTATTGGTTACAATGGTATGCCCAGTGGTTGGGATAATGTTTGTGAGCATGAAGGCAAAACTAAGGCAGAAGTGTTACACGCCGAGTCTAACGCAATCGCTAAACTAGCTCGCTCTCCTGAAAGCGGAGAAGGCGCAAGTATTTTTATTACCCACAGCCCTTGCATTGACTGTGCTAAACTAATCTATCAAAGCGGAATAGCCGCTGTGTACTACAAAAATGATTATCGTAGTACACAGGGCATTCAGTTTTTAAATAAATCTAATATTAAAGTAATTAAAGTTTAACTACTCATCGCCGTATACTTCTAAAATCTCCTTCACTGCATCATGCCTTTCGATATCTTGGTGATCGAACGTAACAGTCGCTAAATGCGAAGCATTACCGTGGCGATTTAATTGATTAACAAAGTCAATTAAGCCGTTGTCTTTCATTCTATCTGCCTGGTTAAGGTCTCCTGTTACTGCCATTTTCGAACCTTCGCCGAGACGTGTAAGTAGCATTTTCATTTGATTTGCTGTAGAGTTTTGCATCTCATCAGCAATAATATATGAACGCTTAAATGTACGACCTCGCATAAATGCTAATGGAGCAATTTCAATTACGCCTTCAGCAATCATACCTTCAATGTCTTTTGCTGTGAAATATTCACGCAATACATCAAATATAGGTCTAGTCCACGGAGCCATTTTTTGTTCTAAAGTACCCGGTAAAAAACCTAGGTCTTCGTCAACTGAAACAGCTGGTCTTGTAACAACAATCTTGTCAATATTACCTTCTTTGAAAAATTTAATCGCAGTTAGAACCGCAATAAGAGTTTTGCCCGTGCCTGCAGGTCCGATACCAAAGACAACGTCTTTTCTATCGCTTGCAAGTGTAAGCATATATTCTTCTTGGGATCTATTACGAGGAATGATTTTAACATTCTTTTGTTTTTCTGGAAGGTAATTATTAATTTGAACAACATTATTGTGAAAGTTCTTACTCTTGCGAGCTCGCTTTGCACTCATGAAGTGTCCTCCTTTATGATATAACTTCATGTAAACATTACTTCTGTTTACAAAAATATTTAGCATCTTAGAGCCAAGTATAATCTACTAACACAATATTTTGATAAATAATAATATAGGAAATAGGTGCCATTATGAAAGATGTAATTGATGTAATCAAAAATATTCAAGACATATATGAAAGTGATAAAGCCTTTCAGATACTAAAAGATTTTGAAAGAGTACTCGATGACCTCGATTTATATGTATATGCAAACTGGGAAGACGGCGAATTAGTTCAAGGTCCTACTATTTCGCGTCATTGGGTCACTTGTTCTTTTATGTGGGACAAAGATAAAATGCCAGACCCTATGGGCGGCAAGCGTTTACTAGATTATGACTGTAAAGTTACATTTAAACGAGACAAAATTATTAAGCCTCGTAAAATTCGTAAACCTGACGATATTCGCCCTATGACAAAAATGGGTAAACTTGATACACATCCAATTTGGGTTGTTGAAATTATGATGCCTAAGAAACTCATTGCTGATATTTACAGCGGATATAAAGCACTTAATGATTACGAAACTGATGTTGGAACTGCTCCAAGCGTTCCGGCACCTGCTGAAACTGAAGGCGCCGATTTGGCAGCCGATGCAACTGCTGATGCGATAGAGACTGTATAACATGGGACTACAAAAACACGATTTAAAATTTCTTGTCGATAGTATTATCGAAATTGATTCTTATAAAAGTAAAATGGGCACTGATGAAAATATCATTACGTTAGCATTAAGTGTTAATGGTCACGAGCCTGCTAAAGATTTAGAAAATTTTGTAGAAAAAGGCTATCCGTTTGTGTTAGATGCTGATGTAAGTTCAGGTGAACAATCTGATGGTACATATAAAGTGTTTATTGAAATTGAAAGATCTAAAGATGCTACTACACAAATTTTAGAAATTGCTGACGGAGTTAAAAAACTATCTGGGTTAGATGATTTGAGATTTAGATACTATAAAAACTTTAAAAGCAAAGAACTATCAGAAGTTAACTTAGAAGCAACTGTTCCTGTTGATAGTGCATCATATGATATTGCAATCAACGAAACCCACAACGAAAATTATAAAAACTTTTTTAGTAAAAGTTATGCAGAGTCAGTTGACATGTTAGGTGAAAACACTCTTATTATTAAAAATACGTATGCACAAGCATTAAGATTTGAAGTAACTGATTTTGGTAAAGATACTGTGCTTAATGAGACAATCAATATGAATGATATGTCTGAAGTCATTTTCCTTACTAAATATCTAGGAGATTATAACATTACTAAGTATGGTAATACAATCGTACTTACAAATGAAAGTTATAGTTTACATTTAAAAAGGATATAGAATATGAGTTTTGATTTTAACTTCACAAAAGAGCATCTCGCAGAAATAATTTCAGCAGATGCTAACGATTGGTATGATGCACTATGCAAACTATTACCAAAATATGGAATTACAACAGAACGTAGAGTAGCACACTTCCTAAGCCAATGTGCTCACGAATCAGGTGGCTTTAAAACACTAGAAGAAAATCTAAACTATAGTGCAAAAGCACTTCGTGCAGTATTTGGTCGTTACTTTGGTGATGCTCCAAAAGCAGATGCTGATGAATATGCACGTAACCCAGAGATGATTGCTAACCGTGTTTACAACGATGAGTTCCGTAAATACAAGATGGGTAACACACAAGAAGGTGATGGTTGGAGATTTCGTGGTCGTGGACTGAAGCAGTTGACAGGCCGTGACAACTACACACGCTTTGGTAAGAGTGTAGGCATGACAGCAGAAGAAGCCGCAGAATATGTAGCAACTCCTGCAGGTGCTATTGAGTCAGCTTGCTGGTTCTGGGGCGCAAACAATCTAAACGACATTGCAGACACAGACGATGTTGTAAAGATGACTAAAAAGATTAACGGTGGTAACATTGGACTAGAAGATCGTCAAAGACGTTACAAACATGCACTACAAGTACTAGGTATGGATGCAGAAGATCTAGGTGAAGATGATGGCGCAACTATTGATGTTGATGACATTGGTACACTACGCAAAGGTTGCAAAGGCGAAGGCGTTAAAATGATGCAAGAAGCATTAGGTGTTGGAGCCGATGGTGACTTTGGTCCAGGTACTGAACGTGCTTTAAAAGCATGGCAAAGTGCAAACGGATTAGTTGCTGATGGTATTGCGGGTCCAAAAACTTTGGAAAAATTACTAGGATAAACTATGTTTAGTTCTTTAAGAATCGCTATTGTACTGACATTACTTGCTACAGCAGGTGTAGGATTCTTATGGATTAAAAACTTACAACGTGATTTAGAAATAGCAAGAGAAAATGTTGCTAAACTAGAAGTTGCTGTCCAAACTAGCGAAGCAAGTTTAAAACTTGAAAGAGCAGAAACAGTAAGATTAGGTGATTTGAACAATCAACTAAGCACGGATTTACAAAAAGCAGAGCAGTACGGAGATGAACTTCGTGCTACTCTACAAAAACACGACCTAACACACTTGGCTAATAAAAGGCCTAGTTTGATTGAAAAGAGGATGCAAAATGCGACCAATAAACTTTGGGATGATCTTGAGTCTATCACTGATCCTAATGGGATGCTCGACGTTCAGCCCGGAACCACAAATAGTAACAGTAACTAATACCGTAAAAACTACTGTACCTATAGTTGCTCATCCAAAGAAAGTTCAATTGAACGATGTTAAGATCTATGTGGTTTCAAAAGAAAACTATGACGAGTTTGTAAAAGAGTTCGAAGACAAGAATGGCGGGGATGCTTACATTGCTATTAGTGTAAAAGACTACGAAAATCTTAGTTTAAACTTTGCAGAACTAAGACGTTATATTGAACAACAGAAACAAATTATTGTATACTATGAAGAAGCAGTTAAGCCTGAGCCTGATACTGATACTGCTGAGTCTAAGTAGTTGTACTAGCCAATCTACTTGCACCATAAAACCTGGCATTGAGGCAAATACTAAAGGTGAAACTATTCAAGAAATGGTGTTACCTAAAGGCGAAGTTAGTTGCTCTTTCTAATAAATAAAATATCAAAAGGGCATTAATCATATTATCCTTTATGCTTGCTGGGTGTGTTGAACCAATGCAAGATCCTACTGTAACAGCAGTAGAGTTTCTCGGTCTGAATGAATACCAAAATCGTAATCAAATAAAAGAACTTACAGGTGTAGATCCTGTTCGTACAGAATGGTGTGCGGCTTTTGTAAATGCTATACTTGAAATGGACGGTATACCTGGTTCAGAAAGTGTAAGCGAAAATCCACTTATGGCAAGAAGTTTTCTATCTTGGGGGGATCCTATAGATCCAGAAGATATCCAAAAAGGTGATGTTGTTGTTTTTCCAAGAGGCAATAGCAGTTGGCAAGGACACGTAGGATTCTTCATACAAGAATACAATGGACAATGGATAATCCTCGGTGGCAATCAAGACAATACAGTTAATTATAAACTATTCAACCCTAGTAGAGCTATCGGAATTAGGCGTCGGCCGGAATAAATACACATAGTAAAGAGAGGGTTATTATGTGGGAAATGATACAACAGATGGCGGGCGACCGCTTATGGATTTATACTAGCATTGTAGGGTCATTACTAGGTGCCGCATTTTTATTCTGGTTTAAAGACACAAGAATGGCAACATGGGGCGTAACTAAATTTGATGCTACTCTAGAATATCTAGCAATACGCTGGGGCTGGACTTGGCTTCAGAATGATCCAAACGCATGGCGTGTTAAGTATCCTAAAATCACATCAAAAATTGACGAGCTTGAAGCTCGTATTAAAAAATTAGAGGGGAAACGTAAATGAGCGAAGAAACTAAAAATGTAACTATGGATGCTGAAACTGTAGCACGTATGGATACAAACGGAGACGGGCATATCTCTGCAGAAGAAGCGGCAATGGATCTTGAATTCAAACGTAAGCGTTATGAAGACATGGATGCTATGCGTGATGCACAGCGTAACATGGCGTGGTTCGCATTGTTTGGTATGCTACTATATCCATTTGCAGTTGTTGCGGCTGGATTCTTAGGCTTAGAAGAAGCAAGTAAAACATTAGGGTCAATGGCTCCGACATATTTTGTTTCAGTAGCGGCTATTGTCTCTGCATTCTATGCTAAAGAAGCATTTGTAAAGAACAAATAATCAGTTATTGTAAAATCTAATAGTCCATACGATAAGTAGTTGTATGGACTATTATTCTATCTTAGGCGTCCCTAAGAACGCTTCCGAACAAGACATACGAAAAGCATACAAAAAACAAAGTATGCAACACCATCCTGACCGCGGAGGCGACGAAGAACAATTTAAAAAAGTCAACGAAGCATACAGTACACTAAAAGATCCACAGAAACGTCAGCAGTACGATAATCCGCAACCACAAGGTTTTAGGGGTTTTAACGGCACTGGATTTGAAGACGTTTTTTCTAACTTTGGATTTGGTCGACAAAGTGTACGAAATCGTGATATTAATATAGGATGTAATTTAGAATTAAAAGATGTTTACACAGGTAAACAAATTGTTGTAGCATACAGACTTAATAACGGAAAAGAACAAACAGTTGATCTTAATATTCCTATTGGAGTTCGACAAGGAGACCGTATTCGATTTGCTCAAATGGGACAACACGATATACCACAAGTTCCTCCAGGAGATTTATTTGTTCAAATTAATATTATGAATACACCTGAATTTGAAGTTCACGGGTTGGATCTATTAATGACAAGAAGAGTAAGTGTATTAAAATTAATAACAGGAACAACTATTGAAATCAAGACACCAAATGATAGTTTTTTAGAACTAAAGATATCAAAAGGCACACAACCAGGCACAACATTAAGACTTACTGGAAGAGGTTTACCTAATAGGGCCGGAGGTCAAGGTAGTATTTTAGTAAAAGTTATAGGACAAACTCCGTCAGGACTTGATCAAGAAGACATCGAAAAAATTGAACAAATTGAGCAAAAGTACTCTTGACTTTAAAGATATAAAGTTATATAATAGTTAAATACAAATATGGAGATTAATTAATGGTTGAGCCAAGTGAAGAACTACAGGTAGTATTCGATAAAGCAATTAAAGATGCTAGAAGTTTAAATCATGAATACGTAACATTAGAACATTTATTGTTTGCAATGTTATGCTCAGATAACTTCTTAAACATTCTAAACGGTTTTGGTATTGAATCAGAAAAGCTAAAGGCTGAAGTTCTTGATTATGTAAAAACTAAACTAGACGATATCGTTACCGATGTTGAAAAATACAAACCTAAAAAGACACAAACTGTAGAACGTGTAATGAACAGAGCATTTACACAAGTACTGTTTAGTGGTCGTCAACAGATTGATATTAGCGATGTATTTCTATCAATGCTTAATGAAAAGAAATCATACGCAACATACTTGATTACTAAGTCTGGCGTAGATAAGGAACGATTCAGTAATTATCTCAATAGCGAAATTGCTAATGAAATTGAAGACGACGAATTGCAGGGGCAAGCACAGAGAGCATTACGTGCATTTACTACCAACCTAAATAGTCAAGTTGAAAACGGAAAAATTGATCCTGTAATTGGTCGGCAAGAAGAAATTGATAGTATTGCATTGTCATTAGGACGCCGTAATAAAAATAACGTATTACTTGTTGGTGATCCGGGTGTAGGTAAAACTGCTATTGCAGAAGGTCTTGCATATCGTATTGTTAATAAAGAAGTTCCTAAGTTTCTTGAAGAGTACAGTGTTTACAATCTAGATATTGGTGCTATGCTTGCTGGTTCAAAATATCGCGGTGACTTTGAAGAACGCTTTAAACTAGTTATGGCCGCAATTAAAAAGCAAGGTAAAACTATTGTGTTTATTGACGAAGCACATATGATGAATGGCGCAGGTGCTGGCGGATCCAATAATGCAAACGATCTTGCTAATATGCTTAAACCTGCTCTAGGTAAAGGTGATATTAAAGTTGTTGCTTCAACTACTTGGGACGAGTATCGCAAGTACTTTGAAAAGGATCGCGCTCTTATGCGTCGATTCCAGCGTGTGAGTGTTGACGAGCCTAACAAGGAAACAACAACACAAATTCTATATGGTATTAAAAAGTACTATGAGGAGTTTCATCACACAACAATTACTGATCAAGCAATTGAAGAAGCAGTAAAATTGAGTGTAAAATATATTACCGATAAGAAGCTTCCTGATAAAGCAATTGATTTAATCGATCTAGCATGCTCAAGATTCAAAGTAAATAATATTGAAGATAATCGAGTTGTTGGTCCAGATGAAATTAAATTTGAACTTGCTAAATTTGTAAATCTTCCACCAGAACAGATTCAGCAAAAAGAAACTAATAATTTAAGCCAGTTAAACAAAAATCTTAAATTAAATGTTTACGGACAAGATCAAGCAATTGACGAAATTGTTGACAAAATTCTTGTTGCACAGGCAGGACTTAAAAGCGAAGACAAACCAATTGGTAGCTTTGTGTTTATGGGACCAACTGGTGTAGGTAAAACAGAGCTTGCTAAACAACTTGCTAAACATCTAAGCATTGAACTTGCAAGATTTGACATGAGTGAATATCAAGAAAAGCACAGTGTAAGTAAACTTATTGGTTCTCCTCCAGGTTATGTTGGTCATGACGATTCAAGTGGACAACTTATTAATAAGTTACAAGAATATCCTAATTGTGTACTATTACTTGATGAGATTGAAAAAGCACATCCAGATGTTGCACAAATCTTGTTGCAAATTATGGACAATGGTAAGATCACGGGTAGCGATGGAAAAGAAGCAGATGCTCGCAACTGTATTCTAATCCTTACTACTAACTTAGGCGCTGAGCAAGCTGAGAAAAACACTATTGGATTTAGTCAAGACTTTGCCGAAGATTATGGTGATGATGAATTCAAACGTTTCTTTGCTCCAGAGTTCCGCAACAGACTAGACGGTGTAGTTACGTTTGGTAAACTAGATAAAGAAATTTCTATTAAGATTGTTGGTAAGTTTTTACTTGAATTAAGAACAATGTTAGACGATAAAAATATTTCTTGTGAAATTTCTGATGATGCAATTGACTATATTGTTGAAAAAGGATTTGATTCTAAGATGGGTGCTAGACCAATGCATCGATTTATTGATAAGGAAATTAAACGTCCTCTAAGTAAAATGATGTTGTTTGGAGATCTAAGAGATGGTGGCTTGTTAAAGATTGATATTGCCAATGATGTCTTAACACTTATTGCACAGAAACAAAATATTGCTGATGAATCGCTTCAACACAACTAAACTCTTTTATAGAAAGTATCTATATAAATTAAGAATACGCAACGATGTTGCCGGGCTGTTTAGAGGTCTTAATCTTAGCTATATTAAGTCTAAGTTAGACACTATGCAACAGTTTGCTGAAGGCGAGTTATCAATTCCAAGCCCCTTTAAATGGGGCTTGCGAACTCCTAAAAATGTATCTTTAGAAATGTTTATGGATGCATGTGTATTATATCGTACATTTTTAGATAATAAAGATAACTGCACAATTAGAGTTGAAGGACATGTCATTGACATTTATTCAAACGAAGAAGATTGGTTAGAGAAATTATCTAAGCAAATAAATTGCGAAGAGTTTCATGCTCCTAGCAATGAAAATAAAGAGTTTTTAAAAAACAATACTAATGTAGTAATTTGTAATGAAGAGGTTGTGGAATGGCCATATCAAATATATTTTGGAAAATTTATTGATCCTAACTTTGCTAGTTACTGTGAAAATAATTCTAATATTAAAATAGGAAAAACAGCATTAGAATGTGCTAGATCTAAAGGTTGGTGTTTAGGATTTTACTTTTGGACCACTACTGAAAAGCAAGCAATGCTGGCTCAAATAGCACTAGGCGGAGGCGTACAAAAAATCATAAAATATGTAAGTCAGTCCGAATTGCATAAATACTAGTATGCCTAGTACAAGTGAAATAATTTTATCAGCAAACACAGCAACAGACGGTTCTACAGTAACTACTGTTGTTGGATCCGCCTTTAAGGGCGACGGTTATTATGGACGATCTGATGGTGTCCATACAGTTCAATACGACTTAAACGGAGTTACCGGTGATATTATCATCCAGGCTACTCTTGCAATAGATCCAGCAGATGCTGACTGGTTCAATGTACATTCGTATACTGCCGCACAAGAAACTACCGTTAGATATACAAATTTTACTGGTAATTTTGTTTGGATTAGAGCAAAAATAATCATCACAGATGGAACCGTAAATAGCATTAGGCTAAATCATTAGGAAGTAGAATGAAGAATTTTATTAACATTGTATTTGACAAAATTGAAGAAGTAGATGATATTGTAGTCGAATCAGTTGCTACAAGTGCATCTAATGCTTTAATGGAAAGTGAAACTAATTATTTGTTATTTGAAGATGAAAGCAAAACAATCTTAGCAGTTGAAACTCATGTGCAACTAACTGAAGAAGAGTCTAATGAAGTTGCAGTTAATATTGCAAATACATTGTTTGACCTAGGATATGAGAGTTTTGATATCGAGGTAAGTGTATAATGAAATTTTTTCAAATTAAAGAAGCTATTAATTCTAAACAATTATTAGAAGCTAATACTGGATTAGAAGCTCAACATGCAATGCATGATATAAAAACAATTAGTGATGCATTACCAAAAGTTCCTACAGAAGAAGTACAACAAAAAAAGTCACTAATTAATGATCTTAAAAATATTAAACAATTTTTAAGTAATTTTATTGAAAAAGCAAAGGCTGAGTTAAATCAACCTGCTACAGAATCAATTGAAACTGAAGCTACTCCTGATGTTAAAAGAAAGTTAGATCTTCTTAGTCCAAATGCTAAAAAACGTGCACCAGCAATATCTGCTACAGATAATCTTGATGAAGACGCACAAGAAATTTTAGCTGAAATTATGGATATGATCCAATGGGTCGAAGTTAATGTTGAAGATGAAAGTAAGAAAAAAGAAGGGATAGCTCGTGTTAACAGTTTGTTAGATAAAGTTACTAATAAATTCGTAGTACTGACACAAGAAAGAGATACTGCTCGTTCACAGCGTGATGAAGCAATTAATTTTGTGAAAGAAGTAACTGGTGTACTTGTACAATTAGGTAACAAAGTACAGGGCTTTGAAATTAAAGATCCATCTGAACTAAAAGGCAAAGATAAAACTTCTTATAATAAACTTGCAGTCAATGCAGAAAAGTTTACAAAGACTTTAAAGCAAGCATTGTTTGGTAAAATACTTGATATGCAAGAAGGAAGTGATGTAACCCAAGATGAGATCAAAGATTTTTTACAAGCCTGTGTCGACGGTAAAGTAATTAATATGCTAAGACTTATTTCTGTAAACAAAGGTAACGTTAAAGATTTTGTAAATCCAAACTATCAAAAAGTTTTTGACATTTTTGTAAAAGAAAATATCTTTAGTTATTCGCCAGGATCAACTTCAGGAGCTATTGGCCCAGGAGAAATGGCATTATCGATGATGGGCAACCCTGCCGAAAAAGGTAAAAAGGGTGACTTGAAAATCGGCGATAAGGAAGTTGAAATTAAAGCTAGTGATCGAACAGGTGGGCGTTTTAATAGTAAAGCACTTGCAAAGGCAACTACAGGTTGGAAAATTTGGGCTGAAAAGATTAATCAAATTTGTCAAAATGCTCCTAAAGATGCAACTATAAAAGTTAAACAAAAAGATGGCACATTTAAAAAAATGCCTATGACAAAATATGACGGTAATCAATATAATGTACTTAGAGGGAAAGCGAAACTAGGTAGTAGATATAACTGGAATGGCGGAGGTCTTGAAAAGTTAAACAATGAAGTATTAGAACCTTATTCAAACTTTGACATGACATATAATCTATTCCATGATACTATTAAAGGATTAGTTCAAAATTACGATCAAATTTCAAAACCGGCTTTTAACGACGATGGAACTCCAAATGAACATCATAAGCCTTTTGATCCAAGTGCGTTGATTGGCGGCGCAATTAAGCAGAATGGCGAAGTTGACATAGAAAAAATGAATGTTGCGTATTCTAAAATTGCGTATACCAGTTATCATTTAGCAGATGGTATTACTACTATCATGTTATTAAGAACTGATAATCTAAATTTCACTATAATTGACGACGGAGATGACTTAGTTGATAACATGGAACGTAATCAAGTTTCTACAGGCGGCGGATTTACATGGAATGATGATCAGCAATCGCCGACACCAGGATATATGTCAGCATAGGAAAATTATATGAAAAAAACTTTTAAAGATTATCTAGCAGAACAAGAAAAATTTAGAGATCACCTTGCTGAAGAAGAATATGACAGACAGCGTGACAAAGATGCAGTAAGTGGTAAGCCTCGCAAATTATCCGTAGGCTCTGGTGGCGGAAAACCTAAAGGTTATAGCAAAGATGAAGCTGAACAGGCCGCATTGGATAACATAAAGAAAATGCCGCAATTTTCTAAAGAAGATGCTCCTAAAGCATTAAAAGTAGCAGGTGGAGTAGCACTCGGTACACTAACTGGTGTTGGCGGAGCATTGATTGGACAAATGTTTGCTCCATTCTTAGGTGGCGCGGCTGGCGGTATTGCTGGTGCTGTTGGAGGATATAAAGCAGGTGCAGGTGGAACTGATGCACTGTGGAACACTATAGCTAGTAAATTTGGAAGCGAAGAGCGAGCACAAAAAGTAGGTATGGCTCATGCTAAAGCCGCTGCCGATGGTGAAAAAACATTTACTGTTGGAGATAAAGAATATCCTGTAACTCTAAAACCAGAAAACGCAGGAAAAGCTGTACAAGCAGTTAAACAAGCTGTTGCAACAAGTGAAACTATTAGAATTAAAGAACTTGCAGGTATTAGTGAAGAAACTTACGACGGCGATGACTTTTATGAAGCATATGGTGACCTTTGGTTTAATGAAGACGAAATGCTAGACGAAGCAGAATATCAAGGACGCAAAGTCAAACTTGGCAAGCCAATGCGTGGCGATGTTAAAAAGTTTAAAGTATATGTTAAGAATCCTAAAGGCAACGTAGTTAAAGTTAACTTTGGTGATCCTGACATGAAGATTAAAAAAAGTAATCCAGCACGTAGAAGAAGTTTCCGTGCAAGACATAACTGTGATAATCCAGGACCACGTACTAAGGCACGTTACTGGTCGTGTAGAAAATGGTAAGGAAGTAATATGAAGTTATTTGAATTTGTAGAAGATAGAATGGGACAAGAAAAAGATAAACTTCCGTACGATGTAGTCGAAGACATTCATTTTCATATGATTAGTGACGATTCATTTTATAGAAAACATTATCTACCATGTATGGATAGTTTAGGTGAAGATGGCATGGATGAAGAAAAAGTTATGCCTATGATTCATAAATGCGTTAATCACTATTGCAATAAATATGACATTAATAAAGAACCAAAAGATTTACTTTCTAACGAAGAAAAAGCGGACTTAGTAAAGAGAGTTTTAGATTACGAAAAAAATCCACCCAAAGGAGATGACGGTGCGTTTAAGACATCTATTTGAAGCTGAAACAAAAACAGCCGTTGCATCTTTTGGTAGACTTAATCCTCCTACCACTGGCCATAATGCTATGGTTGATGAAATTAAAAAAGTGCCAGGGGATCACTTTTTATTTTTAAGTCATTCGCAAGGCGCTAAAAACCCAGATGCTAAACCTGGAACTAAAGCAGGTGAAAACAAAGATCCTTTAAGTTTTTCAGAAAAACTACCTTTGGTTAAACAAGCATTTCCGAACGTAAATGTAGGATATGCTGATGTTACTAAGATCTTTGACATGCCTGTAAAATTATATAAATTAGGATATAAAAAACTAATTATAGTTGCTGGCAATGATCGTATGTCTTCATATAAAAGTATATTTCCTAAATATAATGGTGTAGAAGGCGATCATGGTTATTACAAATTTGACAATATTGAATTTGTAGAACTTACAAGAGATGAAGAAGCTGAAGGTGTAGAAGGCATGAGTGCTAGTAAACTACGTCAGGCTGTTCGTAACAATGATTTTGAAAGTTTTAAAAAAGGATTAATTGCTGGTAATCCACAACAATTATTTGACACTATCAAAGAAAGACTTGCTGTAGATAGTTTAGGAGTAAAACAAGAAGAACCTATAGAAGAGCCTATAGAAGAGCCTGCAAAAGAAGGTATCGGTGCTATGGCTAAAGGTGCTGTAGGTCATGTTAAAAATGCCGCAACAGCAGGCAAATTAATTTTAAAGTATGACCAAACAGGTAGAGAAGAAGATGCATTTGCGGCGATCAAGCACGGCTGGCAATGGATTAAAAATCCTAAGATGCGAAGAGGTATTGTAAATCTTGTTAAAAAATATGCAACAAAACAAGGACAAGATTGGCCAACTGCTGTAGCTCATATTAAAAAGAACACAGGAATAGATGTCTCTAATGTAAACGAATCACAAGATACTCCTACAAGAGACAAAGAAGATTATAACGCAAAGAGAAAAGCATTACAAGATATACAAATGGATCCTAATACAGCTAACGATCCAGATCTAAAAAAAGAATTAATTCGACGTCTTGCGTCCTTAGAAAAAAATAAGCCACAAGAAATTGCCGAACTTAAAGTACAACAACAACGTCCAAAGATTGAGGTAATGTATAATATTGCTGATCGTAAAGACGATAAACCTTTTCCATTAAGTTATAAAGATACTGGCGGCGCAAGCACAGGTGGACAAGTAATGATCACACCACAACAAGCACAAAAATTTATTAAATTCTACGAACAACGAGCCGATGATGAAAAAATATTAATGCAAAAAGCATTGTCTAGTGTTAGCGGTACAATGAACTTGTTAAAGAATCTTGGTATGGAAGCTAATTCTATACTACCTAATAACCCAGATGCAGAAATTAAAAGTCCTGAAGAGAAACTTAGAGCTAATTTAGCAAAGGGCGTGTAATGGATATTGAACGTTTAAAACAGCTTGCAGGTATAAATGAATTCAAAGGATGGACACAATACACTCCTGAGAATATCTCTCAGACTGGTACAGAAAAACGTAAAATAGAACGCGAAAAAAATATTAAACCTGGTACAGATGAATGGTTTAAACTTTGGTTTAGTTTACCTCATATGACTGGTTCTGTTAATAAATCTCCAGGATTTCGAGGACGTAAACGCAAATGAAATTTCATCAAATCAAAGAAGGCGTAGGTAGAATTGTTAAAGGTGTTAATACAACACCTGATGTAGGTCCTGACGAAGTTAAAATACAAGCGGCTAAGTTTGGTAATACTGTTGACAAAGATGGACGACCACCTACACTAAGCAAAAAAGTTAAAGGTTCCAAAACAAATGTATTGTTTAACTTAGGTATGGTTGAAAGTGTTGAAGAACGCTCGCTTACCAAAAGTGAAAAAAATAAAAAAGAAAAGATAGTTAAAGGCATGAAAAAAGCCAAAGGCGATTTTAAAGATCGTTATGGCAAAGATGCAAAAGCTGTAATGTATGCTACAGCAACAAAGATAGCTAAAAAGAAAAAAAAGAAAAAAACTAACGAAAGCAATATTACTAGAAAAGATCTAAAAGATCAAATTCTGCAAGGTATTAAAGTTGAATTAGAACACACTGACGATCCTAAAATTGCTTTAAAGATCGCTATTGATCATATAAAAGAGGATCCTGCATATTACGATAAATTAAAATTTATTGAAAATAAAGAAGTAGCGCAACCAAGTGAAATTTATGTTGACATGGATGGTGTGCTTGCAGACTTCTTTGGTAGTTGGAAGAAACTTATTGGAAAAGATTGGCGTCAGATTGATGACATTGAACCAGCGTTACAAAAGATACGTGACACAGATGACTTTTGGTTAAAGATACCTCCTACTAAAAATGCAAATAATTTGTTAAGTATTATCAAACAAATTAAAGGTAGCTACAATATATTAAGTGCTCCTTTACCTAATGATCCTAATTCAGAACCTCACAAGCGCGAATGGATTGAAAAATATCTAAAAAGTTTTCCTCCTAATAAAGTTATCATTACACAAGACAAAGCGAAGTATGCAACCCAATCAGACGGTACACCTAATATATTAATTGATGACTTTGGACAAAACGTTGCTAAATGGGAAGCCGCAGGTGGTGTTGGATTTAAACATAAAGATCATAAGTTTGAAAGAACGGCTCGCAATTTAGCCGCTCATTTAAGACAGCCTGCAAAAGAAACTTATACAAGAGAAGAACTACCTCAAATTAGTAGAAAAGATTTAAAACACATTTATTATACTGTAGAAACTATTAAAGTTGCAGACATAAAACCTATCCAAAAAGAACGCATCAAAGAAAATTTTACAAGACAACTTAATCGTGTGCAAAAAGGAAAATACAGTCCAATTATTGTTGACTGTGAAAACAAAATTATAAATGGTCATCATAGATATGACATTATTAAAATGTTAGAGATGGAAGAAATAACTGTTTATAAACTTCCTTTGTATGTTGAAAATCTAGTAGAGTTTAATAAATTAACTAAAAAAATAGGAGCAGGTGCTCTAGCAGGTGCAATGGCATTAGCACCTATGGGCAAAGCGTTTGCTGGAGATGCTCCTACTGATCCATTGCCTAACAAGCAGACATCTACTATGGTGCAGAAAGATGTGGGCGGTAAGCAAGATTTATCAAAAATTCAAGCACCAGTAAAAAATGATTTTTGGAAAGTTACAATAAACTATAAGGGCAAGGATGTTAATTTAAAACTACCATTTGACGCAGGAACCAATAAAAAACAGATAAAACAATTTGTTGACGATATGATGTCTCAACAAGGTGTAAAGGATTACGCAGTTAAGGATATCGATACTCTTAATAAGGTTCCTATAGATCAATCCATACTGAAAAAGTTAGTTCAAGAATTAGAAAAAAGAAACGGAAAACAGAGTATTCCATATCTTGCCGGAATGGCAAAGAGAGCAGGTGCTAAACCAGGTGCAGACAATGCACACGCAACCGCGGCAATGAAGGCATACTTAGGAAAATGAGAATATTCGAACTAATAGAAAACAACGAAAACTTTGCTAACGCAACAAAACAAGATTTTCTTGCATTTAAAAAATTTGTCAAAGGTACTACACATTTATTTAAGAATTATAATAATATGTCCGAAGAGGAACAAGACGAGTTGCTTGCAGATCTTGTAAAATTACAATTTGATAGTAATTTAATGAATAGTTTTCCTAAGTGGAAAGAGTATGCTATTAAAACCATGAAAAATTTGGATGACGAAAGAATTCAAAAAGTATTTAAACAGGCAGGACTTGTTGAAAACTTTGCTGACGGTAAGAAAAAAGAAACTATAGAAGAAACTATTCGTAAGCAAGGTGACAAGTATGTTATCTACAGTAAAGACGGTAAAAAGAAACTTGGCACATACGATAGTCGTAAAGCAGCCGAAAAGCGTCTAGGACAAATAGAGTATTTTAAACATGCTGGTAAGTGAGATTACAGAAAACTTTGCTGACGGTAAAGTAAAAGGCAAAAGCAGACCAGGACGAGTAAAGAAGTCTGGTGCTAGTTGCAATGGTAGTGTTACAGCATTACGCAAACGTGCTAAAAATGCAAGTGGTGAAAAGGCTAAAATGTACCACTGGTGCGCCAACATGAAATCAGGTAGAAGCAAAAAAGGTAAATAGTATTATGAGATTAAGAGAAATTACATCTAACATTAAACAGCCAATTAACGAATTTGATATTTTAGGCGGATTAAAATGGCTTGGCAGGGCCGCACTAAGTGGGCCAGCAACTGCCGCACAAATTGCGTTAACACCTAGTTCTACATCCGCATGGGACACTACTGATGCTCCGGCTATGTTGTATAATAAATTACGTGCAGACGGACGAGATGAAGCAACTGCAAATGCCGCGGCATTAGAACTTAGAGATAGAATTAGTCGAGGCGATCACACCGCTATTCAAACATACAGAGATGCTACAGGGGACACTGGCCAATTGCCATGGGACTTACAAGATTTACAAACTTCAATTGATCAAAGAATTGCATCAGGTGGCGGACGTGGAAACGGTGCCGCTGAACTTGCTCAAAGGCGAGCAGATGCGGCAAATGGTGTTCCAGGAGCAGGTCCTGCTCCAACAGACAGTCCAAAAGCAGATACTACTGCTCCACAACAGCCATCTACACCTGGTGCAAGTGATTCATCTAATGCGCCAAGTAGCACAACGGATACTAGACCATCAACTACTGCTCCTAAGACTACTACTGCTCCTAAACAACCAGATGCTGTTCCAACTTCTGTTGCAAATTTGCCTAATGTTGTTAAAGACGCAGGCGCCGCTCAAGCACTAGCACAATCTAATCCACAAACATCAGCACAATGGGCTGATGGTATTGCAAAAGCAACTGGTGGTACGCTAGGTGCATCAACTGTACAGTCGTTAGCACAAGGTGCTATGAAATATGCTTTGCCAGCGGCAGCTGTAGTTGCATTGTTATACGGTGGTAAAAAATTGCTTGATTATGCAGGTTCTAAAAAGAAAAAAGAATCAATAGGTGAAAATAGCTCTGCTCCAATAGTTGCCGCTAATGTGGCATCTGTTGCTAATCCTCAACACGCAAAAGGCCATGTTGGAAAAGATAAAAATGGCTTACCAAAGAAAAACTCAAAGAAACAACCTGGTACTAATTTAGTAATAAATGCACTAGATGATGACGAGGGCTTCTTTGGCTCCAAGACAATCAAAAGATAAATACTGTATAGGAAAACACAATGAGAGAAAAACATTTAAAAGAAACTGGTTTAGCCGATATGGCATTTAAGGTTGAACAAGACCACGAAGTTCAAATGGCTCGTGCCGAATTATATAAACTAGCTAAGTATGCAATCAAATTACACGAAATGCTTAAAGGTGTATCAGAGCAACAAGGTTTAGAAGGTTGGGTGCAAGCTAAGATTACAAAGGCCGCTGACTATGTTTCAAGTGTTTATCATCATATGGATTACGAAACTAAGTTTGAAGAAGTAACAGAATCCAATAAATCAATTGTAGAAGGCATCGACTCTCCAATAGTGACGATGACTATTCCAAACACAACTCCTGAGATGGCAGAAAAAATGGAGAGAATTGCTAACGAAAAGAACATCGAGTTTTCAAAACAAGGAAACACTGTTTTTTTGAAGGGTAAAAGAATTGATATGACAATGCTTACAACTAAAATGGCTATTGCTCAGACAAACATACCAATGGTTCCTGTTGAACCAAAGCGTGGCACTCCAGGTAATCCAATCGGCATGTCTAAGGATCAAATGGCAGATCCTGCTAATCAAGACCTAATGCAAAAAGCAAGACGTATGGATGCATTAGGTGATAGTGTAAACTATAAAGGTTTTTTAAGCAGTTTATTAGAAGAAAAAGTAACAAATAAGTTATCTGAAAAAGTAGAAATGTGTCCAAAAGCATGTTGCGGGAAACCTGTAACAGAATGCTCATGTGGACCAGATTGTAAACATTGTGATTGCTACGAAAAGAACAAGGCAATGAAGGAATCTAAAAATAACCTATGTGAAGATTGCGGTAAAGAAAAACTTACCAAAACAGAAATGACAGAAATTGCTAATCTAGAAGAAGGCAAAAAACACGGCAATAGTAAAGTTTATGACAAATGCTGGAAAGGCTGTCGTAAAGTTGCAGGCAAAAAACGTGGTGAGCCAGGCTCGTGCAAGTGTGACTAAATGTCTCAATCATCCATTGGTGGTTACTATCTAGAAGACAGTGCCGAAGATTTTGTTTGGCAAACAATAGATCCAGATCATATCTGGGTTATGGATAAACTAATACTTTCACGTAAATTAAAATATAATAGTGGCCCGGTCGGACTTGATGTTCCGCATCCGGGCTTTTATATTGTACGTCCTTGTGTTAACATGTTAGGACTAGGACTAGGCGCTCAAAAGGTTTGGATCGAACAACAAACAATACATCTTCCATTAGGACACTTTTGGTGCGAGTTTTTCGAAGGCGATCATTACAGCATAGATTACTTCAAAGGTAAGCAAATGCTATGTGTACAAGGTAAAAAACCTGAAGATACATTTACAAAGTGGACTGATTGGCGCAGAGATGATAAGAAATTTACGTTTCCCACATTACTAAATGAATTAGTTGAACATCATCCTTGGATGAACTGCGAGTTTATAGGTAACAAACTCATCGAAGTACACCTAAGACGCAACGAAGACTTTGATGGCAACATCAATCATTTCATTCCAGTCTGGAAAGGGCAGGATACTACTCCGCCCAAAGGATACACGTATCGTGAATACCCAGACATCCACGACAGAATTGGTGCTTTTGTTAAATAAAACGCTTGACAAAGCCTAAATAATCATATATAATTAACTTAAATTACAACTCAACAAGGAGAAAACTATGAGCGATCGTACCTATGGTGCAGAAGAAAAAGCAAAACTCGAGCGTCTTGTCAATGAAGGCGCAACAGTTCTAAGAGAAATTGAAGATCTTACAATGGGTCTTAAAGAAACAGTTAAAGCCGTAGCAGAAGAACTAGATATTAAACCAGCACTAATTAACAAAGCTATCAAAGTAGCACACAAAGGTGACTGGGATAAAGTAAACGATGAGTTTGAAGATCTTGAAACACTAGTTGTTACTGTTGGGAAAGACAAATAATAAGTGGAAAAAATAAAAGACTTTTGGCTAGATAGTTATACTAGTGATAAAACTGCATTTGCATTTGAACTTGTAAGTTTTATATTTACAGTTGGTGCAAGTATGACACTAGCCTTAAATGCCAAAGATCCAAATATGCTTATTGTGTATCCAGGGTTTTTTGTTGGAAGTATAACTCAAGCGTATGCAAGTTATCGTAGAGGAGCGGCATGGGTATTGCTGTTGACTACTTATTTTGCATGTGTTAACATTTTTGGATTTGGAGTTGCATCACAATGGTGGTAGAAGTTTTAAAACTTTTAGGACTTCTTGTATTATTTTATGCTGTTCCTATCGGAGCATTAATAATGTGGAATAATGAGGACCCAAAAAAATGATAGTAAAACCTTACCAGTGGTTAGCTTGGTTCAGTACAGCTTGTTTGTTAGTTGCCGCTACACTAGCCGCATTTAATATCTATCCTTGGTACATCTTTGCGTTTATTGGCAGTAATAGTCTTTGGGTACTAATAGGTATTCTATGGAAAGAAAAAAGTTTGATTGTGCTAAACGCAGGACTAACCGCAATTTACATTGCGGGATTGATGTTCTGATAAGTAATAATAACGCCAATAGCAATAGCTAGGTAAGTAGATGGTTAAGTTGGCCACAAGCAACGTAGGAAAAAATGAAATTATCGTGTAGTACAATGTACATTTCTCAGCCCGTCGCTATTAGACATGGTGCAATCGGCTTTAGTAAACAATTCCGACAATCTATTATTGAACACTTTCTTAAATTGAAAGAAGAAAGTGAACCTACGCACGAGTCTTGGAAAACCGGACACGATATTCATCTTGACCATAACATACTCAATCCATTACTAGACAAAATACACTTATGGTATTGTCATAATGTTGTAGGACCTCGCGGTCCTAAATTTATAACTAGTCAAGTTTGGAATAATACTCAACGTTTAAATATTGATGCTGAAGTATGGTTCCAAGAGAGCTTACCTGGGCAAGGTTGCCCACAACATGAACATGGCACATTAAGCCGTTATAGCTGGGTATATTACTTAGATGTTGGTGAAAGTAATAGTCCACTTACATTTGTTGAAATGAAAGAAACAAAAAACGAAGTATTTCCGGTTGACGAAATACATCTTCCTGTGTATAATGATATGATAGTTATGTTTCCAAGTAACATACATCATAAAGTTTATCCTGTAAACACAACCAGGTATATACTAGCAGGAAATATTAACGATATCTCGTATAAGGAGAATTAATTGAGTTACGTAGACGCATTATTTGATAGAGACAATGATATTATTCGTGTTGTCGAACGCAAGGACGGCAAAAGAGAGTATCGAGAGTATCAAGCAAAGTACACGTTTTATTATGAAGACCAACGTGGCAAATACAAAAGTATCTACGGAACTCCGTTGACTCGAATTGTATGCAAAAATACAAAAGACTTTCGTAAAGAAGTTGCTATTAATAATAGTAAAAAACTATTTGAAAGTGATATCAATCCAATCTTCCAATGTTTGAGTGAAAACTATCTTAACCAAGATGCTCCTAAACTAAACATTGCATTTTTCGATATTGAGACGGACTTTGATCCGGAACGAGGCTTTGCTGATCCTGCAGATCCATTTATGCCTATTACATCAATATCTGTATATTTGCAGTGGTTAGAAACAATGGTGTGTCTTGCTGTTCCGCCTAAGACGCTTACTATGGACGAAGCAAAGAAAACACTTGAAGGTATTGACAATGTAATGTTGTTTGAAAAAGAAGGTGATATGATTGATACCTTCTTAACACTAATTGAAGATGCTGATATTTTAAGTGGTTGGAACAGTGAAGGTTATGATATTCCGTACACTGTAAATAGAACTAGTCGTGTACTAAGCAAAGATGACACACGTAGATTCTGCTTGTGGGGTCAGTTGCCTAAGAAGCGTGAATATGAAAAGTATGGGAAATCAGCTGTTACCTTTGACCTAATAGGTAGAGTGCATTTAGATAGTTTGGAATTATATCGTAAATACACATATGAAGAAAGACACAGCTACAGGCTTGATGCCATTGGTGAGATCGAAGTTGGTGAAAACAAAGTCCCTTATGAAGGTACTTTGGACCAGTTGTACAACAATGACTTTAGAAAATTCATCGAATACAACATACAAGATACCGCACTACTGGACAAGCTGGACAAAAAACTAAGATTTATCGATCTTTCTAATTCGATTGCACACGAAAACACAGTGATGCTACAAACCACTATGGGTGCTGTTGCTGTTACAGAGCAAGGTATTATTAACGAAGCACACAACAGAGGGTTGCAAGTACCTAATCGTCCAAAGCGCGATGATACAGAAAACACACAAGCCGCAGGTGCATATGTTGCGTTTCCTAAAAAGGGCTTACACAAGTGGATTGGATCAATGGATTTAAATTCACTATACCCATCTGTAATTCGTGCATTAAATATGGATCCTGCAACTATCGTTGGACAAATTCGTCCTGATATAAGTGAGTCTCGTGTACGAGAAGATATGGGGCTACAGAAAAAGAGTTTTGCAGGTAGCTGGGAAGGACGCTTTAGTACAGAAGAATACGAAGCAGTTATGGACCAGCGCAAAGATATCGCACTAACTATTGATTTTGAAAATGGTCAAACAGAAGTTTTAAGCGGTGCAGAAATACACAAATTAATTTTTGATAGTAATATGCCGTGGATGCTTAGTGCTAACGGCACAATCTTTACAACAGAATTTGAAGGAGTTATTCCTGGTCTATTAAAGCGTTGGTATAGTGAGCGTAAAGATCTGCAAAAGATGTTAAAAAAGGCAAAAGATGCAAAGAACGAAGCAGAAATTGAGTACTGGGATAAAAGACAACTTGTCAAAAAAATTAACCTTAATAGCTTGTATGGTGCTATTCTTAATCCTGGGTGTCGCTTTTTTGATAAACGTATTGGCCAGAGTACTACACTAACTGGTCGTACTATTGTTAAACATATGAGTGCAGAAGTTAACAAAGTTATTACTGGAGTATATGATCATGTTGGCGAAGCAGTTATTTACGGTGACACTGACTCTGTATACTTTAGTGCGTGGCCTACTTTACATAAAGAAGTAGAAGCTGGTAACATTCCTTGGACTAAAGAAAATGTAATTACACTTTATGATCAAGTATCAGAGGCGGCTAATGCAACGTTTTTTGATATGATGGCAAAATCATTCCATTGTCCAAAGAGTCGTAGTGATGTTATTGCGGCGGGTAGAGAAATTGTTGCAGAAAGCGGACTGTTCATTACTAAAAAGCGTTATGCGGCACTGGTGTATGACACGGAAGGTTTCCGTTCAGACGTAGATGGTAAGCCAGGTAAAGTCAAAGCTATGGGCTTAGACTTGCGCCGTTCAGATACTCCTGTGTTTATGCAAGAATTCCTAAGCGAACTATTGCTTATGGTATTAACTGATAAGAAAGAAAAAGACATTCTTGAACGCATTACAGTGTTCCGTAAGGAGTTTAGTGCAAGACCAGGCTGGGAGAAAGGTTCACCTAAACGTGCAAACAAGATTGGGCATTATCAACGTCTTGAAGAAAAGCAAGGCAAAGCAAACATGCCTGGACACGTAAGAGCAAGCATCAACTGGAACACGCTGAAGCGTATGAACGGTGACAAGTACTCGCAAGAGATTGTAGACGGTATGAAAGTTATTGTTTGTAAACTAAAACAGAATCCATTGGGCTATACAAGTGTCGCTTATCCAACAGATGAGCTACGTATTCCAGAATGGTTTAAGGAACTGCCGTTTGATGATGCGGCAATGGCAGAAACTATCATCGATAATAAACTGGACAATCTAATTGGTGTGTTGAATTATTCATTAGAAGATACTAAACAACACACTACATTTAATAGTTTGTTCGACTTCGGAGACTAATATGAAATTAACTTTAATCGGATACGGATTTGTAGGCAAGGCTGTATATGAACTACTAAAAAATCATTATGATATTAAAATTGTAGATCCTACTTATAATAACAATGAAATTCAAGACGACAGTGACGGATATATCGTGTGTGTGCCAACTCCATCGACTGTAACTGGTGTATGTGATATGTCTATTGTTGAGTCAGTAATTAAAGAATGTCCTAATAGCAAACCTATCTTAATTAAAAGTACTATTAGTTTAGAAGGATGGAAACAACTTGAAACATACAATAAAGAAATTACGTTTAGTCCTGAATTTTTAACTGCGGCAAATGCCAATGAAGATTTTAAAAACCAAGATAAGATGTTATTTGGTGGTGGTAATAAAGAATTTTGGAATGATGTGTTTATAGAATGTAAAGCCTTTAATCCAATATACGCAACAGTAGAAGAATTAATTTTAACAAAGTATTTACGAAATAGTTTTTTAGCAACAAAGGTTGCTTTCTTTAATGAAGCGTTTAATCTATGTGAAACAGCAGGCATAGATTATAATCAAGTTAAGGCATTGGTAGGAATGGACGATAGGATTACACATAGTCATATGCAGGTTCCTGGTCCAGATGGTGAAAGAGGATTTGGCGGCGCTTGTTTTCCTAAAGACACAAAAGCATTACTACATAGTGCAGAAGAAATTGGATGTTCGCTACTAATCTTAGAAAGTGCTGTAAAAAGTAACCAACAACTTAGGAGTAAAAATGACTAACATATTAATAACTGGCCATAAAGGATTTATTGGAACTGTACTTACTAGTCGATTAGATAAAAAATTTGATACACTAGGATTAGATATTAAGGAAGGCGACGATATTTTAACTTGCGATTTACCGCATCCTAGTGTTGTAGATGTAGTTATACACCTAGCCGGTATTGGAGGAGTTCGAGAAAGTCTAGCTGACCCTAAAAAATATTGGGATACTAATGTAGAAGGTACTAAACGTATCTTAAATTATTATCCAAATGCAAGAGTGCTAGTCGCAGGATCAAGCTCACAATACGAACCAGAATTAAATCCGTATGCGGCAAGTAAACATGTAATTGAGTTTATTCCTCATCCTAATGTTTGCTTTATGCGATTCCATACAGTATATGGCCCTAGTCCAAGAGCAAATATGTTCTTTGATAAGTTACTAAACAATAAACTAGAATATGTTACAGCTCATAAAAGAGACTTTATTCATATTGAAGATCTTTGCGATGGAATTGAATTGCTTATTGACAGTCAAGTACAAGGTCCTATTGATATTGGTACAGGAACTACTGTTAGTATCCAAGAAATAAGACCCGATTTACCTGTTAAGTTAAATACTATTGGTGAACGACAAGTTACCCAGGCAAATACAAGAGCAATGAGAACATTAGGCCACAGACCTAAATACACAGTAGAAAACTTTTTAAAAGAACGAGGCTTTAAATGAAAATAGGCTTTACATGTAGTACATTTGATCTGCTTCATGCAGGACATATACAAATGTTACGAGATGCAAGAGAACAATGTGATTATCTAATTTGTGGATTACAAATTGATCCCAGTATTGATCGGCCAGAAAAGAACTCACCTGTTCAAACAATTGTTGAAAGACATATTCAACTCAGTGCAGTTAAGTATGTTGACGAAATTATTCCTTATCAAACAGAAACTGATTTAGAAGATATTCTAAATATGCTTCATATTGATGTAAGGATTCTTGGCGAAGAATATAAAAACGGCAAATTTACCGGAAGAGCAATATGTGCCAAGCGAGGAATTGAACTTTATTTCAATAAAAGAGAGCATAGATTTAGCTCAAGCGATCTACGCAAAAGAGTATCGAACAGAGAAGGTAATGCCTATCATCCCCAGGGATAAAAGGTAAAAAAACACTTGACATTTAAACAAATATGTCGTATAATCTAACAATAGGAGAATCATTATGAAAGACATTTTACAAGATATCGTTGCTAAAACACATGCACTAGGCTTTTTGAGTTTGGTAAAAGTTACAGGCGACGAAACATCAACTACAGTTGAATCAATGGCAGAGGATCGTTCAGTCATTCTTTCAAGTTCAACTAAACAAAAAGTTGAAGAGTTTGGCGAGAACATTTTTGGTATGCCTAATCTGGACAAACTTGCATTGCATTTGAAGAATCCAGAATATCAAAAGAATAGTAAACTTACTATTATTAAACAAGAACGCAATGGTGCAACAGTTCCAACTGGTATTCACTTTGAAAACGAAGCAGGTGACTTCCAGAACGACTTCCGTTTTATGGTAACTGAAATTATTAACGAAAAACTTAAAAGTGTTAAGTTTAAAGGTGCAACATGGAATGTTTCACTAACTCCAAGTGTAGCATCTATTACAAGACTTAAATTACAAAGTGCGGCACACTCAGAAGAAACTACATTTACAGCAAAAGTTGAAGAAACTGGCGGCGTAAAAGATCTAGTATTTTACTTTGGTGACGCAAATACACACGCAGGTAAATTTGTTTTTGCAACCGGTGTTGAAGGAAATCTTACACACGCATGGACATATCCAATTGCACAAGTTCAAAGTATTCTTAACTTAGACGGTGATACAACTATGAGTCTAAGTGATCAAGGTGCTATGCAGATTAGCGTAGATTCAGGCATGGCAACATACGATTATATTTTACCAGCGCAAAGCAAGTAAAAGAAAGGACGAATGAGTAAACTCATAGATAAAATAGGCAAACTACATTCAAGATTATTTAATTATGTTAGTGAAAAAGCAAAGACAAGCAGAACATGGGCAATAGTACTTACTATTCTTGTTATATACGAGTTGATAGAACATTTAGTATATCCGTGGCTTGTACCTTTGTTAGCCTTTAAGGCATTTGGAGAATAGTAAATTGAACACGGATCTAACAGCATCACAAAAAGACTACGCAGTATTCTTGCCTGCATTAAGTGGGTTTTATGCTACATTTATAGGTAAGCAACGTAGAGAAGAATATGTTGAACAAAGTCGTATTCCTTATCCAAATATGGAAAGTATGAATTGGTTAAACAAAAAAGAAGGATTGTTTAACTATCACTGGACCTTATATTCAGCAGGACATGCTGAATTAGATATTAACAAGGATGCACCTAAAGAACTAATGGTGCGTGAACGTGATAGAGAGAACAGTTGGCTACTTGGTGACTCAGGTGGTTTCCAGATTGGTAAGGGTGTTTGGGAAGGTGATTGGAAAGATCCTAACTGTCCTAAGGCGCAAAAGAAACGTGAGCAAGTTCTTGCGTGGATGGATGCTTACATGGACTATGGAATGATCCTTGATATTCCGGCTTGGGTGGCACGTTCGCCAGCAGGAGTAAAAGCAACAGGTATTAGTACATATCAAGAAGCAGTTAATGCTACACGCATTAATAATGATTACTTTATGAAACATCGCACTGGTGCTTGTAAGTTCTTAAATGTTTTGCAAGGTGAAAATCACGCTGACGCAGAAGATTGGTATCAGCAGATGAAAGACTATTGCGATCCAGTTAAGTATCCTGACACACACTTTAATGGTTGGTCAATGGGTGGTCAGAACATGTGTGATATTCATCTAGCATTAAAACGTATTGTTGCACTACGATTCGACGGATTACTTGAAAAAGGCAAACATGACTTCATGCATTTCTTAGGTACAAGTAAACTAGAGTGGGCGACACTGCTAACGGATGTACAAAGAGCAGTTCGAAAGTATCACAATCCTAACTTTACAATTACATTTGACTGTGCTAGTCCTTTCCTTGCAACTGCTAACGGACAAATTTACATTCAAACAGAAACTGAAGATAGAACAAAATGGGTCTATCGAATGGTTCCTAGTATCGACGAGCTAAAATATGCAAATGATACTCGTAATTTTCGCGATGCAGTATTACAAGATGGTATCTTTAAAAACTTTACAGATAGTCCATTAACTAAAAATATTAAAGTTAATGATGTTTGTATATATGCCCCCGGAGATACTAATAAAGTAGGCGGACCTAAAATCCTCAAAGGTGACATTGACCGTGATAAACATGGTAATCCGATCTTAGATGAAAGCGGCAATCCTATTGTAAGAGGAAAAGATTCAACAAGTTGGGATAGCTTTAGCTATGCTATTCAAATGGGGCATAACGTATGGAGTCACATAAATGCAGTACAAGAAGCAAACAGACAGTATGATAAAGGAAATCTTCCAGCCATGCTTGTTCAGGAACAGTTTGACAGGGTTTTATTTAGAGATGTTGTGGATGCGATATTCGCAACAGACAACAGAGACAGAGCAAACGAAATCATTGAAGAACACTCAAAATTTTGGATGAGTATTATTGGTACTAGGGGTGCAACAGGTAAAAAAACTGTAAATGCACAAACACATTTTGGTAATTTATTTGAGGAAGTATAATGTCTAATTACACAAATACTAGCGAAAAGATTGAATCACATCTTGAAGAACTAAAACGGAAACATCGAGCCATTGACACAGAGTTAGAAATCAAGTATAATAATCAAACATTAACTGAAGAAGTACGTAGAATGAAAACAATGAAGTTATGGTTTAAGGACGAAATACATCGACTTGAAGCTGAACTTCGTTCATTAAACGGAGAGTAGTAGAAAGAATGAAAAGAGATTACGAAACAGGCACAGCAGATGACATTGTTTTCTTTACAGGCGTAGAAGTTGAAAAGACTCCTGCATATGGAATGAAGACACTGTTTGTAACTGGTGTGCAACCTTGTGATGTTATACAAAAGCATTATGATGAAGAGCAGTGCGAACATATCTTCTTTGGTGCTAATCATAGTTTTAATCCAGGTACTAACTTTCCTGAAGATGCAGATCAATGGGATCCTTGGGAAAACATGATTAAAGCGTTTCTAACAGCAGGTAAGATTTGTAGTTTAGACATTCCTATTACACTTGCTGAAGCATTTCTTGAATCAAGTTTAGTAGAATATGACAACTTTATCCCACAACTTCGAATTCCATTGCCTTATGCGAAACTGTGGAACTACAACACTATGTTGAAGATTGATGATAAAGATTTTAAGGCAACTAACCCAGGTGTCTGGTGTCATAGCTTGCACGATCTAATGGACAGAGAAAAGTTTACAGATTGGACGAAATATGGGCTTGACAAAGTATTGAAATGAAAGTATACTATAAAGACAATGCAAGAAAGATATCACGATTATATGTTACGTAGAATGAAAGAAGAAGACAATAAAATGAGCAACCCTATGACAACAGCAGAACGTAGTATTTGGGTAACCTTTCAAAAAGAAGGTGTACATATGTACCCAGGTGCTGATAAAGATCCTAAACTAGCAACCGGCGATTGGGATGACGTATCATTCCTTGGTATTCCACATCGTCATATCTTTCACTTCCGTGTTCGTATTGAAGTATTTCATAACGATCGCGATATTGAGTTTATTCAATTTAAACGTTGGATGCAACGACTATATGATGTCGAAGGTGTCCTTGAACTGAATCACAAGTCATGTGAGATGATCGCAGATGACTTGTATCAAGAAATTTCTGCAAAGTATCCCGGCCGCTTTGTAGAAATTAGTGTCGCTGAAGACAACGAAAACGGCTGTTCTATTTTTTATCCAAAGTCATAACTAAGAGGAATATATATTATGACAATCGAATTTAATCGCGAAGCGTATAACAAAGTGTTTGAAGACCTAGAACGTTTTAAAGCGTTTTGTGCAACTGCTTACCTATATGGTCATAACGGCTATACTTGGGACGAAGCAAATCTTTATAACAACAAGAGTCCAGCATGGCAAGCCTATACTAGGTTCCGCAATGGTGGGAAAAAACGCAATAATGACCGCAACAACAATCGCGGCAATAATAACTATCGCGGCAATAACAACCGATTTAATAGCAACCGAGGTAACTAAATGACAATTTTCATTGTAGATATTGAAGCAGTAGATACACGCTACACTAAACAGTGGAAAGAGTATCTTCCTAAACAACTGCGAAACTCTACAAATGAAGAAGTTGTAGTTATTAGTGGAGGGGAAACGCCTCAGGCTACAACGCCTGGGGCTTTCCTTAACTTTGGTGGTACTAATGTTTACAAAAGTAAACAACTAGAACAAATAGGAGAAATGTTCTGTGCAGGAACTATTAAGGACGGTGATTATTTTCTCTATACCGATGCCTGGAATCCTACAGTTATACAACTACGCTACATGGCAGAGCTATTGGGTGTTAACATTCGCATTGGTGGCTTGTGGCATGCAGGCAGTTATGATCCCCAGGATTTCTTAGGTAGGCTAATTGGAAATAAACCCTGGGTAAGAAATGCTGAACGTTCTATGTATGAATGTTATGATAACAATTTTTTTGCTACCCAGTTCCACATTGATTTATTCCAACATACTTTTAAACCTAATGGTTCTCCAGAACGTGATTGGGTAGATACTAGTAAGACAGTAAGAGCAGGTTGGCCTATGGAATATCTAAAAAATAGTTTAGATAGTTATAAACATATGCCTAAAGAAAATATTATTTTGTTTCCGCATCGCATTGCTCCTGAAAAACAAATTGAGATCTTTAGAGATCTTAAGGAACACTTAACACAATACGAGTTTATTGTTTGTCAAGAACAAGAGCTCACTAAAAACGAATATCACAATCTACTAGGTCGTGCTAAACTTGTGTTTAGTGCTAATTTGCAAGAAACATTAGGCATTAGTTGGTACGAAGGATTACTAGTAGATTGTATTCCAATGGTGCCAGATAGACTTAGCTATAGTGAAATGGCAATAAACGAATTTAAATATCCTAGTATTTGGACTAAGAATTATACCCAATACGAAAAATATAGAGAGCCACTCAAAGAAAAAATTGTTGATTATATGGAAAATTATAAAGATTATTATATTCCGTTAGATAAACAACGTAAAAAACTTAACAATCAATTTTTTAGTGGAGAGGCGTTGTATAATGCAATCAAAGAAGGATGATAGTTTTACTATCGATATAAGTGATTTAAAGTTGGACAATTTTGTAGATAATACTACTGCTGATGATGTTACTATTAACTTAGACGATACCTACGGTACAACTACATCGTACTGGGCAGGTGTCAGTGCAAGTGATATTGCATTTGATAATAGTACTCCGGGTACAATTACTATAGACACTAATACTGCTGACACTATCGATATAAGTTGGATCTACAATAATATGAATATAGATCCAAACCAAGTCGATAAGATGTGTGAACTCTATCCAGGTTTAGATAAAGTTTGGCGCAACTTTAAAAGCGTATATGATATGTGCAAACAAGATTACGAAGGAAAGAAAAAAGCAGGAGAAATTAACGATGACTATCCTTTCTAAGATTATGGACAAGCTCGGCAGGCGTCGAGTTATCACAGACAGAGACGGAAAGGTACCTTACCTTATCCGTTATTATGTATTTTTAAAAGAACGCAAGAACTTTCCTTTTAATATTACACTACACAAAGTTCTTGTAAGTGATGAACCTACACTACATGATCATCCTTGGGGTTATGCTACATTTATTCTTAAAGGTGGTTATTGGGAACACATTCCTATTATTAGTAAAGAAGGTGCAGTAGTAGGAAGCACAAGAGTATGGCGTGGGCCAGGACATTTCCGTAAGCGTTCAGCAGATGATTTACATTGGCTAGAACTTGCTAAAGACTCAGAAGGTAATGAAATTCCTTGTTGGAGTTTGTTCTTTATGGGACGTAAGCAAAAGGAATGGGGCTTTATGAGATTTGTTCAAGTTAAAGATGTTAATAAAATCCACGAAGCAGGTTACCGTTGGATTCACAATGAAAAATATCTAGCAAGAGGTGCTAAAGACGATGGGTGATCGTAGGGTAGATGCTATCTTTAATAGCACACAAAACTATAATCCATATATTACAGAAAGCACATTTCCTGTAGAACACACTCTTACTGTAGAAGGCCGTGCTATTGTACAGGGTAGAGACATACTAACAGAACTTGACGAAATGCGTGATGTTCTGTTATTATTAAAGCGTGATGTAGATATGGAAGCAAAGTATCCTAAACTGCGAGAACTGAAGGATGCTTACGAAGCACAACTTGAAAAATACAAAACATTTGAGGTACTGAAGTAATGCAACACACAATTCAACAACTAATGGATAAGATTAGTGCAATGCATGGATTGGCTGTGCAAGCACATAGAGAAAAATATAAAAAGGCTCCTGGTGAGCCTTATGATGTTGATCATGTTACATATCTTGTAGATCAAATTCAAGCAATGGCGGGCGACATTTATAATGATCGTACACTTCATCCTAAACTACAGGCGAAAAAGAAATGATTAAAAAACACTATTACACTTGGCAAGACGTAGAAAAAATGTGCATTAGTATTGTTAATCAAATGTACAAAGACAACTGGCGTCCTGATTACATCGTAGGACTAACACGAGGTGGTAATGTACCTGCTACTATTATTAGTAACATGTTAAACATTCGTTGTGAGGCATTGAAAGTAAGTTTGCGGGACGACGAGCAAGGTCCTGAAAGTAACTTTTGGATGGCAGAAGATGCTTTTGGTTATGTAGAAAAAGATGAAGATCGTATTACAGGTGGTCCACTAGAAAAGAAAATTCTTATTGTAGATGACATTAACGATACAGGTGCTACATTTAATTGGATTGCAAAAGATTGGCAATCAAGTTGTTTGCCTAACGATCCTAAATGGAATCGTATTTGGGGCAACAATGTTCGTATTGCAGTTCTAACAGATAACATGGCTAGCGAAACTGTTTTGCCTATTAGTTATTCATGTCACGAAATTAATAAAGCCGAGGAAGACGTATGGTTAGTTTATCCCTGGGAGAATGTAGGTAGCTATGATTGAAAAACAATATATCTTTCCTGTTCAAGTATTTAGAGCAGTCTACGATAATGCGCAGGAATTACAGAAAAAAATTGTTCCAGAATTTTTAGCAAGAGAAAAATCAGACGAAAGTCCTGTACGCTATAGTGCTAATGGATATACATCATATGGGTCTAACAGCGATATTCTTAACGATCCGTTGCTAGAAGACCTTAAAGGATTTATCGAACTTTGTGTACAACAGTGTCATAAAGAAACAAAACTTGCAGGCATTCCAAAATTAGCGGCTAGTTGGTTTAGTATTAACCGCAAATACACTTACCACGAAGAACACAATCATTTACCAGACCTATGGAGTGGTGTTTATTATGTGCAAGCAAATCAAGATCACCCCGGACTTACACTAGTTAATAGTAATCAAAAAGCAAATTGGCCTAAGAGTGGTATTACTGAACTGTGTGAGTCAAACTCTCCTACTGTTACTTGTGCGGCAAGCACAGGAAGTTTAATTATTTTTCCTAGCTACCTGTGGCACAAAGTAGAACAACAAATGACTGATAAAGAAAGAATTACGGTGGCATTTAATTATGGAATTTAAAGATATACCTTGGACAGACGTACTAATTGATACTAGAGATTTTGTTGTATTCAAGGATGGTTATCCTGTCACAGAAGGACACGTTCTTTTTGTTCCTAAGATAGCAGACTGGGATCATCTTGCCAAATGCTATAAAGCCGCATATGGTTGGGGTTATGACTGGGTTGAAAAAGGATATTGTGATGCTTACAATATCGGACAGAACATAGGCGAAGAAGCAGGACAAACTGTTGATTGGCCTCATGTGCATCTTATTCCAAGACGCAAAGGCGATATGGAAGATCCAAGAGGCGGTGTTCGCCACGTGATACCCGAGAAGGGAAACTATAAAAAAAACGTTGTCGAACTTGAAAACTTAGAAGACGATGTTTATATTAATGAGAATGGTTGTTAATGCACACTAAATTAATTGATTTTGAGTTAGATAAGAAAATAGATCCAGAGGATTGGTCGTTAGCTATAGTTGATGAAGATATTGATCCTAGACTTATTGCTGTTTTTACTAGACTTTACTATTTAAATTACTTACAAGAGTTAGGTGATCAATGTATTTTGATTGCTAACATGACCCGTAGAATTTTGAGATTACATGGAATAGAAGCACATTGTAAAGATGTTATTGCTCATTTCAGAAATGTAGATAGAGATTGGAGACAAGTTATAGGTGCTCCTGCAAATATTACTCACGGCGGTGTAATAGATACACACCGTGTAGTAATCACACCCGAGTATGTTATAGATTTTGCTCATCGCGATAGTATTCATAAAACATTTGGAGCAAGATCTCCAAGAGGATTTATTGGAAGAAAGCAGTATGATGTATGGCAAAAAACACCAATGGGTGAAATTAAGTGGGTTGAGCGAGAAGCACATCCTATGGTTAAAAACGTAACATTCCATCAACGTAACCAAGAACGCGATTTAGTTTCTCGCTACTTTGATGTTTACCAAATGTAAGGAAAGAAAAATGAGAGAACAACTATTAGAAGCATTTGTGTCACACGCTCGTGGACACATTGACAAGCACAAAGCTAACGTAGAAGTATACTTGCACAATCCAGCAGGCATTGGCGAGCATCCAGATATTATCGATGCAATCGAAACAGAAATGAAACAGATTGCCGAATATGATGATATGTTAGAAATGGTTAATAAGTATTTTAAATAATGGCTAAAACACTTTTTATTGGCGACAGTCATGCACACGGTTATTATGAAACTGGGCAAGGCATTCTTGCTTGGCAAGAAAATAATTACGCAGAAATTTATGCAAAAGCAAATAATAAAGAAACTGTTATATATAGTCAACCAGGCGGATGCAATAGAAAGTATCCTGCCTGGTTAAAGTCAATGTTAGATCGCTATGATGATATTGACGAAGTGTTTATACAATCTACTTACTGGAATAGGTTTTTATTAAGTTGTTCACGCAATTTAGATGTAGGTGAAAATACTAATGTTGATTTGTACCTAGACAATGATCAACCAAAAGATGATCTAATACATAGATATACCGATCACAGGGTAACAGAAAACTATATAGAAATGATCGACCAGGTTCGAGCAGAAAACTATCAGGATTTCAAAGGTTTTGCATTTGACGATATGGAAGTAAAAGCTGATTGGGCTCCATTTCATGAAAAATATATCTATACTAAACTGTGGCACGAGTTAGTGACTCCGTTGCAGTATAAAGATTACTGTTTAGATCTACTTGCTATTGACACAATGTGTGCTAGACGCAACATTAAATGGTACCAATGGTCAATTAATAACAGAGTATTTGTTCCTGAAAATGTAGAACTATACGGAAATTGGATGGCAGGTAAAAAAGCAAAATCATCTTCTGAAGGATATTTACAGTTATTAAAAGGTATTAACATTGAAACAGACGAAAATCGGTTAGACGGCGAGCATTATACTACAAAAATACATGAATTAATTGGAAAAGATTACTTAGAATATGTAAAAAATGCTTGACAAAAACCTAAATAAAGTGTATACTGTAAAGTATATTGTATGGCAATCCTCTGCCTTAACATCGGAGATAAAATGAAAATGAGCAAAGCATTACAAATTAAAGGCAAGCTAGAAGACGCAGGCTTGCGCTACTGGGCAGGAGATAACATCTCTGAAGTCCTACAGAAAGGCGATAAAGAAGAACTTATCGAAGGCGCAACAGAAGCATTTGAACAAGTACTTGACGCACTAGTAATTGATCGACATAACGATCCTAACTCAAAAGGTACAGCAAGACGTCTTGCTAAAATGTACTTTAATGAGATTATGGCAGGACGATATGATCCTATTCCAAGTGCAACGGCATTTCCTAATGATAGCGACGAACGTTATGAAGGTATGTTAGTAGTTCGTTCAGAACTAAAAAGCATGTGTTCACATCATCATCAGCCTGTAACTGGTACAGCATATATTGGCATTATTGCCGCTGAGAAACTTATTGGACTTAGCAAGTACACACGTATTGCACAGTGGTGCGCTCGACGTGGTACACTGCAAGAAGAACTTGCAAATGATATTGCACGTGAAATTCAAAAAGCAACTGGTGCAGAACACTTAGGCGTTTACATTCAAGCAACACACGGTTGCTGTGAGAATCGCGGCATCATGGCACATAGTTCACTTACACAAACAACTGTACTACGTGGTGCATTTAAAACTGATGCAGGTACAAAGAAAGAGTTCTTTGATAACATCAAACTACAACAGGAGTTTAGTTGCTAATGAGTAATTATATTGCAGTGCGTATGGCACAAGTGTTTATTGTAGTAGTATTTGCAATGGGCATGATTAGTTTAGGTATTGATCTTTATACAGGAAGGTTGCCATTATGAAATTAAGATATTCAGAAGCATTTTACAGTGTGCAAGGTGAAGGTAAATTTGTAGGGGTGCCTAGTGTGTTCTTACGTACCTTTGGTTGTAATTTTCGTTGTATGAACTTTGGTGTTGATACTAAAAAGAATCGCACAGAACTTCATGCAGAAGGACAAAGATACAATGCAGAAGTAAAAGCATTAATTGATGCAGGTGTACACGAAACTACAGAAAAGTTTGAGGACTTGCCTATTATTCACACAGGCTGTGATACATATGCAAGCATCTATCCAGAGTTTAAACACTTTAATAAACAAGCAGAAGTTGACGAAGTGGTTGAACATTTACTGTCACTTACTCCGAACGGTAAGTGGACACAAGACAACGGTCAAGACATTCATTTGATCATGACTGGTGGAGAGCCCTTGTTAGCGTGGCAAAAGCTCTACATTGATTTGTTTGAACATCCACGTATGAGAGACCTAAAAAATGTTACATTTGAAACAAACACTACACAAAAGTTACACGATGATTTCTTCAACTATCTTACAGATCAAGACAGATTTGAAGTTACTTGGAGTTGTTCCCCAAAACTTAGCGTTAGCGGAGAACCTTGGGAAACTGCTATTAAGCCTGATGTTGCTCGCGAGTATAGCCTTGTTGACGGCAGTGACATTTACCTTAAGTTTGTTGTCGCTAGTCAAGATGACTTTGAAGAAGTTGAAAGAGCTGTGGAAGAGTACCGTAATGCAGGCATTAAGTGTCAAGTATATCTTATGCCGCTTGGCGGACGTTCAGAAGAGTATAATCTCAATGTTAGAGAAGTCGCCGAAGCATGTATGGAGCGAGGTTGGAGGTTCACACCAAGACTACACATATCCTTATTCGGAAATGCATGGGGAACTTAAGAAGCAATACATGAATGAAGCACATGAAAAGGCTATGACAGCAAAGGTCGGTAAGACAGATGAAGAAGAAGCAATTGAAATCGAACAACGCATGATACGTGCAAGAGAGGCAGGACTATAATGGGATGGTGGAAAAAACTAATTAGAGATGCAGGTATAAACAGTAAAATTGATGAACCTGTAGAAAAAGAAAAGTCTATTGAAGACGAGCGCAGAGAAATTCTTGCAAAAGAAAAAGAAGAAGCTACTGCGGCCGGTGAACCTTGGGTTGCTGTGCTTGATACTAAAGTAAACCCTGATAACATTCGAAACGGATTCTTTGAACTTGATTGGAACAACGAGTTTATTGAACAACTCATTGACGCAGGTTACACAGGTGAAAATCCAGAACAAATTGTAGACGGATGGTTTAGAACAATTATTAGTCAAATGTTAGGCGAAGAAGGTATAGATGGTCCTAGGGCCGCTGGATTTATTGATACAACTAAAATTAGTGAAGATAAAAGTGAAGTAAAGTAATGCGTAATGAACTAAAACGGTACATTAAAGAAGAGTTTTTACTTGACAATAGTAGCTCTATACTATATAATGATACTGTAAATGACACATTTAAGGCATAGATAATGGCAACATATATTTTAATAGATACTGCAAATACGTTCTTTAGAGCTCGTCACGTAGTTCGTGGCGATATCGATACGAAAGTAGGTATGGCATTTCATATCACGCTAAACAGTATTAAGAAAGCATGGAATGACTTTAACGGAGATCATGTTATCTTTTGTTTAGAAGGACGTAGTTGGCGTAAAGACTATTACGAACCTTACAAACGTAATAGACAAGAAACACGTGATGCATTAACTCCTGCACAGCAAGAAGAAGATACAATCTTTTGGGAGATGTTCGACGAGTTTAAGAATTTTGTTACAGTAAAGACTAACTGTACAGTAATGCAACATCCGCAACTAGAAGCAGATGATTTGATTGCAGGTTGGGTACAAGCACACCCTAATGACAATCATATTATTATTAGTACAGATGGTGACTTTGCACAACTTATTGCTCCTAACGTAAAACAGTACAACGGTGTGTCTAATACAACTATTACACACGAAGGTTACTTTGACGACAAGGGCAAGCCTGTTGTAGATAAGAAAACAAAAGAGCCTAAGCCTGCACCTAATCCTGCGTTTATGTTGTTTGAGAAATGTATGCGAGGTGACACTAGTGACAATGTGTTTAGTGCATATCCTGGTGTACGTACAAAAGGCACTAAGAATAAGGTTGGGCTTACAGAAGCATTTGAAGATAAGAGTACAAAAGGCTACAATTGGAATAACATGATGTTACAGCGTTGGGTAGATCATAACGGTGTTGAACATCGTGTATTAGATGATTACAATCGTAATGTTGTACTATGCGATTTGACTGCACAACCTGCAGAGATTAGAGAAATAATAAATAAGACTATTGCCGAAAATGCAAAGCCTAAACAAGTATCTCAAGTTGGGTTGCATCTTATGAAATTCTGTGCAAAGCATGATATGCAACGTATTGCAGATAATATTCAATTATATGCAGATGCACTGAATGCAAAATATAATATAATGGAGCCAATATATGATTAAAGCAAAACCAGTGCTAAAAAATAAGTTTTGGATTATTGAATCTAATGGCGAACGTATTGGTACACTATCTAAAGAAGAAGATAAAAGATATATGTACAGTTGTTCAACAGGGACAGAATACTTTAGCGATACTAAATCTTTTAACAGCTACATTGGAGGTGCGAGCTGGGATAAGACAAGTATTTCAGACGGTAGTAAAATCGATAGAGAAATTCATGGTTTTGCTACAAGCGGAACACCGTATAATGTAATGTATAATGTACAAAAAAAGTTACCACTTTTTACAAAAAGTAAAAAGTCTAAAAGTTTATATGCGGCAGGTTATTACATTATTAAATTTGACAAAGGATGGGTAAGAAGTTTTTGCCCTAAGTTAGTTACACTTGAAAAGTATGAATACAAAGGTCCGTTTAAAACAGACTTTACAATGAGACAGGAATTAAGTAATGCAAACAAACGAACCGATTAATCCTGCACCTATACAACAATTTGTTCAAATTGTTAAAAGTGCAGAACAAGGAAATCAAAAAGAAATTAGAATTCCGTTAGCACAAGCTAAAAATCTTGTATATACACTTACAACTATTTTAGCTAATCATCAAGGCAGACTAGAACGATTAGTTATAGAAAATGCAGGTAATGCTGAAGAAGTTGTAACTATTAGCATGGACGGTGGTTCCGGATGGAAATAAAGTACTAGTTTTTCTATCAAAAAAAGATAAATATATACGTAGTTAATTTTAAAGGATTACGTATATGAGTAGACCAAAACCAACAATCATTTTAGAATATGTAGATAAAGCAACATATAAGTGCGAACAAGTACTTAAATCTGAAGCTATTTGGGCTGTATTTTATAATGGTGAACCGTTTAACCTTAAAACGTCCAATGCAATAACTAACTATCCAGGTCCTAAATATAAAAAGGTTTCTTTTAGTAATCCCGGACATGCACATAATCTAGCAAAAAAACTCAACGAAATGTTCAAAACTGACGGCTTTAAAGTACATAGACTTGTACAAGGCGATGTTGTTATAGAAGAATGAACTGGAAAGAGACATATACTAAGATCTTTCTAAAGCAATCTGATATTGCTATTAGCGAAGCAAATTTAAAACATTATCGTTCTGAATGGTGGCAAAACACTAGAGAAAAATCAGAAGGCGGATTGCGTCTTACTGATGAAGGTTTTGAATTTATTACAAATACATTAGATCTACAAACTTACGAAGTTCCATTTCCAAGAGACTTCAAAATGACTACTCAAACTGTTATTTTTTTAGACCAATTTATTACGTGTCCATACTATATAACTTCAAAAAGTATCTATGTAACGGACGAAAAGAAAGCCATGGAACTGCATCTTTTTAGCGGTGACCTAAGAAAATACGGCTTAACTAAAGCAATTTCAAGATCAAATTCTGAATAAATTGGTAAGAAAGAGGTTGACTCTTTCTCATACTGGTGTTATTATATATACATACTTAGAAACTAAGTTATGGCATTGACTGAAACACAAGAGGAATATAAAATGGAAAATATCGCACTTCGTACTGTAGGACCTAACAGCGCAAAGAAAAGCATTGTACGTGCTTTTGCTAAAAAGCGTCCGCTGTTCCTTTGGGGACCTCCAGGTATTGGTAAATCAGATATCATTGCGCAAATTACAAATAATGTATTAACTAATTCATTTCTTATTGATATCCGACTATCACTTTGGGAACCTACAGATATTAAAGGTATTCCATATTTTGACAGCAACTCTAGTACAATGGTTTGGGCGCCTCCAGCAGAACTTCCAACAGAAGAATTTGCGGCGCAATACGACAATATTGTATTGTTTCTAGATGAAATGAACTCTGCGGCACCAGCTGTACAAGCGGCAGCCTATCAGTTGATTCTAAATCGCCGAGTTGGTACTTACAAATTGCCAGACAATGTTCTTATTGTTGCGGCAGGTAACCGCGAAGCAGACAAAGGTGTTACTTATCGTATGCCTGCTCCGTTGGCTAACCGTTTTGTTCACTTGGAACTTGCTGTTAATTGGGATGATTACTTTGCGTGGGCAGTAGAAAATAAAATTCATAAAGATGTTATCGGTTATTTGACTTTTGCTAAGAAAGACTTGTACGACTTTGATCCTAAGTCGCCAAGCCGTTCTTTTGCAACACCGCGTTCATGGTCGTTTGTTTCTGAACTACTTGAAGACGACGACGATGAAAGCACTACTACTGATTTGGTAAGTGGTGCAATTGGCGAAGGACTTGCTGTTAAGTTTATGGCACACCGTAAGGTTGCGTCAAAACTCCCTAACCCAACTGACATTTTGACAGGTAAGGTTAAAGAGCTTGAGACTAAAGAAATCAGTGCCATGTATTCCTTGACAGTCTCACTGTGCTATGAACTGAAAGACGCATGTGACAAAAACGATAAGAAGTTTAACGATAAAGTTAATAACTTCCTACGTTTTACAATGGATAATTTTGATACTGAGCTAGTTGTAATGGCTATTCGCCTTGCTCTTACTCAGTACCAATTGCCCATTGATCCGGACGAAGTAGAATGCTTCGACGAATGGCACGAGCGTTACAGCAAGTATATTAAAGCCGCGCAGGCCGCGTAAATGGCTACAGAGTTTGGACGTTCTCTTTGTATAAAAACGTCCTTTTCAGCTTGACTTCAACAGTAAATACATGTATACTGTATATAACAGTTAGGGAAAAGGAGAAACAAAATGAGCATCGATACTAAAGGTTACGCACCTAATCCAGATATTACTCCAGAAGAACTTAAAGTAATGCGAGAAGAAGTTCTTGATAGGGTTATTGTAGCTCGTGTAGGCCTATTATTGCGCCATCCTTTCTTCGGTAACATGGCTACTAGACTTAAAGTAGAAGCATGTGATGACTGGTGTCCTACTGCGGCAACTGACGGCCGCCATTTATATTTTAACACTCAATTTTTTAATGCACTTTCAAATAAAGAAATTGAGTTTGTAATTGCACACGAGATTCTGCATTGTGTATTTGATCATATGTCACGTAGAGAAGATCGTAATCCTGTATTACATAACATTGCCGCAGACTATATCGTAAATAATACACTAGTGCGTGATCGTATTGGAGAAATGGTTTCAATCGTACAATGTTATCAAGACTTCAAATATGAAGGTTGGACTTCTGAAGAAGTATACGATGATCTATTTAAAAAGGCAGAAGAAAACGGTCAAGAATTTTTAAAACAACTAGGTGAATTGCTAGACGAACACATTGACTGGGAAGAAGGTCCAGGCGATAATAATTCAGAAGAAGGAAAAAATAAAAGTCATCCAACTTATTCAAAAGAAGAAATGAAGAAGATTAAGGATGAAATTAAAGAAAGTATGATGTCTGCGGCACAAGCCGCTGGTGCAGGCAACGTTCCAGGCGCTGTACAGCGTATGATCAAAGAGCTTACAGAACCTAAAATGAATTGGCGTGAATTGCTTCGTCAACAGATTCAAAGTACTATTAAAAACGATTATACATTTAGTCGCCCTAGCCGCAAAGGCTGGCATACTGGTGCTATTTTGCCCGGTATGAATTTTGATGAAACAATTGATATCTGCATTGCATTAGATATGAGCGGTTCAATTGGTAATGCACAGGCGGCTGACTTCTTAGGTGAAGTCAAAGGCATTATGGACGAATACAAAGACTACAAGATTAAGATTTGGTGCTTTGATACTGATGTATATAATGAACAAGACTTTACAGCAGATAGCGGTGAAGATTTGCTAGACTACGAAATTATGGGCGGCGGCGGAACCAGCTTTGATTGTAACTGGAAATATATGAAAGACAATGATATCCAGCCTAAGAAGTTTTTGATGTTTACAGACGGGTATCCGTTTGGTAGCTGGGGCGAAGACGATTACTGTGATACAGTATTTGTAGTTCATAGTCATCACGATAAAAATTTAAAAGCACCGTTTGGTATGACGGCGCATTACGATGAAGCGGCATGATAAAGAATAAGATATCAGCACATGATTATTTTAATACAAGGAGATTAGAACATCAATCTCCTCATTTATCTTGCATTGATTTAAAATTTACATACAACACAGAAAAAGCAATGGTAAAATGGATTCAACAAAATTTGAAGCATCGTTATTACCTAGCCAAAACAATAGGTATTACTAAAGAGAATAAAATAGATACTGTTATGAGAGTCGGATTTGAAGATGCAAAAGAACTTTCTTATTTCGTTCTTGCATGTCCACTATTAAAGTACAACTAAATAATATACGCATATAACTAAAAAGGAGCATAATATGTCACAAGAAACTACTGCTACGCAAGAAGAACAAGCAACAGCACCAGTAGAACTAACCGTTCAAGACCTAGGTGTTATTAGATCAATCATCGATGTTGCTAGTCAGCGTGGTGCTTTTAAAGCAAACGAGATGGAAGCTGTTGGTAAAACATTTAATAAACTTGATAACTTCCTACAAACTGTACAAAAGGCAGAGGCTGATGCCGCTGAAGCCGCTAAAAAGGAAACTACCGAAGGAGGTAAGTAATGGCTGAAATTAAACATGTTGGTGTGTTAAAGGACAACAAAAGAAAAGTTGTTGTAGCATACAGAGTAATTCCTGGAGAACAACCTGCTGAAAATGCAATTGTAATTGATACTGCGTCACTAACTGATGCTGATCATGAAGTTTTAATTAGAGCAGTTGAAAGCAATGCAGGACAAACAGCATTTGAATTTGCTGAAGTTATGGCAAGAACTTCTTTAAGTGACGGTAGCAACATGCTTGCACGTTTTCATACAACAGGTAAACTACAAAGAGTTAAAATGTCTGCTATTGATATGACACCTAATACAACAACAAAAATTGGATTAGATGAGCTTAATAAAATCATTGCACAACAGCGAGGTGTTGCTATTTCTGATCTTGCTTTAAAAGATCCTAATTCACGCAAGCCAGGCGAAAGTATTACTGAAGCAGGCTCTGTTAATGAAATGGCTCCTCCAAGTGATACTGTAGTTGCTGAATCACAAGTTGCTAATATTCAAGCACCAACTGATGGTGTACTTTCAGATGCAGATTTAGCCGCTAAATATCGTAGTGATGCTGATAGATTATATAAAGAAGCAAAGGCACTTAGAGCACAAGCCGAAGAACTTGTCCCGACTGTAAAGAAGAATAAGAGTGTCAAAGAAACTTCCTGATGATATAATTAAACATTGGCCTGAAGTTTTTAAAGATATTGACATTCACACTATACCCATTAACTATATTAGTACCATTCGAATTGAATTTAAAACTGGTAAAATTTGGGAAATTGACTGCAATGGTAAAAGAACTACTGGCTCTAACTTAGAAGATGTCCTAGGGGATCTCTTTGATGAATATGGCGACGGTATTGAAAATGTTGACTTTCGTCTTAATAGTGCTAAAATTAAACGAGATGTACAGAAGAATACTAGAGCATTTCTTAAGAATCCAACTAAACGGAAATCGTGAATTTGGCATAAATACATGTAACAATGAATTAGGAGCATTACATGGGTACTTTACGATTAAAACGAGGCACTAAGACTGCACTTCAAAGCAGTCCTGGTTATACGCCAGCTGAAGGTGAACTCGTTTATACAACAGATAGCAAAGAAGTCTTTGTAGGTGACGGAGCCACACAAGGTGGTATTCCAGTATCAGTATCAACGCAAAACTTAGAAGATCTAGGCAATGTACAAGCATTAGCCGCACAAAAAGATCAAATCTTAGTTTATAATGGTGCAAACTGGGCGGCGACGGATAACCCAGCACTAGACATTCGTGGTAATATTTACGGTGACGATTCAACGCTCCTAGTTGATGCAATTAACGGCAAAATTGTTGGACCTATTGAAACTACTTCTGTTATTAGTAGTGGCAATATTGTAGGTGATGTAATTGGCGATACTACAGGTACACACACTGGTAACGTAATTGGTGACAGTACAGGTACACACTTTGGTAATACTACTGGATTCCATACAGGTGATACTAAAGGTAGTGTGTTTGGTGATGATAGCGGACTACTAGTAGACGGTATTAAAGGTTTTATTGTTGGACCTATTCTAACTGAAACAACTCTTACAATTAGACAAGACGCACCTGCTCCAGTTAACAGTCTCTTAATTCAAGCACATTCTGCAGATGGTGCAACAGGACCAAAAATTAGAACTGAAGGTTCACGTGGTACTCTTGACAATCCGTTAGCTGTAATTGGTGGCACTACAGGTGACGCACTTACAGATATTCACGGTTTTGGTTGGGACGGAACTCAACAAACATTAGCTGGACAAATTAAAATTGCAGTTGATCTAGACGAAACAGTGTCAGACGGTATTATACCTGGAAGAATATTATTCCTACCATCAAACCAAACGGGCAATGTTACACTTGCACAAGTTATGACTTGGAATAGTAAAGGCAGACTTGGCTTAGGTACTAACAGACCTGATAACGTATTACACGTAGCAGGCGATGCAAAAATTACTACTGACCTTGAAGTACAAGGTACAGCAACAATAAACAACAGTATTAACACTGGATATCATCAGTTTGCTAGTTTGACTACTATTGAACGTGATGCACTTACTCCAGTTAACGGAATGGTTATTTATAATTCAGATACTGAAAAATTCCAAGGCCGCGAAAACGGATCATGGGTTAACTTAGTCTAAGTTATACTGTTTAAGTAATTCTTTTCTACTTATTTTACCTTGTCCTTTACGTGGAATACTTTCTACGTAAAAGACCTTCTTAGGTATTTTATACCATGCAATTTCTTTAGATAATTGTTCTGTATCTATTTGACCAACAACTACTGCATAAACACTATCGTAGCCAAACACTACACAATCTATTGCTCCACATTTAATTAATGCTTCTTCTACTTCGTAAGGCATAATTTTAATACCTTCTTGGTTAATTACATCTTTAACTCTACCAGTAATAAACAAAAATCCTTCATCGTCGATATATCCTAAGTCTCCAGTATGATAACCATCAACTACAATTTCACCATTATCAAATGTTACAGTTTTATTTGGTAACACAAATCCAACGCTACCATGTTTTTGAGGATAATGCATAATACTAATTGTTCCTGTTTCATTTAGCCCATATGAATCAGTTGTAATACAATTAAAATAATTTTGTACTTCATATTTAAAATCTTTGTACATAGGTGCTCCGACTGTACGAATGTGTCGTACACTCATAGTTTCGTACGGTACTTTGCAATACTTCATTAATTTTAATAAAATACTAGGATTAGCTACAAAGAACGTAGGTTTAACTTTAGGCCATGATTCCCATACGTTATCTAAAACATAATATGTTGCACCAGTTCTATAACAAATTGAGAATAATTGAAAGCCTATACAAGCCCAAAGTGGAATACAATTTACAGTAGAATCTTTATTTGTAATATTAGCATGTATTTGTATGTTTGTATCTAAACCTTCAGTGTCATGATCATCTCTTGTTAGTGGTATTAATCTAAGTGCATCAGTACTACCGCTTGATACAAACGCTGTTATCTCGTCATCATTACATTGATTATATCTAGGCTCTGGTAATACATCGTCCCATATATCAACATCATAATACTTACGTTCGATCTCTGTTGCTTTGTAGTCCATTACTACAACACTGCATACACTCATTACTCCGTATATTTTCATTAGATTAGTACAATTACTGTATACTCCTAATCTACAAGTTTTATCGTATCCTGCATCAATTAATTCTTTAGCATAACTTTGTGCTAAAGAATCAAATTGTTCTTTTGTATATGTATCACCATTCTCGAAAGAAAGTATTATATTGTTCACTTTTTAATTATTCCTGGTTTAAGTACACTAGCTAATCCTAATGCTTCTTTATTGAATTTAACAAGATTTGTTAATGCATCTAGTGTTACAAGACTCATTAATGTATCTCTATGTGCATTTCCGTCAGCGCCAATTTTCCAATTATAAACGCCAACTTTGTTTTCTATAATTTTCTTACTATCTTTATTTAAAGACATATCATATAATGCTTGCTGTAATTTGGCAGTATTTGGATTGCCTTTGCGTACCCACAATGCTTTTTGCATACCGTCGCGAAAACTTTTTACAAGTTTATATGAATCATAGAAATCTCCGCTTGGCTTAACACCCCAACGTTTTTCAAATAGTATTTCAAGTTGGTATCCAGGATAGTTTGGATCATCTCCATGATCTCCTGTTTCACTGTTTAGAATACCATGATGAAACCAAATTTCTGAATTATCATCTGATTCAACATGCTTTTTATATGCCGCTGGATTTTCTCTAGTAGCGTTTAGTTCACCACGTTTAAATGCTAGTCGACGTTCGCCACCGCTCATGCCTTTAACCCATGTTACGTTCTCTTTAAAACAAGCGATATATTCATCAACTGTTTTGTCTGGTCCACATAGTAGAAGTGTCATTGCGAATGCTTCTGGAACCATACCTGAACCTGCCGCAAATCTAATACCACCATAGTCTAAATCAATAGCACGATTCTTGCCTACAATAATATTCAAGTTCATAAGTCCAATACTTTCGTATTCGGCATAGTTATAATCAACTTCTTCTTGTAGGAAACTTACACCGTTACCACCATGACTTACCATAATTACATCATTGTCATATTGCATTTCGTTATGAAATGTATCAAATCCTGGAATGTCTCGAGCGCCAGGAATATGTACAATATTAATATCTTCATTGAGATATTTTTCTAATTCTTTAGCAACGATTTCTGCCCAAACACTTGTACCATCTCCTGGTTTTTGTGGTACTACCATCGTATAATCTGCATTTGCTACAGTAGCAAACATTACTAATACTAAACTCATAATTAACTTACGCATAATCTATTCTCCTTTTTGATTTTAATGCCCAAATTAGTGTTACAATTATTATAAAAACTAATCCTAAGAATATTGGTTTATCTAACAGTTTATCAAATGTATAAAGTCCTGACATTTGAATTGTAAGAGCCTCTATTCTGTCAGATAGAATAAAGGCAAATAGCAGTGCAGGTCTGCTAAATTTGTATTTCTTTGCTAATAGTCCTACCACACTACATATAGCAAGTATAAAGTAATCTTCCCAACCGCCTGTATATTGTACACAAGCAAGTACTATAAAGCCTAATAGCAACGGAAAGTAGTATTTGTAGGGTATTTGTGCTATTCGGGCTATAAATGGCGTCGTAAACAAGCATACAGCGCCTACAAGCACTGTTGCAAGCATAAAGCCGTATAACATACTATCAAAGAATTTAGTGTCATTTGCAAGCTCTAAGGTACCTAATTCAAAATTTAAATATGCAAACAAGGCCATTACAATGGCAGCAAAGGGTGCGCCTGGAATACCAAACAGTACTGTAGGAATCATGCTGGTTGCTTTTTGTGCATTGTTAGCACCTTCTGGTCCTATAACACCTTTGATATTTCCATTACCAAACTTGTCTTTAGGATGACTTGCAACTGTCGAACTGTATGCCATCCAATCTGCAACTGCGCCGCCTAATCCGGGCAATAAGCCGACAAATGCGCCAATGATTCCTCCACGCAATGCATCACGTTTATTATTCCAGACAGCAAGTATTCCTTCTTTAGTTTGTGTACCATTTGCAAATGCTGGATTGCTAGTATTTGTACGATATTTAAGACCGCTTAATAATTCTGGAATAGCAAACAATCCGGCAACTAACGGCATTAATTGTACGCCTGCGCCAAGATATTCCCAACCGCCGGTCCATCGGTCTACATTAGTTGTAGGATCAACTCCTATTAATCCTATAAACATACCAAAGCACAATGCAATTACACTTCTAACCCAAAACTTATTTGTTATAAATGTTACGCATACTAACGCTAACATTGTAAATGCCCATAATTCTGGAACACCAAATATCATTATTAGATCAGTATAATAAGGTAACAAGAAGAATGTAAGTGACCCCCATATTAATCCGTTCAATGTACTTGTAGTTACTGCGGCGCTAATAGCATATGTTGCTTTACCCTGTAGTGCTAATGGAAAGCCGTCTACCATAGTTGCCGCGGCTGAGTTTGCACCAGGTATTCCTAACAGTACACCTGTATAAGTATCACCTGTTGTGCTTGCGGCTACAACTGCCATAACAAATATAACTGCTAGATACGGATCTGGAAATAAAGTAATAAATGAAAATACAAATATTAAACCTGTAGTTGCTCCTGCACCTGGCAGAATACCAATTATTAATCCATAAAATGTTCCTGCGAGTAGTGCCAATATCGAAGCCAATATTTTCTCCTTGTATATAATTAATTATATCAGGAGAACATTTTTTTGAAAAAATGTGGAGAAAAATTATGAATACACGAATTTTTTCGCTAGTTATGAAAAATTTAGAAGAAACCTTTAATTTATCTAAGTACAAAGGTTTACAATTAAACAAGGATAGTATAGTAGACGACCTACCGTTTACTCCTGTGCGTAAAGAAAAGTTTGCACAAAACATCATGCACGAGTTAGATATTGAACATTTAGACTTAACTGGTACTATTGAACAATTTGTACAATCGTTAGATACCTTTTATATGAAAAGATTCTTTGGAGAAATTTGGAAACCTAATACTGACAATCATACTTACAGTGGTTGGAATATTGTGGAACGAATAAACAAACAGAATCCACGTAATGTATTAGACTTTGGATGCGGATATAATCAATTTAAACCACGTATTAAAAATCTAACAGGCATTGATCCATTTAACGATAACGCAGACTATATGGTAGATATTTTAGAGTTTAATGTAGATGAAAAATATGATCACATGATTGTGTTTGGCAGTTTAAATTTTGGTGACGAAAATGATATCCGTATAAGATTTGATAAGTTATATAATTTATTAGACACTAACGGTAGAATGTACTTTAGAGTTAATCCGGGAATACTATGGCCAAAAGGACCATATGTAGATATATTCCCATGGACCTTCGAATTCGCTTACAAACTTGCTAAAGAATATAATTGTAATTTAGAACAGTACAAAAAAGATAATACAAGAATATATTTTGAATTATTAAAGATGTGACACGGCTTTAGCAAACTCTACTGTTTTGATAAAAGCTGTTTCGTTAAATTTAAGATCAAACTTGTTACATAATGTTAAGAAAAATTCTTTATCGTATAATTGAGAAACTTCTTTAATAATAAAATCTTTATCATCTGCCTTTTGTTTGTAACCGTTTATCTGCATAGTAAGGTCGTTAATTAAACATTCTTTAAATGTTATTCCGTGTTCGTTTGCTTTATCAGTATATAAATCTTTAAAAAGATAATTTCTATTTTTTGGATCTACATAATAATGACATGTACTATTCATCCACCTAGTATATAATAGTTCTATATCTTCAGGAATGATTACAAAATGTTTTGCCGGATTAAAAAAATTCTTTACTCTATCTAAATCTGAGTGCAGTGTATATACAAAATTGTTAGGATAAAGATGTTGTTTCCATTTTTTAATTTCGTCTTGTGAATATTCTCTACCTTGCTTTTCGGCCATATCTAACACAGGAGGAATAGTTTTGTCACATACTCCTTTACCTAAAGCACCTTTAAATCTTTTATTGAAATGTAATCTTGAAAAATTAGAATCGTGCATAATATCAAACGGTTCCCAAGGATTGATTCCGTTTTGTATATGATCATACCAACTGACATTATTACAACTAGAAATAATTCTTCCTGCAATATGTCCACCAGATCCCATAGGAAAATTAACTGTAATTGAATTATTATACATCAAGTCTTCCTAAATAATATAATCCTTTATTCTTATATGTTACAAGATCGCCTGTTGCAAACCAATCGTCATATATACACATTGGACTTTTTACATATAATTGATTTTCTTTAACTTTATAATTGCACCAAAATGTATTGCCCAAAATATTATCTTCTGCTGTGTCTCCAGGCTTGTACAACTTATTAATTACACATGGTCCAATTTCACTCATACCCCAATTTGCTAAAACTGTAGCACCTTGATCTATAAATGCTTGTATGTGATGTTTAGGAATTGGATCACTGCCCATTGCAACAAATTTACCCGTCAAATCAGCTGTTTTAAAGCCCTTAGTGCTTAGTAGTGCTTCGCACATAGCAGGAGCAATAAACGTGTGTGTATGACGCTTAAAACGCTTTAAAAAGGTATATGCGTTGAACTTTTCAATAGTTATATCACACCCTAATGTATATGCTGGCAAACTTTGAAGTAATAACCCACCTGCATGAGTCATTCTAGTAACTGTGTATACACTACTATTTTTGGTTAGTTTTTGAGCAGTAATTGCAGTATTAATGCAGTGTTTTAGATTTTCAGGATCTCTATAAATTTGCTTAGGTGTACCTGTAGTACCACTAGAACTTATATTACATCCTTGTTTTAAGATAGTGTCAAAGTTCAGTTCCATACTGTGTTTTCTTATCCTCGTACTTTTGTATTAATAGATCAGTAACCGAACCTGTGATAGTCGTTGGTGTCACACCTCCACTTGAACTTGTAATAAAAACTTCGTCTGCTGATAAAAACATTTGTTGTGTAATTGGCATACGCTTAAAAGTAATATTGTTTTCTTTAGCAATATCTTCTACAACACTCATAGTAATACCTTTAAGAACATTCTTATCTGATGTTTTAATTACTCCGTCTTTAACAATTCCAACATTAAACCCTGGACCTTCTGTAACAAATCCGTCTACATCAACTAATACTGTAGTATCAAAGCCGGCAGGAGTTTTACGTTGACTAAGTGTTAAATCTATCCAAGCCATGTTTTTATATTCTTGTCCATAGTAATCATCGTTAACTCTATTTGTATTTTTGTCCAAATACAGTTTTACCATCGGTGTACTTGCTATAGGATAACTTGGTTTAATATACATTGCAAAATTTACAGGACAGTTTTCTAAGTCTCTAGGATTACCACTAGGCGGAAATCCTCTCCAGATTATAAACCATACAAATGCATTATCAATTGGATTACGCTTTGCTAATTCTTTAATAATCTCTAGAGGATCGACGTCTGGAATAGTTAGTCCGTAGCGTTCTGCACTATTACGGAATCTTTGCAAGTGTCTTTCATAACAAAATGCTTTGCCGTTGTATACTGGCATAACATCATATGTAGCATCACAATGAATGAAACCAAAGTCAAGTATACTTGGTCCAATCTCTCCTAACGGTTTGTATTCACCGTTTTTATATGCTAATAAGTCTAATACGTTAGTCATCAAAATGTACCTTCTTTAATTGAGGATCATCAGGCAATTTTTCTTTGAGGACTTTTAAACGATTAATTCTCCATTCAAGGAGTTTAAAATCTAATACCCAAGGAAAAATAGCGTGAATCAAACTTCCTATAGTTACTGCTAATAAAAAGAAAAATTCGTTCATTGCTAAACGAAAGTGCCACCAATAGCCCGCATCAGGCTTACCGGCTTTATTCTTTGCTTCGTCTAAGTGTTTAGGATTGTACCACATAGTCTCCTTTCAGCAAACTTCTACGTCTAGTGTATTCATTAATGTTTAATTTCCAGACGGTTTGCTCAGTGTAATATAACATCATTTCACTATGTTTGTCAAGTATTTTCTGTTTTGCCAATAATCCCATCAACTTGTGATTACGAGCGGCTTTACCATTAGAATGTTCATGATGTATGTTTGTGCTAATATATAGTTGATCAGTAGGGCACCATTCTATAAAACGAGGAATCATTTCACGTTGTGTAATACTGTTCCAATCTCCTTTACCTAGTCCCCGAAAGGTATCAGTTTGAGGTAACTCACAGCCTCTAAACATAATGCGCCATGCTGTATCACCAACTTCAGGCAAAGGATGACATCCTGCTACTGCCACTATTTCACTATCTTTAATTGCGCAAAAAAATTCACCGTGTTCTTTGCACCAATCAAACTTCATTGCTTTTAAACTTGAATTATTTTCGTAGCCTAGTTGCTTTGCTTTAGAGCAAAATATTTCTAACTTAGGTATGTGTTCATCAGTAATTGTTGTAACAATCATAGGTAACTCAAATTATCTGAAATAATATTTACAGTTTCTTCATTAAGGTCTACATTTACAACTATCATATATGAAGGTTTAAAACTAGTATTAAATAGGTAATGTGTTTTAAGAGTATCTACAAAGTACACACATCCATTATCCCAATGCTCAATCTTACCATCAATTATAAAACTAAAATTTGGTGGGTTAACATTGCGTAACGGAATTAGTAATCTAAAACTATCTATTTTTGTAGTCTTATTATCTCTATGAGGAGGAAAATATCCGCCGGGGTCGAGTTTTAAAATATGAGTTCTAAAAATATGTTGCTTTAGTGGTGCTAGACATGCTTGTAATTCAGGAGATTTATTATACACATCTGTGTACGTTTTAAAATCTCTTTCACTATAGTCTGTATTATTATCTTTATTGTATTCAATTAAACTATCTAGATCAGGAATACCAGAGACGCCTCCATCAAGACTTGTAATACTTAATCCGTACCTATTAACAGACTTCCTTGGGTTGTAAGGTACATACTCAAAGTCTTGTTCAGTAAGGTTAAGGAACTTATTAACATCATTTAGAACAAGATTTAATTTAAACACTGTTCCGTATGCTGTTAAATGGTTGTAGAGGTTAATCACTTTCGCTAATCCATTCGATATCTTTTAGTAAATATATGTGTATTTAATAAGAAAAAAAGGATACACATTACAATATGGCATATGTATACAGAAGCAAAGGTTCATATCCTCCTAAGAATCAAAAAATAATAGAACATACGTATAAAGCTAAAAGCGGATTAGATGCTATAGTGCCTATCAATCCCGAATGGGAGAACATGGGAGTTCAAATAAGTGGAGGTATGGATAGTGCCTTGTTACTCTATCTAGTAGCAAAGACAGTAAAAGATAATAATTATACTATCAACGTAAGACCTATACATTTTGATATCCCTACTAAGTTACCTGTACAACCTCTTGCTATTATAAAAAAAGTAGAAGAATTATTAGACTTTAAATTTGGAGATATTATAGAATACGCTATTCCTTTAGAACAGTGTACAAAAGAAGCAACTATGTCAGGGGTTGGCAAGAAAGAATTTATTATACTTAAAATTAGAGAAATGTTAATGTCTAAAGTTGTTAATTTTGAAGTTAACGGAAATACAAAAAATCCACCTGTTGAGTTTAGAAAACATTTTCCAAATGATGAATTTAGACAAAAGAATAGAGACCGAACACTTGACATTTACACAGGACCATATAATGCTTCACCGCTTTCTCACTTAGATAAAGCAGATGTTGTAAGCCTGTATAAAAAATATAATCTAATCGACGAATTAATGACGTTAACATGTTCATGTGATAACTGGAGAGATCAAATTATTGCGAAAAAATTAGATATCCCTTGTGGTCAATGTTGGTGGTGCTACGAACGAGCATACGGACTTAGTCAAAATAATATTCAAGATCCTACACCTGTAAAGAAATTTGAAGATGAAAATTCCAAGTAAAACATTTTGCAGTATGGCATGGGATCATCAGTTTATTGATCCTACTGCACGAGTAAAACCATGTTGTAGGTTTGCTGAAAAGTTTAGACCAAAGGATCATAACCTAAACGATAAAACATTAAGTGAAATATTTTATGGTGACTGGATGGAAGAAATCCGTCGTAAGATGCTTGCTGGTGAACAAGTAGACGGGTGTGTACGTTGCTATCAAGAAGAAGAGTCTGGAAAAAAGAGCTTACGTGAACGCTATCTTGATAACGAAGCATTGCCAATTGATCAGTTAGTTGATATTGAAAATCCAAAAATAGGTTGGATCGAACTTGCTATTAGTAATGACTGTAATCTTGCATGTCGTATGTGCGATAGTAGATACAGTTGGAAATGGTTTAATGAAGAAAAGTTAATCTACGGAAAATCGTTTAATGAAGTAGAAAAAAGTAAAAGTGATATTACTAACATATATCCGTTTATTAATGATTTAGTTCATGTAAAATTTACAGGCGGCGAGCCATTGATGACTAAAGACCAATGGGTACTTGTAGATAAAATGCTTGCTGAAAGAGATTGCAGTGAAATATTTTTAAACTATAGTACTAACTGTACTATTATGCCAAAAGACAGCTGGATTGAAAAATGGAGTAAATTTAAAAAAGTAGAATTTGCTCTTAGTTTTGATAGTGCTAATCCATCAGAAAGTGAATACATTCGCTGGCCTGCTAAGTACGAAACTACAGAAGCAGTTACTAAACGTTTTTTAGAACTTAAAAAGAGTCACGGATTTGATGTACTATTGCGTAGTACTATTAGCATACTCAATGTGTGGAATATGCCTGAAAGTTTAGAATGGTGGTGGGAAAACGATCACGGATTTAAAGTTATGAATCCAACACACTTAACATATCCTGAGAAACTCTGTGTAACATCATTGCCTGAACATATCAAAAAACGTGTTACAGAAAAATTTAACAACTATCAAAAAACTTGTACTAACCCAAAAATTAATAAAAATTTAGATTATATTAAAAATTTTATGAATAGCAAGGATGATAGTTATTTACTTCCTAATCTTAAACGATATATAGAAATTACAGATAAGCATAGAGGACAAAACTTTTTTGAAAGTTATCCACAATTTTCAGATATATTTGTAACTATTAAAGATTAAAAATAATGTGTTCGTTAATTGTGTGAGCGCCGCCTTCATTTTTTATGTCAGCAGGATTTTTACTACAAAATTTCTTACAAGCATAGAAGCAATCTGATTTATTCCAACTATTTTCTAATTTAGTTAATGCTTTACTTTCCCTTAAATCCTGTATGGATTTATTTTGTGTATGCAAGTCTTTTAGATCTTCTCCGAGAAATTCTTTTAGATCATCAACATAAGGTTGATTAGCTATCCAACAGCATGGATAATAATAACCATCACTATCAATATATTCTGCGGCTTTATTAATCTTACATCGTGGATAGATCATTTTTTATATTTTCTTCAAGTTGATTAATTGTTATTGTAGGATTAAATTTATCACTATTGCGATTACTTTGTACTATCATAAACTGATCAAAATTTAATTGTTTAGCTATTACTAATGCTTGTGTAATAGTATTTTGATTATATTTAAAAAGTATATGTTTCCATATTAACTTAGTTGAACTATTATTTTTTCTAAATGCTTCTATACCCTTTACAATTAAATCCCACTTAGAATTTACTCGGTACATGTGATTATTACTTTCAATACCATCAATACTAAAATTAATTTCGTCATTGGCATCAAACACTTTTGCTAATTTACTCCACCAATCTTTACTTCTATAACTTCCGTTAGTATGTAAAATTAATTTAGCAGTGTTGTTCTTTTCTTTAATCTTACGTATTAATCCGATAAAATCTTTATGATATATTGGATCGCCGTGGTTTCCACAAATAATAATTTCGTCAAACGTAGATGTTAAATCACTATAGTGCTCAATATCACAATCTGTATTTTGTATTTTATCTGAATATATTGTTCTTGGACACAAAGGACATTGTAATGGACATCTTGAAGTTGGTTCAATATGAATTATTCCGGGCACACTACTTTCCTTTTTGGTATTTTTGAATCTGCACTTGAGACACAGGAGTTTGTAATGCAGGGCATAGGGGTATCAAAGAGTTTAAATCCTGTTTCAATATTTCCAAGCGGCACATCGTGACAGGAATAGGATCGCTTAACGGAACCGTCGGGCTCTCTAATAATGATTCCTTGGTATCCGGCATTGCAATTCCAACCTTTAAAGTTATTAAAATTAAAAGCATTAAAACGCTCAGCTTGATCCATGTACCATTTTTTTCCATTTTTATCCTCAAATTCTACTTGCATATGCCAAGGTACACTAGCGTCGTTGGTGCCATTTATTCCTTTAGGTATTTCGAATGACGGTTTAGGCCTGCCGTCCCATTTTCGTTTACTTTCTGTGTATGCCCTTTGCGGCATTCCGTTGTAGAGTTTTTTAAGTTGTTCTTCTGTATATCCATCAACCACTCTTGAGGCAGTTGGATCGGACTGAGGCTTAAGAGTGACATTGATACCTTGCTCGTGGAAGAACAGAGCGTTTTCCCAATCTCTTTCAAACCATTCAGGAACCATAACTTGATTAATTGTAATTTGTACATCGTTTTCTTGACACAGGATTAATTTGTCTGCGAACTCCTGCATCTTCTCCTTTGTGTTTACATGTTCTGTATGCAGACTTGCTGTAATACTTGCCCTATGAAAGGGCTTTGCATAATCAACATAAGTTTCAAACCACTTCATATTTCTACTACAATTTGAAGTCATGTGTATACTTGTATAGTTTGTGTTTTCTACATCTTCTGCAAGATGTTTGAGAATGTCCAAGTATCCAGGATGGAAAGTAGGCTCTCCTCCCGACAAGGAGAAGTGGAAGCTGTTAAAACCATTATCTCTTGCTTGTCTTTTTATTTCGTCCACTGTTCGTAGACATAATACAGTTGGTCTATGATCTTTTCTGTCACTGCGAGCGTACGGCCAGCAGTAAGAGCATTTATAATTACAAAAACGGCCGAGCAACCAACTAACAGTAAAAAGATCCCTATAGAGTAGAGTTCTTTGCCCCACAGAGACAATATCCTCAAGAGGAATTTTAGTAAAATCATAATTGCTCCATTTTAGGTCTTCAGTCATAATACTATACTAACACACTTATTGATCTTTGTCAACCTTCCATTCAATCATATCTTTAATTAAATGATAATGTTCCCAGTCTTTAATCTTAGGAACTTTTAAATCTAAATTATCTGTACATCTCCACTTAGGACATCTAATAGGTTCTAAAGGAAGATCAATTGAGTCTTTATCATAAATGTTTCCTCTCTTTCCTCCAACGTGACAACTGCCAATATAAATGTCTCCCGGAGGAGTTACTTTTAAATGTTTTACACCTGCCCAACATAGCCAGCCTTCATAATTATTTTTCTTGTCAAAATTAAGTTCGTTGTAATGAAAGTCAATATCTTTGTATTGTTTTTCTTCATCTTGGAACCAAAACTTTAATTTACGTTTATCTGGAGTAACAGTGCTTTCATAAATTCTCTTAATTTTATCTTCTTCGCCTTCTTTATAAAATTTCTTTTCTCTAGTTTCAATTACCTTAATTTCTACTTCGTCGTCCGTAGACAATAGTATTTTAGGATCCATTGTATCATTATTTTTTTCAAAGTCTAGTTTTGTTCTAGGTAATAGTTCATTACTATTGCCGCCTGGTGGACGTATATATCTATGTTCAATATTAGTAATGCCATGATTCCTAAATGCAGTTTCCATTTTTTCAATATTATTAAACTGCTCAGGATAAACCATAAATCTTAATATTAAATTTTTTCGAGTATAACCGTTTTTAAAGTCTTTATGATTAAGTCCTTTTTCTTCTTGTTCTTTATTCCATGCCACACGCCAATCATCCAGTTCAATAAACTTTTCAATAAATTCATCAACCTTATCTGCCATGTGTTCAAAATGAAAACTAACTGTAATACTGTCTAGATATCGGAATAGCTCTTTTAAATATTTTGCAGTTCTACTTCCATTAGTAGTAATACTAATAAATCTTGCACCTTTTTCTTCTTTAATGTACTTACACAACTCCATAAACTTTGGATTCACAGTAGGCTCTCCACCTGTCAAACTCCAAAATACATTAGTGCCATGTTCTTCATAAACTACATCAACAAGACGCTTCATGTTTTCTAACGGAACGTGTGGACTATGATTATCGTGCAAATAATCTACACAATAACTGCAATCATAATTACATCTTTTTCCAATATACCAATCGACACTAAATGCGCCAGTTGGATTAAATTTAAAATAACTTGCTACTGGTTCCATTATAGTTTATCCTTTATAAACTTATCTCTTTTGTTTTCTTTACATACTTGCTCACATCTTGGAATTTTATTGTCTGACGTCCAACTGTTTTTAATATCAGTCCAAACTTTTCCGTTAATTGCTTGCTCTAAGCTAACATTTTTTAAATTAATATCTGTTAGATAATCTTGTTGTTCTAGTATGTCTTCAAATCTATCCTTTGGAATAGAAGATACAGAATATTCTAACATCTTTGCATTTAAATGACAGCATGGAATTACATTTCCCATATGATTTACAAAAATACGTTTTTGATTACCGTACTTGCAACTGATACAATTAGACTCTTCTACTTCAACTTTTTTATGTTTTACTCCGCCAGTATCTTTTCTATGACTAATGATCGTTTTAAATTCTTTAAAGCCTTCATTTGTTGCCATTTGTTTTGCAACTTCTAGTTGGTGTTCATTGTGTTCAAATACAATAAACTGCCAATTGGCTTTGCCGCCTGCTCCAATAAATGCTCTATAATTTTGCTGTACTTTTTTAAAATTAGAGCCTTCTCTATAAACTTCACTTAGTTCGTCGCTACCATCAATGCCCCATGTTACCTTATGGCTCGGCGGCATAATCTTTGCTAGTTTTTCCCACCATTGTGTAGTACGCAAACTACCATTGGTTGCAACATTAATATGACATCCCCATTCTGCAAAGTGTTCTACTATTTCATGAAACTGAGGATGACTGCAAGGTTCGTCCACACTGCCACAAAAATTGATAATCTTAATATTAGGAAACATTTCCTTTTGAAATCTTTGCTTAATAACTTCAAGATCTAAATAAGTTTTATTTAAAATTTGATCTGCATGTTTAGATATCACTCTAAAACAACCTTTGCACTTAATATTACAAAAGCTAGTAAGTTCAATATCAATCCATTCTAGTGTATCAGTTGTCCACATTATTCAAAGCACCACGGTAAGGTTGTTTTACTATCAGTTCCTCTTGCATTATCAAGTTCCAATAGATAGTTTTGCATTTTAATATTCTTTTCGTTGTCAAATTTATAATCTTTTAAAAATTCTTTTAATAAATCTATCGACGTTGTATCTTTAACTCTTTCAACTACTGATGGTTTTAAACTATTAATACTTAAATGAGAAGGCGTATTAAGTTTATGTATTTCCCATCGACCCCAATTTGATACTTTGTTGACTGTTTTATCTACATTTGGAAGATTCATTGCTTGAACTGTTATATTAAAATAAAAATCTTTAGTAATACTAGTTAGCTCTTTAACATTCTTAACAAAAGTTTCGTGCTTTGTAGGATACCTAATGATTTCATTAACTGTTCCCCATCCGTCTATACTAATTCCAAAGTTTAGTTTTTTAAAGCGTTTTAATATCTTTAATAACTTTGGTGTATTACTCACTGCATTAGTTTGAACTACAATCATTGTATTGTTACAATTCCAAGGGTGTTCTGATAATTTAGTAAGAAATGTTTGAACTGCTTTCATATAGAAAGGTTCGCCGCCTGCAATATAGATTTCTTCAGCAACGTTGATACAATTATCATAAATCCAGTCCCAGTCTAGCCCTTCTCTATCATTTTGTTCTAAATAAACTTTTCCATTATACTTTTCAAAAATTTCTAAGTCTTCTCCCCACTTAGAGCTATTGTAAGGATTACACATTGCACATTTTAAATTACATGTGAATCCTGGTCTAAGGTCCCATCTTAAAAGTTTTCCAGGAGATCCTCTTAATAAACTTTTTTGCCTCTTACTTTGTAAGCCTATTATTTCTTTAGATATACAACTTTGGCATTCAGGACGTTTCCAATCATCCTTAAATCCTTGTTGTATATTTTTAATAATAGGATTATCAACTAGTTCTTGAATGTTTTTTACTGCATTATATTCTGTTTGCTTAAAAAGGCAACATGGCGAAATAAGATATCCGCTACTCCGTTTATCTACATAAATGCTGTTTAGTGATTCTAAACACTTATAATCAGACATCTAAGATTTCCACATTAAAATGATTCTGTAGTGTGTCTTTGTAACTGTCTTTAAATTTACTTTTAGGTGCACATAATCCACAACTACATGTTTGTTTAGGACAAACAATTGTTGGCATTTTATTCATTGATAACTTTTCTTTAAGATCTGCAATAATCTTTTTACCTTCACTTATTTTACCTATTGGACCTCTTGTACCATCAAATCGTGCTTGACATGTTTGATGATGGAATACCTGATCTGTCTGTTGTTCTAAATGTAGGAAAAACCAATTTACACTACAATGCCAACCTTTAAACTCTCGCATGTTAACAAAGGTACTTTTGCGACTTTCGCCGCCAGCACTACTTAGACACATCTCTCGCATACCACAACATGGTCTTCCGATACTACTTCCTAAAACTTTTGTTGCTTCATTTTTCTTTTCGCCTGCGGCACTTAATACTTTTGATACTTCTTCTTCATCATTTAGTTTAGCATTTTTATATTTCCAATAATTTTTAATGTAATCTAATTGATCTGGTGTGTACTCATGAGCAAAAGTTGCTTTACTGTCAGGTTCTTCTCCAATAACCCTTGGAACATATTTACAACCAAGTGTGTCTAACCATTTGCACAATTCTTTACATTCGTCAAATTGTTGAGCATGAAACATAACATTAACATTCATTCGAAAGTCTTTAGGATATTTTATTTCTGCTTCACGAAATTGTTTAATTCTATCCTTAACTTGCTGTCGTAATTTATCATCCGATTCAGTATGATAGCTAACTGTTACATGTTGTATATTTTCGATAACTGCTTCAGCCATTTTTTCACTCATAGCCCCGTTAGTAGTTAATCCTATATTGGCATCCCATTTATGAGAATACTTTTTATAATATTCGTCATTTAAATATTTTACAAAAGGAATAAAATTAGGATTTACTGTAGGTTCGCCGCCTGTAAAACTAATACTTGCTAATTTATTATTTCTATACTGCATATAGGTATCAATATATTCAAACAAAAAGTCAGTATTAGATTTAAGATCGTCTAATGATGCGTGAGGACTAAAATTGTCATGCCTATGAGCAGGGCAATAACTACAATCATAATTGCAACGTCGGCCTAAATCCCAAGTAATTTGGAAAATATTTCCTGATAATAAATCTATAGTGTCAAAACTCATACTAATTCTTTCTCAGTTAATTTTTTAAAAAGCCATTGTGCTTCCCATTTATGACCATCATCTCCAAAATGTCTTCCATCGTCTTTGATATATTTTTGATATTTTTCTTTTCCTAAAATTTTTCTAATGCAAGGAAACTTGGTTTCGTCATGATGTGAGTATACAAAATCAAAATTATTTTCTGCATAACCTAAGCTAACAGTATATTCAAAGTCTAATTGCTTCCATTCTAAGTTAAGAAAATATAAAGTTGCTAATGGGTCAGCAGTTTCTTGGCGAAGATTATGTACATTAAACTTTTTTCTAGGCACTTGTTGGTAATGATAATTTGATGTTATTTCTTTAGGAGATTCAAAATGATGATCGTCTAGTACTTTCCACGATGTTAATCTGCCCGGAGTAGTACACTTTAAAATATACACATCATCTAAAGTATTGTAAAATTGTTTAACTTTTGATGAAAGATATAGATGATAATTTATACTTGTACCAGATACACCCCAATTATAAATTTTTAAATTAGGTGCAAGTAACGACAGATATTCAGGAAAATTAGATCTGCCAGTCAAACATTCAGTTTCTCTAATTTGTCCTTCAACAAAACTGCAACCAAAAATGTGTATACGTTTAGACATCTTTAAATATGTCCTTCATTTCTGGAAAAGTTTCATCGAATGAAATTCCACGCTGTTTATCACACAGTCCTAAGAATTCTTTCATTTCAGGTAGACGTTGACTCCAGTCTTCGCTTTCCATAAATTGTAACATACCGTCAAGACGTTTAATACCATATTCTGCTTCTCGCCACTGGTCATATGTAACTTTACCTTTATGCCAACTAGGAATACATAATTCCCAATTAGCTTCTAACCACGGATAAAATTCTTCATATTTTTTACGGCACTGTTCTTTAAACCATTTAGGCAAAGATCTAACGTTAAGATGTGCCGGCCAATATACAAAATGAAAGTTTACTGTACCCGCTCCAAATGGATACATGTTAATCTTTTTAAATCCTTCTTGTAATTTCCATTTGATAAAATCAGGAAGATAATAAATGTTTAATGCTTGTACTGCACAAGCAATTGTAACTTCAACATTATCTGTAGTTTCTTTATCTAAAATATGAAACACTTCTTTTGTTCTATCCCATTTACTAGGATAACGAATGTATTCATTCATTTGCTCAATGCTGTCTACGCTGTAATGGAATCTAACAAGTTTAAAATGACTCCATAATTCAAATAAATCGTCACGCCATTCAACACCATTTGAATTATAACGTAGTTCTAATTCTGGTGCAAGTCCTTGGCGTATTGCTTCCTCAAGTATTTCGTAGTGTTCTTCGATAATAAGACTTTCGCCGCCGGCAAAATAAATTTGCTTCATGTGTTTCATCTGTTCATAGAACTGTTCCCAAAATACAGGATTTTGCTTATGCCAGTTATAACTACTACCATTGGTACTACCTTTGTTATCCCATTGCATAATCTCTTTAAGTGATTCATTTTTAACTTCTGGAAAAATTGCTTTGTAATCTTTAATCCAACCCGAACTATCATGCGGACTACACATAACACATGCTAACTGACACTTGGTTCCAAAACGCAAATCAATGTATGCCAATTGCGGAGGAACACTACCATCCGGTTGTGTTTCTTGTAAAATTTGATCTAGATCAACACGCTGACTCCAATATGCTGTTTCCCATTGACGCTTACTTCTATGTCCATTTTCTTCTTCTCGGAAACATTTCATACAGCTAGGAGGCTTTTCACCTGCAAGCATTTGTTTACGTACATTCTTCATATACGTACTATTCCATGCTGTATTAAGGTCAGTAACATTTAAATTATTAGGACGACCTTCTTCATCTTTAAGTATACCTACTTGTCCGCCATATTCTTTATCATTCGTTGGACCAACGCTACTTGCATTTGCTGTACAACATACACGCATACTGCCGTCGGGTCTTGTGCTTAGATGCACCCATGGTAATAAACAAAATGTTTCTGATGGATACTTAGGTTTTTCTGTCATTTTAATGCCTCAAATCGTTGCGTTGCAACTTTGTTTTGTTTACAGTTTTCTATACACTTTGGAAAAATACCGTTTTTAATTCCTGTATATAAATTAGTATACCATTCACTATCAAAAATATCCTGTATACTATTATGTCCATTTAGTCTATGATGTTCAGTTCCGTGATCTTTACTGTAATGTTGCCATAGACCTCTAAATCCACTCTTAGTTCCCCACCAGCAACACGGAACAACATATCCATGATGTGTAACATATAGTCCTTGATCTTCTATTTTAGAACTAATACATCTTGGAATAACTGTTGGAACTTCTTGTTTTTTCTCAACTTTAGGGTCACTTTTATGCTGAGAGTTTTTACCTAAGTCTGCTCTTGGGCTTCCGATAAATTTTACTCTACTAAATCCTTCTTTGGCTGCAATATCTTCTATAAGATGAGCTTGATGTTCGTTATGCGAAAAATATATGAATTGCCATACAGCGTCGCCGCCGGCAGCAATATAATTTCTAAAATTTCTTTGTACTTTTTGCCAATCAACATTTACTCTATAAATATGGTTAGTATCTTCTAATCCATCTAATCCCCAATTTACTCTAACACGACCATTTGACTCTTTTGAAATTTCTCCCAACGTTGTCCAAAACTCATCATTACGTGTTCCGCCGTTAGTAGCAATAGAAATCTTAGGTTTGCTAGTAAACAATTCATCATTAGATAAAATCCATTTAACAATTTCAATTAAATCAGGATTAGTAGTTGCTTCGTCGTAGTTACCACACATATGGATTAGGCGCAAATCAGTCCATTTATCTTTAGATACCCAACTTTTAAATTGTTCTAAACTTACATACATACTATTCACATCAAAGTGATAATCCATATCAATAAGTTTATCATTAATAAATGCACGAGCACAGGCAGGACATGCCGCGTTGCAATAATTTGACATTTCAATTTGCAGTTTAGTTTGTCTTTCTACTGGTACTTGCCAACTCATTCTTGTTCCACCATAACATTTTGATAGGCTTTATTAAAGCCACAACTAGCAACACACCGTTTCATATGTTTATTGTGTGACGGATTCCAGCTTTCTTCTAAAACCTTAGTATACCAAGGATGTTTCATAACTTCTTCAATGCTATGTTTTTTTAAACTATTCCATCCTGTAGAATATTCAGATAATTTTTCTAAAATGTTTTCTTTGTTCTTAAACGCACTATCCCACAAAAAACAACAAGGCCACATCTCTTGGTTTGCATTAATAAAAATTTCGCCTTCATGAACATACTTACAAACAATAGATTTTACAACTTCTTCATCTACTTGATTAGTTTGAATTTTATTCATCAACTCTAATACTTCGTCTTTACGTGCATGTTCTTTGCTACCAGTAGTAGTAATAGTTTTTACTTCTTTAGTAACGTTTCCGCGGCCTTCTTTTTTTGCAATTTGGGCAGTCCATTGATTTAAGCTATTACGCATGCCTGTTCTAATTACAAATTTTAGTCCCAAACTTTTAGCATGTGCTTTAGCAACTTCAATTTCGTGTTCGTTATGATCAAATACAATAAAAACCCACTTAGATCTTGTATCATCACCTTTATAAGAATTTTCTGCGAACGCTTCGATATTACGTTTTACTATATCAAACTTTGTGTTTACACGATAAATGTGATTAGTTTCTCGATGTCCGTCAATACAGAACATCATAATTAAGTCTCTTCCGTATTGTTTGCTTAGTTCACCTAGTCTATACCAACTTGCTTTAGGTGCAACGCCGCCATTAGTACTAATTGTAACATATGCGCCGCCTTCTAATAAGTATTCTACAATTTCAACAAACTGTGGGTGAATTGCAGGATCTCCTAGTACGCCGCATAGCCTAATATCTTTATCTTTTAAATGTGCCTCGTCTGGTAATATTCTTTTTAAGTCATCAAGTGAAAAACTTGTTACTTCTAAGATGTCTCGGTTAAGTGTTCTTGCACAACCTGGGCATGCGGCATTACAATCACTTGTAATTTCCAGTTCGATTTTGTGTATGTCATTTATGTTTATCATTATATATGTACTTATTTAAACTGTTCAGTGAAAGGATCAAACTCGGCGCCGCACTTTGTAGCACATACTTTTAGTTTGCCGGCATCACAACTAGGTTTATTCCAACTATCTTGTATTTCATCAAATATACCTGTAGCAAAAACTTTATCAAGACCATTACGTGCGTCTAGTGCATTTTTATCAGGAATAAAATCCCATATCTGTTCTACTTTAGGATCTTTGTGCCACCATTTATACATACGACCAGCAGTCCAGCAACAAGGCAATGCTAGTCCTTCTGCTGTAATAAAGAGGCTACCTTCTTTTTTAACTTTACATACGATAGGAGCCGCGTTAAAATAAGCATCCATACTGCCATATTTCTTGATAATGGCTTCTTGTTTTGTAAGAGCTTTGTTTTGGTATTGTGCGTCCGGCTTTTTGAGCTCTGCTGTATCTTTGCCTTTACGGTCTTTGGCCTGATGCTTTTCTTTTTTGTTTGTCTTTGCATCTACAAATCTTCCTGTTTTCTTTTTTATAAACTTCTCACATCCCCATGCATTAGCTAACTGTTCAGCTTCTTCGACTTGATGCTGATTGTGTTCAAATATAAGAAAGTCCCAACGTGCTCTACCGCCAGCATCGATAAACGCTCGCATGTTGCGTTCTACGTTGTCCCAATTTACCCCTTGTCTGTAAATATGATTCGTATCGCGAAGACCATCGACACTAAAAATAACAGCCCCCATTCTTCCAAAGACATAGGCCAATTCATTCCACCATTCAACATTTTTTGCTCCTGCATTTGTATTCATGCTTAACCACATCGTTGGGTTATGTTCACGAAAGTATTTGAATATTTCTAATGTGTCACGAGCAACAATAGGATCACCTAAGTTACCACACATATACATAGTATTAAGCTGTGCAATAAACTCTGGGGAGAATATTTTTTTACAATCTTCTAATGTAAGTTCATCTAGATTAATATGAGGATTAATTCCTTCGCCATTCATATTACGGTCACACATAGGACAACTGGCTTGACAGTTTTGTGTAACTTCTAAATGAATTGATCGTATGTCGCTATAATTATACATCTATTACCAACTTTATATCTTTACCCGGTCCAACTTTACTAGGCAAGTCACCGTATTGATCTACATACCACTTAATAACTGCACGATACCAGTTTTGACTATCGTGGTGTGCTTGTTTATTAAACTGCCAAATATTGTTGTTAGTTGCTTGCATTGTACTTAATGCTCTAGCACTTTCAGTTTGCAGTTGTCTAAGTGATAAATTACTTGTATCCAATGCGCATATACCTCGTATATTTTTCAAGATCTAATTCTCCTTCATACAATAATGTTGTCATAGGAGCCATTCTAGCAAAATCGTGCATGCTAGTAGTACAGTTAACGTGTTCTTCAACTTCATAGAAATCGTTACTTTGTAATACAACTAATCTTCCTGCTGGAATTAAATCATACCACTCACTAAAATTTTTAATGTGTTCACAACTTGTATTAATAATAGTATTAGGAATATCTCCTAAATCAACGGTTGTTCCATTAGCACGTAATACTGTGTATATTGCATTTTCGTAATTTATCTCTTTAATATCTTTAGTACATGATTTAAATTTCCAGCCGTCTAGCACCCAGTTTTTATTAAATGCTTCTGCTACTTCTCTGCAAGTATCATCGATGTCAAAACTTCTAAATTTTTCAATTTTTAAATTGTTTTCAAACATCATAGTAGCAAGTGTAGCATACCAACCAGCACATAAAAATACAACACCTAGATCAAGATTTAATTTTTTTAGTTCTGATACTAGCCACTGTTTACTTTTTATCTGACCTCGACTAATACAGTCTGGATCAAAGTTTTCGTTTTTTTGTAATTTACGGATCCCTTCAATAAAAGGTGTATCTTTCATCTGTTTAATTGCACGAAATAAACTCCATACGTTATCCTGTAACAATGCTTTACGTAAATCATCTTTATTGTCATCTGTAACAATTCTAAAAATACTATTAAGATCTTTGTCAATATATGCTCTACGTAGATCTGATAGTTTGCTACTAGTGGGATATAATAGTTCTAATCTATCTAAAATTTCATGAGTTTGCATCAAATTGCTCCTTTAACCAATCAAAGTCGTTTATTAATTTAATATCATTGCTGTTAGAAAGGCCAAACTGCATACCAGCCCTAGCACCTCCCAACGCATACTCACCAAACTCTCTATCGTGTCCCAAGGTTGTCCAAGTTTTGAGTCTTTCATTTGTTTCATCCTCATGTTGTCTATCAATTGTTTTACTTGCTAATTTAGCACATTCTCTAAAAGCACTTTTCCATGTGTTAAACGGATCTGTATTAAATGCTGTAATATTAGATATCTCATTAATTACTTTAAATTTATCACTAATACTAGTTGTCATATCTGTTGTACTTGTATCCATTTGCTTAGTTAATTCAGTTGGAAATAACTTTACGCCGCCATACCCATAAATTAAATTATTAATAGGATTCATGCTTCTATAAACATGCACTGTATCAGATTCGGTTGTATAGTAATTAAAATCAAATTCATCAACAATTACTGCGTCGCCGTCTACAACAAAAAAGTAATTAGTAGTTGATAACTTAGCCGCTTCAATATGAGCATTGTGGATCCCTTTTACATTACTAACTCGCTTTACTCTGTCATCACCAAAGATTCCAACTGTATTAAATCTACTATATAAATCGTCAAAATTTTGTTCTGCATTTGGTTCATGATAACTTATAAACACTATGTCGTACATTGTTTGCACTCCTTGTAAAAATTCTTTAATTCAGGAAATACAGTTAAGAAATCGGTGCCTCGGCGTTTGTCAAACTGAGTAATAAATTCATAAAACATAAATCTACGTTCTTTAGCAAGACTGCCAAACTCTTCTGGATTTTTAAATCGTTTATCTAAATCTTGCACAATTCTTTTTAAATCATTTGTTTCATGCTCGTCAAAATTTTCTTCCATAAACTTTATACAAGGAATTAAATATGTTTCAATCATGTCTTCAGTTGCAATCATTGCATCAAGAAATCCAGGATTTCTTACATATGGAATTGCAATTCTCACTCTGTTTTTAAAACTATTACGTAGTCTTAACACAATTCCAAGAAACGGTCTAAATGTAGGAAAACTTAAAATATTAAATGCTGACATAAAACTTAGTTTTCCGTTAGTATTTTTTAGATACAATAATACATTATCATAGAATTGTTGCCAATTCATTCCTGTTCTACTATACTCTGCTTGCGCTCCTTTACTTTCAGCACTTACATGTAAGGTAAATCCTTTAATACAATTATTATTTTCAAGATGCTGTATTTTTTTAATAAACTTATTCCATAGCTTTCCTGGGGGACATGCATTTGTATTAATAGAAAATTCTAACTGAGGTTGAGGATTATCTATTAAATGTTGCAATACTTTATCAGTATGTTTACTTAAAAGAGGTTCACCTCCTGTAATACGAAAAGTGTGCATATGTTTAACTGCTTCAGGAAACCATTTCCAAAATGCGTTAATATACGGGTTATCTTCTCTTTCAGGAATTTGCTTTTGATATTCATCTAGTTGATTGTAAAACCAATTGATCGTACTAAACTTATAATGACCGTGTTCTTTAATTTCTTCAGTCCATTTACTACTAAATGCTGGTCCACAATAACTACACTTAAAATTGCATACATTAGAAAAACTTACTTCAACATATCTAGGATAAAAATCATCATATGCGTTAGAATTTACAATTTTGTGATAATCTGGCCAACTCCAATAATTTCTACTTTTCCATATTCTATCACTATAATGATCCGTGTTATCTTCAATGCGCCAACAGTAATCACATTCACTAGGTCTTTCACCGCTTTTCATCTGTTGGCGTGTATTCTTTTTAAACATTGTATTATGTAGTAATTGCGGATTTTCTTCAACTTCGTTAATTGGAATTGTATGTGCCTTTACATGATGACAACTATGATTTAATCCTGATCCTAAGTGTATAGTAACCTGTGTCCATTTAGCCAAACAGAATCCGCATCCTACTTGATTTAACTTTTCTTTAACTTTTTTAGGATCTGTTAATTCCATTTTATTCCTTGTCTATAATAAACTGCTGGGCACTATTTCTACTAGGATTTTGATAAACTGTTTTAAAAAAAGCACTTTGTTCTTCAGTAAATGGCTGAATAGCAATTGGACATTCTAGTTCATTTACTAGGCGTGCGCCATGTATAAAAATTTCGTCATGTAATACTTCTAGTGGCAACGCATCTCGGCCGGCCCATAGATCGTTTAAATATTTAAAATCTCTTACATTTACATAATCCCAATCATCTAACATTGTAGCAACTAGACCTTCACGTGCTCCATAAATTGCCCAGTTTCCATTTGGAGTATCAGAACCAACCATTAACCAAATCCACAGTCTGTGTAAATTTTTCCAATGGCCAGAAAGGAAATTTTCTTTAGTAGGTTTAACACCTCGGTCTAATGCCATCTTTACACCTTCACGAAATCCAGCTCGCCATGCTTGATGTGGCGTGGCGTTATTATACACATCACTATAGCAACTGTTCTGTTGAATGTATTGCAAGTCCCAACAAAAATCTACTTGGGCAGACTTATTATCTGGATCGGCGTTTTCGTGTGTACGCATATTAAGCACATACTCTTTAGGCCAACATTTTAAACCGCCGTTGCCGTACATAAGTCCATTAATAGCATTTTTACCACACCAGCTAATAACACTATTTTCTAAATCTGTATGTTCGTCAAAGTCTAATACTTGATTAATAAAATCTGGACGAATTTTATTATCGCCATCAACTGTAATAAATCGATCCGTTTCACTTAATTCAGCACATGCTTTATGTGCGGCATCACTACCTTCTACGCCATGCACACGTTTAGCCCAAGGTGCCTTAGTAAGCAAGTCAGCATAATTTTCTTCTGCATTAGGTTCATCATAACTCAAATATATAATATCTTGTTCTGCAATCTTTAACTTCATTTCTTTTCCTCATACACGCATCTAGTTATTTTGCTATTTGAATAAATGCTGTATTCATCTGGTACGTTTAAATCTACATGTTGTGTGTCACTTAAATTGAACTTAACTGACTTATACAAAAAATGCGGATCTTCTTTTTTTGTTACACTAAACAGTATTTCTTCTTCTAACTTAGAGTCTACAAGACTCTGATTTGTACTAATATAACATAAATTATGTTGCTTGTCAACTGTAAATATTAGATCATGCAAACTATCATCAGATATATGCAATACTTTATTGAAAACAAATTTATCATTTATAGATATGTTCTTTTTTAACTTATAAGTTTTAGTTATAATGTCAAACAGAACTCTGTAATCTTCCATTTTATCTTCATAGGACTGTATTGGTGCTATTTCTCTTTCGGTAACTTCAATATATTCGTAGCCATCTTCAATGGAAGCCCCTACACTAAACAGTTCGCCTGTTTCTTTAACAAAACATGCATACTGTTTTCTATCCCAATTAGCATACATTGTATTTCTCCATAATTTGATTACAAAATTTATCTTCTGTATAATGAAATACACCTAACTGACTATAATTTCCTATTTTTAAGTTACATTCATCATCCATATAATACGGAATGTCATCTAACCAATTATCACTTGGATTACTCCAGTCTTGTACTTTTGATTTCATGTGAGTAAATGATAATAAGTTGCAAGAGTATTTTTCTAAATTAGTATTTAAAACTGCTATTGCATGATTGATATCCATACTACTTAACCTAGGCTTTAATTTCTTTAAGTAAATATTGTAAAATTCCTCATGATTTTTACAAACTAATTCTAGATGTTTATAATATTGTAATCCAATATCGTTCTTTTTAAAATAATGAAATGCACAATACACGTTTGGTAAGTTATTTTTTATAAATGCTTGTCTATAATAATTATCTTTAACTATAGTACCTTTATATGTTTGAACATTTGTAGTAAAGCATACGTCATATTTTTCTAAATAGGTCCAAACATGGTCTATATTAGATAAAAATATCATGTCAGTATCTAAAACAATAGTTTCTGTATAGGGAGTTACATGAAAGATTTTCCAACGATCTTCAGTACGATAAAAGTCGGTGCCAGATTGCCAAGGTATAGCAATTACATTATCAAATACATTACGATACTCATCTGGAAGTTTATCATTAGTAATAATAGAAACACTATTAATTTCTTGTGTTTTCTTAATACTCAATGCGCAAAGATATGCCTGTTTCACATAATCTTTGCCTGAAGCCATCATTACATATCCTTTAGACATTTATTAACTTATCCAAACTAAATTTATTCATTACGTGTACATTCATATTATTTGTTGATGCTAATGTATACTCGCCATGAATATTCTCCTTTTCAAGAAGAAATGTTAATTGTTCATCGTGTAGCTTATGTAAAATATCTCTATCTAGAGAATAATATAACTTTCCAGGCAACGATTTAGCCCAGTCTAAATCTTTAAATCCGTTCAGTATGTGTATTGCAATACTAAACGCATGATCATTTCTAAAGTTACGAGATCCTAGATCATAAACATATTGATAATGTTCCCAATTGTTTACTACATAATTTAATATAGTAAAGAATGTTTTAATTTCTGGCGTTTTTTTAAAATAAAATATTGAAGCCCAATAAAATGGAATACCCTTATCATTAATATAATCAAATTCTTTATGCTTGCGCCATGATGCTACATCAATACATTCTTTATAGATTTGAAATTCATGGATGCTATCAAATGCGTGTTTCAATGTATCATTACAAATAATAATATCAGTGTCTAATACTAAGGTCTGATTATAAGGAGTTAACTCATAACTGTTAGACCTACCAAAATTTTTAAAATATAAAGTTTTATAAGTTTCTTGGCCGTTTCGATATCGTTTAAAATTATTATCTGAGTCGCTGATAGTAATAACGTTATCAAATATTTTTCTATAACTGCTATTAATTGCATCTGGAGTTGAAGTTACAACCGTAGTGGGCAAGTTTAAATGCTTGCGAATTCGATTAGCAAGCAAAACTGCTTGCTTTACATAATCAATTTCACCATTATTATTTGCAAAGCATAATACACCTTTACTCATTAACTAAGCCTTCAACATTTCTTTTAGCTGTAAGGATTGTGTATTCAGAATAGTATCTATTAGATGCTGTAACATATTGCTGTTTTGCTAAATTAACAAACTGTTTTAGATCTTCGACTAATACTGGGGTGTCGTTATCATCTGTAATTACTGTTTTCTTAACATCGAGCATTAGTAGATTAGAAACAAAAGAAAATAACTCTTTTGAAACAGTGAATCTTCCGCCTAAGTGATACAGTACTAAGTCTTCTTGATATTTTTGTTGCAATAGTCGCTTTTGTGTACTAAGTGTCGCAGAAAAATTAGCAAACTCTAATGCTTTCTTTAGATCGTTATCCATAGTTATACTCCTAGTTAAGTATAAACTATTTAATCTTAGAGGTTGTCAGTTGTATTGAAAGTTGGCGCTGGAACGTTAACACTACTTGCGTTATTTGGTCTTCTTTGTTGTATTGTACTTGTTGTTGTAGCCGTTACTGCTTCGTCAAAGTTGGGATTAGGGCCTTTATCTTCATTGAATGTAACACGGAACGTTAGTACTGCACCATTTTTCTGTGCTTCAACTAAGTAATCATTGGCTCCGTACGCACTTGCTGTCTTGTTAAACACTGCTGTATAAGAGCCAGGTAAGTTTGAATATCCATAATTAGTGCCAGTTGAACCGTTGCTTGTTGTACTTCTGCCAAATACTACAGTTCCTACGCTAGTCATCAAATTTCTCCAGTCGTTGTTAATTGGAGTATTTCCTGAACCAATAGTACCACTTAGGTTAATAGTTCCGCCTGCGTTAAAAAATACACGCATATGTTCTGCACCACTAATTGTAGTTGTAGAACCGTCGCCGTTTGTTACAGCATAACCGGGGAACGTTACTGTAAATATGTGGTTAATATCAGTTGACCAACTTGCAGTTCTTTGACTTGATGTTCCTGCCTGCAATCCTGTTTGGTTTGCATTAACATTGAGTCTTGCGCCTTGACATGTAATACTCAAGGATTCGTACTGTACATATCCTTCTTTTGATATAGTATTGCTTTCCTCAACAGTATCGCCTACTGATGGTTGTGCAATTTCTGTAGGTACTGCACCAGTTTGGTGTAGTCTAATTCTATACATGTCATTGTAAAGTTTGACCATGTCGGCAGCTTGCACTGTTGCGCCTGAAGAAATTGTAGCACTTTCAACTGCTTGTCCGTATCCTTCGTCTCCGGAACCGAGCCCTAAGACTGCGGCAATTCTTGCTCGAATAATGTTGTACCTTGCCGCGGTAATTGTATCGCCTACTGCCATAATATGTTTCCTCTTCTATACTTATACTTTAAGTACGCACTCAACTAATTTTTCTGACTCTTCAGTGTTTGATTCCAATGCAATACCAACTAAATTTCCGCCATTGATTACTGTATTTGCTGTACCGTTGTCTCCAACATATACTGCCTGTCCTTTTTTAACTGAACCTGTTACTCTTACAGGAACACGACCTTTTAGTGCAATGTACTGTCCGTCTGCTTCTGAATTCATCATAAATGCAGGATCAGTCGATACAACACCAATTGCTATATCACCTACTTTTGTAGGTTCTACTTCGTGATCAGGATGATCGCAAACTGCTACTACTGTACCAAATGGTAATTCTTCGTTTGTTGAATATTTTTCTGCTAAGTCAGCATATCTAGCACTAGTTGAAATACCATTAAACACATTAGCAGATAAGTTACCTGAACTATCTCTAACTGCTACAGTATTATTTGTTGCGTTTACATCACCTGTTCTAAAGTTTGCACCAACTTGTAGGTTAGTTGCATTTGTAGCAAGACCGTTAAATGTAGTTGCGTACATGTTTCTAAACTTAAAGTTTGAAGTGCCAACGTCGTATGTTGTCGTAGATGTTGGAATTAGTCCAACAGCCGAAACATGGAATGGTTCAGTTGTTACGCCTCCAACAGATTTAACTCTAAACCTAATCTTTTGTCCAGTAGTATTCTCAATAACACCTTCGTCACCAGTTCCTGCTTGGTCAATATATACTGCTAAGTCGTTTGCCGCGCCGACTGTAAATCCAACATCGCCAAATCTAACAACACTAGTAAAATTTGCGTTACCTGAAAGTGCATATGCCGAAGCTAGTTGACCGTTTAATCGGTCTGAATCAGTTGCAGTTCCCCAAAATCTATGAGTACTTGATGTAACACCTGTTGATCCTGTGTTTCGTAAGGTAACACCTTGTCTAATTACATCAAAACCTGTAATTACATTCGAAGGATCTGTTTGGTCAATAGTAAATTCGGCATTACTAATAATAAATTGTACGCCGTCTTCGACTGTACCTTTAATAATAGTTCTATTTGTTAGGGTAGTATCTCTTACTTGCGAAGTAACCATAGCTGTTACTGTATCACCAATAGATTGTGGACCAATTAGGACAAATCCACCGTCGCTATTTTGTGCATACAGTTGGTTATTTGATGTATCCCACCAAAAATCACCAGTAGTTAATCCAACTGGTTGTGTGCCGGATACTTCAGCTCCGCCTGTTGTTCTAAATTTTGTGCCGTCATAAAACTTGAGCTTCTTTAAGCTACTATCAAACCAAATCTGACCGCTTAATGGGTTAGCAGGTGAATTGCCGCTAGAGAAGTTTTCAAGTAAATGTACAAAGTTTTCGTTTTGAATTTCACCATAACCGGCATAGTTTTTACCTACTAACTTAATAGTAGTACTTTGGTCAATGGTTCCGTCCTCGACAGTGGCTAACTGTTGTCCATTTGTTAAATTAATTATATATGCCATTTACTAATACCCCTAATTGTGTTATATGTATTTATACTAAAACGCCCGGAGTTAGGTCTTGCACATATGTCCATACTCCTCCTACTACTCTATACAGTTTTAACGAACGTTGTACGGTTGAACTAATCGAACCAGTAGCGTTATTAAATGTAGCACTGTTAATTACACTTACAGATCCGTTGTCATTACCGCTGATATCTAATGCTTGTACAATAGTTGTTGATTCATTAAACGCAGTGTCTAGTGCAGAACCTGTTAGCGTAGCTGTAGCACCTGTTGTAGTTGTGCAATGTATTCTTGCTTCTGTATTATCTTGTTTATTTCCTGATGGAACAATGTCATTTAAAATAATGCCAACATTAGTATTAAGTTGTGCGCCGGTTCCTAACCCTGTAACATCAAGAGTTAAAGGAATTACTTCTAAATTAATCTGACTGTCAACATAATTTTTTGTAGCAACATCTTGAGGAGCAACTGGATCTAATACATTTCTAATTTTTCTACTAGTAACAAAATTTAAATCACCAGCAAGTGTTGCATTTAATCCGTTGCCGCTTCCGTCAACAGCATTAGTAACAACAGAAATACCGCCTGGAAAACTAATATTGCCAATAGCTGCCGATGTCAGTGTACCTAACTGTGTAATACCACTTGCATTAGAGCCTGTAATAATATCAACCCCATTGAATTTAAGTGATCCTGATCCTGTAATATTAATGCTTGTATTTGATGTCCACGCATTAGTTACATTTCGCCATAAAAATTCTTTGTTGCCGTTTGCCGACTTAACAATAATACCAGATTCATCAACTTGTGCATCTGTTAATAATGTACTATCTCCTGCATCAGCAAGAGTAATACTTTTATCTTTAACAACAAGTTCTTCAGTTCCAATAGTAACAGTATCACCATCTACTATAAGACTTCCTGTAACTCTTAAATCGCCGCCAACATCTAATGTGTATGATGGATTATCATTATAAATTCCAACACGGCTATTCTGCGATTTAATACTTAGTGCATTTTGAATACCAGAACTATTACGCATTTGAATAGTATAATTTTGATTTGAAATTTCGTTTAGAGCAACAACGCCTTGACTAGTTACTTTTAAAACATGGTTCTCAGATAATCCTACTGTAAGTCCGCCGTTGTTTCTAACAATTAATGCACCAGTAGTTGTATCGTCACTATCACTTGCTAGGAACTGTCCGGCTCCTCGCTCTACTCCAGCATCATCAACTAGCTTTCTAGTATTGTTTGCTGTTCCAGCAAAAATAAAATCACTGTCAACAACGTTAAATCCTTTAACTACATCTCCAGTAAAACCTGGAATTGTATCTACATTCTGTGGAGTGAATCCAATTTTACTCCATAAGCCAACTAAAGAGCCGCCAACCCAATACTTAACAATAGTTCTACTTGTACCTGTACTATCAAGCACAGTAATAACTTGTGGGCCCGAGCGTCCTTGGAACGCATTATAAATAGGTCCTGCTAATTCTAAATCAGTGCCGTCAAAAAAGTAAAGTTGATTAGAATCGTTGTTAATCCAAAGATCACCTGCAACCATTACTGGCTGTGTAGGTTGCACAATTGGGCCTCCGCCAGTTGTCCAGTTAGTTCCAGTGTAAACTTTTAATCTTGATACTGATGAATCCCACCAAATTTGCCCTGATAAAGGATTAGCTGGTGCTGATGAACCTGAAAAGTTTTCTAGCAGTCTTATAAAGTTTTCGTTAAATGCTTCACCAAAACCCGAATATCCTTTTCCTACTAGTGTAATATCAGTAGTTGAAGCGTCAATTTGTCCATCTGCGAGATTAACTAATAATGCTCCGTTTGTTTTATTAATTTGATATGCCATTTATTAGCCCCCAACTCCTGTATAGATAATATATTTGACTGTTAAGAACGGGTTCATAACATTGTATGGCGTACCTAACTCAGTAACATCAAATGTCTCGTATTCTTCAAGTCCTGTATTTGCATTATAAGTAATATTTCTTCTATTTAGAACTCCGCCTGAACTTGTACGTGCTTGTCCTGCTCCTGAACCTGTTGGAGCATCATATGGAATAGTATCAGCATCTTGCTGTACACCACTATCGTCAAGTATTACATAGAATTGAGCACCTTTTGGTGATCTTAAATCGTGTTCGTGTTCTGGCAAGTTTTTAACGTCAATTGCTCTACTTTCAACACCCGAACCAAGACCAACTGTATCAGCGTTAACATCTGAAACTCTATTAGCACTTGTACCGCCCATATTGTCAGCACCTAGTGGGAATCTACCTCTTAGATCAGGTACACCAAAGAAACCTGATTGTACCTGGCTTTGGTCTTTAAACTGATATAAAATTGTGTTATACAATGTAAGATAATCTGAAATTCTATATTCTGTACCGTCACATAACAACCATCCTGGAGGAATATTAATACCTGCATAAGGTATAATAGTAGCAATAGGAATAACTGGAACACTACTTACAAGTGCTTGTTGACTAATTTTAAACACGCCGGTATTGTCGCCGGAGATTCTGTTAATAATAATTTCGTCATCATTATTTGGTACTGTTGTTAATTGTTTGTTAGCAATAAATGTGTTACTAATTGATGTTGTAAATGTCTTAGATGTTCCACCTACTTGTCCGTCAAAGGTAATTTGGTTTGAACTAACATCGCCGGAAATTTGGAAGGTTGTCGCACTGGTTAACTTGTTTGCGTTTGTAGCACCACCTGTTACTGTACCGGTAATGTTACCAATTAAGTTTCCTCTAAATTCAACAGCATTTACAGTTGCCCAACGTTTTTCGGAACTACCTAGTGAATATGTTTGTGTTGCATTAGGTAAAATTGATCCTGTTGTGCTATTACCGGCAACATTTAAGTCTGTTCCAACAAATAGTTTCTTAGCAATACCAACGCCGCCGCTAATCTTAACAGCGCCTGTTCCAATACTAGCACTGTCAGTAGTACCTTGCACAATTAAGTTTGCGCTTGTTTGAATTGAGCCTAATACGTCTAATGCTTCTGCTGGACTTAGTGTGTTAATACCTACTTTTTCTGTAGAGTCAATTCTAATTACGTTTTTTTGCAATCCTAAGTTATTAACTTTAAAGTCAATTGGTGCTCCTGAGGTTAAGTTAGTAATAACGCCCGAAGTTCCTTGAACGTCGAATGTTACACTTGCAGTTTGTCCAACTTGTAGTCCTTTGTTGTTACTAATAATAATCTGTTGATCGGAAGTACTTGTTTTGTCACTTCTTAAAAATTTAGTAGCACTAACTATTTCACCGCTTACAATAAGATTTTCAGCTTTTTCACTTGTACCTAAATATTTGCTAATACCGCTACCACCAATATTTGCAGTTGAAAGATTAAGTCCTGGTTGAATAATTGTAAATCCTGCAATTGTACTCTTTGGCTGGAATGTTTTAGTACTGTAAATTGCTACAGGTTGTCCTGCTACTTCAATTTGCAAGATGGTATATAGTACTTCGTCTTTACCCGTTACTACTACTGGCTTTGCACCTGTTAGCAAACCGTCACTATATTCTGGTCCAACTAGTGTCCATCCTGAACCTGTAAAAATGTAAAGCTGATTGTTATCAGTATCTGACCATAAGTCGCCAGTTAATGCATTTGCAACATCTGGAGCAGTATTTCCTTTTTTCAAACCACTTGCATTAACCCATCCAGTACCATCATAAATTTTAAGGGTATCAATACCCACTGAAGTGTCGTACCATAGCTGTCCTTGAATTGGACTTCTTGGCTCGTTTGCATTTGCAAAGTTTTCTAGTAGTTTTAAAAAGTTTTCTGAAATAACAGAACCGTAGCTAGTTGTATTACGTCCTGGAAGATCTAAACTAGTTTGCTGATTAATTGTACTATCTTCAATTGAAATAGTACCTTTGTTGCTGTCTGAATAGTTAATTGTATATGCCATTATTCATTAAACCCCGATAAACTTTGTACACGCACAGTGTAATCGATTTGAATAAGTCTATTCAAACTTTTTTGTACTGGGTGGAAAATAACATGTGTTAATAGTCTACCTTGACCTGAAGGACTATAACTTACTAATCCTAATTCGTCAAATACATATAAACTATCTGCATTAGTAGCGTTGTCTACAGCATCTTGGCCACTTGGTTCACCATAGTCAAGTAAACAAGTTACAAGAATATCTGTATAATTTGTACCACTAACGTGTCTTGATTCAATTTTGTTACGAGCAGGGTCGGTGTTGTTTACACTTCTATCGTCAACTACTTTAATAAATGTTTGGTTATAAAGACTAGCATTAGTACCCGTACTGTTAGGTGTAAGGTATGTAATAATTCCAGTTGGGTCAATGCTTGTGCCTCCATTACCAAATGCCATTTGATATATAAAGCCTTGTCCTGCGTTAGCTAAACTTTCTGCAAGTGAGATACTCATGTTCTCGTAATGTATTGCATTACGTTTATCTACAATAACTTCGCCCGTTTCTGGATTAGAAATTTTAATGTGTCCTTGGAGCATAACTCCGTTTTCTTCTTTTATGTTATCCATCATACCTTTTTCCTATACTGTATTTATTTGGGTAGCTCCACCTTTTCTGCCTTAAAGAAACGTGCTACTAAAGTTTCCGAATCAAATAGTGTAATTCCTGGTGTTTCTGTCCAAAGAGTACCTTGACGTCTTACAATTTGAATTTTAATTCCTTCTGCTGGTGTATTTAACAGACTTACGAATGGTGTTGTACCGTCTACACTAAATTCTGCCGCTAATGTAACATCTGCTTCTGGACTATCTTGATTAAGTGTATAATCAAAACTCTGTATTGCATTCTTACGTAGTCTGCGGCCGCCTACAAATACTTCAAACTCGTTAATGCTTATTGGCGTAAATCCAAGTTCAAACACACTAGATGTACCGTCTGCTACAATTTCATCAACAATAGTTTTATCAGCATACGGTGCTGTTTGCATCTGATTTGCATTGTATACATCACTACCTATTAAGTGTTCTGTTGGAACTCCTGTACCTAATGTACCTCTTTGAATTTGTTTTAATGTATTGCCATCCTTGATTAGATATTCAATTCGTTCTCCGTTAACAAAAATAATTCCTGGAGTCTTGCTATTCTTATCCGGTGAACTTAATCCATTTGCATTATCTAATACAATTTGTTTATCAAATGTATATAACGGCTCTGCAAGTTTATAAGGTTGAACATCGCCTAGACGCTTATAGATGTTTCTATTAAGAATATCTTTAAACTGACTAAATCCAAACTTAGGTGTAATCTGTCCAACAGCACTAAACTGTATTATCTCAACAACATCGTTGTCTACAAAACTTTGTTTATATCTTAGATACTGTTTATCTGTAGTTAATGTATAATCAACACTAGGTGTTTGTAAAACTCCGTTTACTGTTAACCAAACATACTGCACTTCTACAGCAGGATATCTAAGTTTAATTAATCCATTTTTAATATGGTTAAATTGAATATAGTCTTCAGTACCAACAACCAATGTTTCTCTTGCAACAATATCGTAATTAATTCTTTCAAATCCCATACTATCGTGCTTGTTAAATGTATAAACTGTTAGTGTTTCTCCTATCTCAGGAGCAACTTTAAGCTGTAATGTTTTACCACTGTCAACCCAAGTATTTTGATTGTTGATTTGTTGGATGCTTCCGAACGCATAATCACCGTCAGTGACAATATATGCTTCTAAAATATCGCCGTCTTTGCCAATACCTGGTTCTAGGATAACGCTACTATTTGAAGGTCTAATATTATATTCAACTGCAATTGTTAATTCTTTGCCGTTTAAAACAAATAATACATCTGACGCATCAAAGCTACCAACTGGAGTTTGCCATATTTCTAAGAAATATTCTCTTTGTGCAGTAGTTACATCAAATTGCTGGTTATAACCAGGATTTAACAAACGGTTTCCTTGTTTGACAATAACATTATGACTATTCGGAATAGCACTGTAAGGAGTTTTTGTTAAATCAAACAACTTAGTACTTCCATCACCTACAAATTCTTCAACTTCAATCTTACTAAACGCATCTGTTTTACTATAAACAAAATAACTAACAAGACTTTGATCTTTTGGTGGAGAGCCAAAAAGTATTTGCGCCTTTTCGTTATCATCAACAAGTACAGCTTCTACTTCTCCGCCGTCAACTGTTACATAAAAATCTAATTCTTTAGAATATTTTGCTTTAGTAGTAAATGCACTAGTACTTCCGTCTGCAACATACTGACCTTCTTCTAGTAAATCTTGTCCGTTTCCGCTAATACTTACAATGTTTATTAGTGTTCCACTCGCAGGTACAGTTTTAAATGTAACTGTTTTATTTTTGTAATTTACATCGTAAACAGTTGAAGGTTGTATTACAGAATCAAGTTTTACAATTAAACCTTTATCATTTTGAGGTTGAATTCCAAATTCAAATACAATTTCAGTTCCGTTAGCTCTGTAAGAATTACTAGTTAGAATACTGCCGCCGGCTTCTGGTCTATGGAATACTCTAATATCAACTGCATCTAAAATTTGTCCTGGAACTTGCTCTTCCGGTCCTTTAGATGTAGTCGGTGTTACAAATCCGTCGCCGTCTACTATAATCTCTTCTGGATTAAATCCTCTTGCAGTATTAAACTGTAAGTCACCACCGCTTAAAATAGTATCATAAGATCTAGGATCTGGTAAGAAACTTCCGTCGGAAGTTGTTTTTCTAAATACTAAAATGTCGCCCGAACTTAACGGTATAATATCTTCGTCAAACACAATAATAGTATCTTCTACTATATCTCCGTCATCTGTTATAGCAATTCCTGTTTGTCCTGCTCCAGTAACACTAGCAATTAATGCATTTGGATTAGTTGGATTATCTGGATAATTAGGATCATCAATTCTTACACCATTTCTATAGATGTTATAAATTGCTCCTACTTCTAGAGGAGATCCAAAAGTTAATATTCTTGTACTGTCGTCTCCAAATTGGAAAATTTCATCTTCGAATGTTGTATCAAATGTATCGTATGTTGAAGTAAACCACCCGTCACTATCCCAGCCAGAGCCGCCGCCAAAGTCAAAGCTAGTTACTTCGACTCCGCCGTAATCAATTCCATCTAAAAGTTGTCCTAGATCATTTCCATACATTCCTGTGTTTGGATTGTAATATAAATTAATTCTATCTTGTGCTTGCAATAAGTCAGGTGCTTTATTATATGTTACAATTACTTCTTTATTAGCATCTAGTGCATTTGTAAATGAAATTCTACCAAAGTATCTTGTATATCCTTTTGTAGTATCCTTAACATTAGAGAAAGTATATTCACTACGCAACGATTCAAGACCATCAATAGTAACTGTAACTTGTGTAGTTTTTAATTGCATTGGCCATTTTAAATCAATTTCTAATTGATCTAATGTTGTCGCAAATGTTTCTATTTCGCTCAGTGTTTGGAATAGATATGTTTTTGTTACTCTGTCAAATTTGCATCTAATATGTGTAGATCTTGCTTTACCGTTTCCTAGTACCGGACTTAGTCTTGCTTCTGTGCCGCCGTCCTCTAATGATCCAATTATATCAATTGTCGGTTGAGACAAGTATCCACTGCCTGAATTAGTTACTAGCACACTTGTAATTTGTCCGTTACCAACAAATGCTTGAGCAGTTGCACCTGTGCCGCCGCCGCCACTAATTACTAGTTTAGGAGCACTTGTATAACCACTGCCAGCATCAGCAATGTTAATTTGTGTTAATTCAAATCCAACATTATCTAACCAATGTTTGCTAGGATATGTTGTAGTATTAGCAACACCTGCAATAATTTCATTATTAACAACTTGAACACTCTGCGGAATAATTCTTCCTTCTTGTTCATTATACACTGGTGCTAGATCAAAATCAGTAACTACATTATTAGCCGGATCAATTTTTTCATATGATGAAATGTATTCTCTAATTTTAGTTTTATAAGGTTTCATTTCTTCTACATAATCTTCATAACTAGATAAGTTATCATTTTGGAAAGTAACTTTTTGTTCTAGTTCACCGATGTTATGTTTAGCCTTAACAAAACTTGTTTTAAATGCCCAATCGACATTTGGTTGTTCTGAGAATACATATCTTAATCCTGCAAAGAACATCTCATTCCAGTGAAGCTGTAATTGATCAATAAAAATGTTATCTCTAAGGATAGTAATTATTTTTCTAAATTCAGCAACGGGTTCTGTATCATAAAATATTTTATCAAAACTTGCGCCATCATATGCAACATTGTCACTTGTTACATCGTATAGAGAATCAAGTAATTCAATTGTACCGCTTTCTCTACCAATAGTTTTATAGTTAACACTATAATCAACAGTATCTTCGTTAGCTATTTTTTCTAATAGTAACCAACCGCCAGATCCAACGTTACTAATTTTAATTACATCACCTATATTATCTGCAAGACCATAAATTTGGTAACTGCCTTCAAGTGTATAATTGATTAATGTAAATTGATTATAACCTGTATCATACCAGTCTTTGTATTTCCAGTAAAGATTTACATCATAGCTTTGAGTAAGAACTCTTTGCCATTCACCTAATACATATTGATATACACTCCACTTACCGTTAATGGACTCATCGCTCTTAACCAATACTGCAAATTTTCTAATAGAAATTTTAACATTATTTGTATAGTTTTTACCAGAATTAATAATCCTAACACTGTTAATTCCTCCGTTGGCGTTTAGGGTAAACTCTAACTCGCCTTCAGATCCTAGTGTATCTGTAATAATGTATGTTGGTGGGTTGATATATCCTTGTCCCGGGTCTGTAATTAAAACATTAATGATAACACCGTTTTCAATTTCAAGTTGTAAGGTAGCAGGTCTAACTTTTGCAATACTTACAAATCTTAGTTCTGCATATGAATCTGAAGTTGTATCAAATATACCTGTTGCGATAGTTGGTAAAGGATCGCTATCTGTTAATTTTGTTAAATCAAACTCGTCAACAATTAGATTGTTTGCTAATATTTTATTTGCACGTTCAACAAATTGTTTTCTTGCTTCAGTTTTATTAATAAACCAACTCTGTCTAGGTTCGTTAAGAGATCCGTATTTTTGTTTAATTGGAAGATTAATATCAGGCACCGGTCTATCATTAGTGTCAAATCCTACTAAACTATCAATCCATTTTTGTTCAATTGTACTATTTGGACGACTAGTTTCCAATCCGTCACTGATTAACTGATACTGAATATGTGTATTTTGCTGTTGGTTATCTATTGTCCACCAGTTAAAACTGATCGCTATATCTTTATCTTTAATTAAAGATTCGCAGTTATAAATTGCGAATCTATTATTACTTAAGATTGCAACAAACTTAATATTTGAATTTTCTGGATTACTAATTATCCTTGAAACAGACAATGCTGATAACTTTCTAGTTTCAATTGCCGGGATTGTTGCTTTATTCTTAACCCAGTAATAGTAATAAGTTGTAAATGTTTGTGATGCACTATTATACTTGCGTCTAACAGAATATGCACTATCACCGTATTTTGATGTACCACTAATACCTTTAGCAAGTCCTGCTTCTGTTTCTGATTGTGTATCCCATTCACTAGGTCTTAATTTGCTCTCAACCCACTCATATACATCGACTGTAGTACCAGGGTACAACTTATTAAAGTTTGCAGTTGATTCTGTAATATCTCCCTGATGATGATTGATAAATCTAGCACTATCAATATCCCACCATAATTTACCAACCCATTTTGTACTTGTGTAATCTAATGGTTGCGGTGTTACACCTGTAGCAGTTGATATTGTATATCTTGCAGGATCGTAACTAGTTTTAAAAGATATTTCTTGTTCAGCTACACCTGCAATTTTTCCTTGGATAGGATCAATATAGTCGAGATATGCAACTTGTGCATTATTTGTTTTGTTATAAAGATACACACCTTTAAACTTGCTAAGATCTGCAGGTAGTACAGGCGATGTTACAATTGACCAACTCGTTGAGTTCAGTGGCTTTCTAAATTCTGCAACTACACCTTTATCAACAGTATTGTTTGTTGTAACTGTTTGATCTGGTAATCCTAAATATATGTGATTATTTTTAACTTTGATAATATTTCCAAAGTTTTCAGTATCTCTATCATATGAAAAGTCTTGTCCGTAAAGTAGTGTGTCATTTATTGTTTCGTATATTGACACTAGTCCACTATCATTGTCAACAGTATTAAGTTTAGTTGCATCGCCGTCGAATGTTGTTAACTCAACATCAAATGTAGTATACTTAATAATATCGCCACCTTTAGAAGTAATAGCAAGAGTATTGCCATCGAAGTCTAATTTAAATCCAAATTGTGTATTATCTGTTAAATCTTTAGGACGAAGTGTTTGAGTAAATGTATATACTCCGTCTTTTAAAATATAAACGTATACTGCTCCGCCATTAAGTGAAATATCACTATTATAAGGGGCGCCGACTGCAATTTTTTTACCATCGTTAGAAACTGCAATTGAACTTCCGTAATTTTCGCTTAAATTAAATGGTTCTAGTAATTGACTATAAACATATTGATCATTTACTAACTTATAAACTACAACTTTTCTGTTAGGAACACTACTATCATCAGGATTTGTATATCTAGCAGTTAATACTAAGACTTCTCCTAGTGAGCTAGTATCAAACTCTTCGCCAATCTCTTCTAAGAATTGCTGTTCTAATGTACTTTCTGTAATAGAATAGTTTGTATCATTAGGAACATACCCTAGTAAGTCTACTCCTGAATTAATTTCTGCCCATTCTGCTAAATTAAATGCGCCAGGTGTTATATTAGTTTTTGCTTCGTAGATAGAATCTCCGAATCTTACATACTCGCCGTCAAAGTAAGTAGCGTTTACACTATGCATACCTCTATACAACGGTTCAATACCTAAATTCCAATCTTCTGTTTCGTTTTTATCAAAGAAGTAAATTCTACCTTGATTTTCTTCGGTATTATTTCCTTTAGCAAGAACAAACAAGCGGTAAGATGTTGAAGATTTCTGTACAAACTTACAACTTGCTCCTAATTTTCTAAAATTATCAGAGTTGGGAACAGTATAATAGTTAACAAGTTGATATATAGATCCTGTCTTTTTATAAATTGCAAATGTGCCTTCAGAATCGTTTCCACTTTCATAACCTGATGTTGTTACAGGAATATTGTAAACTCTTGTCCAGTCTAAGTTTAATGAAGACGGTGTTTCTGCTGTTTCTAAAATACCGTCAATTGTGTTTGAACTGTAGTGCCAGTACTCTAAATCTCTTAGATATGTTTGATTAGGTGGAACTGGAATGTTAGTATTAGTGTCAATAACAATTAATCCACCACTAATATCATTTTCAAGATGACATGAATTAATAGGACCAATTGTTCTTAGTGTTGAATCGTTTTCTACAAACTGTGCTGTAGAGTTTTGTCCGTAGTCGCTACCAAACGCCCACTGTCCTGATTTATTTTTTAAATAAATTTTTGCTACGCCAAACGCTCGTTCAATCCATGCAACTTCTGCGGTTTCACCAGTTGCACTATCAATAAGTTGTGTTCCAATAGAAGGAATAAATGGGTTACCTGATAAGTCAAAGTTTGTTAATCTAACTTCAAGCCAACCGTTCCACTTATCAGCTACGGTATGGATTGAGTTATTAAGATAATCAAAACTTAATCCTAATACAGGTTGCGGATCTTGTACGTTACCGTTTACTCTAATTTGATTTAACCAAAAACTAACTTCGTCATTAACTGATGTATCAGTATAATGTTGTGTAGATGTTCTAAACCACCAACGGCCATCAATTATAACCGTTCCTGTTTGTCCTTGTCTATGAGACAGTATGCCAAATTCTGAAGGAAATGTAGGAGTAGTAGTGTTTGCTAATCTCTTAATATCTAAAATATTCGTAAAGAGTGAGTTAGATCTTATTTCATTTTCTAATTTAATATCAGTTACTACTAAGTTAGCATTTGTTTCTACAAGTTCAGTTGTACTAAATTCTGAACCTACATTAATGTGCCACCATCCTGCATGATAATTGTCTGTAATTTTTAATTGTCTTTCATAATCACCAACTAACACACCGTTTTGGTAAATTGACCCTGTATCTAAAAATGCTCCGTTTAGATTGTTTAGATAGATAGTCATTTGATTTTCATCGTTTACATAACGATAAGCAATAGTTGCTTTTGCAGTATCAGTAGTAATATCACTTCCAGACTCAGGTATTGATAATGCACTTTGAATATGTACAATAGCTTCTACTTTATGAACAATTTCATGACTACCGTTAATAAATGTTTCATTTAAAACTGAGTCTCCGTTAAACGGTGCAATTCCTGCTGATGTTGTAGTTGTATATCTATTCCATTTTAGCTCAAGTACATCTCCGGGCTTAGTTCCTTCAAATTGTTCAGTTTGCGCTCTAATTAAAATATGATCAGCAGGCGCATCATTAATAGTATAATTTCCTCTAACCATATATTCAACATCAGGATAAGATTGATCATCGCTATCATATTCGTCAATCTTACTTTGTTGGTTTGATGCATGACTTAAGAATTGTTGTATTGAGTCAGCATCTTGAACTTTTCTAGATTTCCACAACTGTGATCTGTACAATACAATATCATTAATGTTATAAGCTACTGTGTTTTTATAATCGCCTCTAAATTTACTCTTAACATTAGATGCATTAGGAGAACCTATAGCAAGATATTCTCCGTCTGGTGAAATTGAAACACTTGATCCAAATCCGCCACCGGATTCAAATATTCCTGTAAATTCATCAATTTGTTGTCTAAGGCCAAATTCAGTATTGTCGCTAGGTCTAGCAAACACATAAACACTACCATTTAAGTCTTTAGGTGCCGAAACTGCTATTGTATTGTTATTTTCTGTAACACTGATATCAGAACCAAAATCTTTGTCTGTACTATCTAACAAACCTGCTGTAACATTTTTAATGTCTGGTTTTAATTCGTATACTTGTTTATTTTTTAATACAATCCATTTTCCTGTATCGTCGTCATCTACCCAAATAGTGTCAGTGATAGATGTATCACCGCTTAATGAGAACGTAGTAGGTGCATCGATAATAGCATTTGCGTCTGATAATCTCGACAATCTAACTGGCTTAAAGTAAGTAACATATCCTTTAATATCATCTAACTCGGTTGATTCACCGGTTGTTGATAATGTAATCTTATTAAGATTAATCTCTGCAATTTTATAAAATCCGTCTGTGGTTTCATTAGTATCAACAACTCCAATAATGTCACCAACAATAAAGTTTGTTTTGCGATTTAGAGTAATAGTAAAAGTGCCATTTGATGTTGCTGTTACACTTTTAATTACATAATCGGTTGTAGCGTGTTTGTATACACTCCATGTTTGTTGACTTTTATTATTAGCTGTCCAAACAAACTCACCTGTGTTTATTGCTGAAATAGATTGATCTAATATATCATCATAGTTTAGTAATGATAATTTTACATCATTTGTGTTTACATATCCTGCTGTTTTTGTATAACTGTTATCATCATTAAAGTATTTTACAGGGAACGGCTTATGGTCATAATTTTGAGATTTTACATAGACATTATTTCTAGTTAATCTATAAACAAGACTTGTATCCTGCGGATCGATTTCATTGACAAGCTCTACAGTTTGTGGTTCCATTCTGTATCTAGCTTCATCAAAAACTATATCAAACTGATCGTCACCTGTTGTTGCTCCGTATCGTCCAATTCTTACTGCCCATTCTTCAAAAAATTCTAAGCTATCTTTATTTGCACTACCTAGTTTATCAAACAACTTAGTAAGTACATTTTTTGTTCCTTTATCTTGAATTGCGCCTTGGAAGAATTTATACTGACTTACATCATCATTAATAATATTTTCTAAATATCTACGTTTCTGATATCCAATTAAATGCTGTGCTAAACGCTGTTGCTCTGTGTCAAAGTTATCTGAATCAAGATCATAAAAATCAGTAAACTGTTTTGCTTTATAGTCCCAGTTAGGTAATAGTTTCTGTTCTGGTTTTTCATTTAATCTAACAAAACTTCTTTCGTTGAATGTTTCTGTACCAACAACATTAACTTTTGCAACATAATAGTATTGCTTGTACTTTACCAATGCACCAATAGAATAGTCTTGCCAAGATGCCCAGTCTTCAATTTTAGCATCATCGAATATAAATCCAGGAATATTATAAGATCCGTTCCATTCGTCTGAACGATAACCTTTAACTTTAATTCTTTCTTGTCTATATCCTTGTGCTCTATTATAGATAACATCATTAAAGACTGTTTTGTTATCTATAATAACTGCATGTTCGTGTTGTACAACAGGAACTTTTAGATGGAATATTCCATCTTCAGTATTTTTAACATAGATACCAAAAGAGTTAGTAGTATCTCTTTCTGTAGTTGCAAAGTCAGCAAGTAATCTTTTGCCGTCAGCTTTTAATAAACTATAATCATAAAAATTATTATAAATGTCGTCAACAACAGTATATGCCTCTGCGAACATAACCTGTCTTGCACTTGGACTTAGTGTAATAACAGTACCGGTATCCCAGTTTTGTGTAGTCCAAAACATAAATTCTTTTGCAGATAATGTCCAGTTTTCAATTTCTTCAATATTTTGGTTGAAAAGTTCAAACTTAAATCCGTTACTATCTAAGAATTTTTGATATCCAAGAATAATATCAACTACTCCTTGAATATCGCTTACTAGTGTTCCGTAAGGAATTTCAACAACTTCTCTAGTGTCAAAATTCTTAGAGAAAAATGCCTGTGCGCCGCCTTCTTCCGGAAGTTCGGCTAATTTTTGGAAGTTGTCTAAATTAAATGAGGTTCCAGAAGTATGACCAATTTTTACTCGATAATATACATTATTATTTTCTACAATTTGTCCAACTTCATAAAACTTACCGGTGTCCCAATTTAAGAAAGATTCACTCACTCCGCCGACACGAACTAATCTATCGTTATTTTTTCTTATGACAGAATATGTTTTAAAGATTGGTAAATCTCTATCATATCCTCTAATTATATAACCTTGCGGAACAATTTCTATGATCATTCCACTATATGAATATACATTAATTGGTATACTTTTTGTTAACTGAATTTTATAGTTTTCGTCCGGTACAAAAACATTACCTTCATTAGTAGGAGTTCTTGCATCAAGAATTAATCTAAATTTAGACTTCTGAGTAAAGCCACCAATTTTAGATGCCAATTTATTTTGTAAAGAAGTTAGTTCTTGTTGATATGTTGAAAATTTTAATGTTTCATTTTGTGCCAAGTAACCTTGAATATAATTTATTATACCTGCTGTAAATACTCTTGAACTATCAGAAGCACTATTTGGAAATTTTAATTTATCTAATCTAATTCTTTTACTAGTTTCAGTATAAACTAATTCTCCGGCTCCGTTACGCTTAATTCTACTTACATCAAATGCAATACCAAAAAACTGTGCTGGATTATTAATTGCCCAAGATGCCATTAATGCAAATGGATAATGTGAACTACGGCGCCATGCTGTTTCAACAGGTCCTTCATCACCGAATACATATCCGTCGCTATAACTTGAATCAAGTCCAGACAATGCTATTCCTGATAAATTAGGAGGTAACAAGTTTCCTTGATCATCTGTTGGAATGTATTTAGAAATTAGAGTATTTTTAAATTTGTTTCTATAAACAATTTTTTCATTTGGTGCTCTAACAATACCACTAGCCATGTCTTTCCATAACAACAGATTATTTCTTGTATATGGTGCTGTTCCGTACTCTGTATCAAACCAATCAGGTTTTTCAGTTAGTCCTAAAATTTCCCAAGGATGGCTGTGCGGTCTATCTGTATTATAAAAGTCCTTATAAATTGCTCTCCAAAAACCTGGAAGAGAATTATTTTCAACATCGGCCCATTTGTTGTAACTAAATGTAAAACCGTTAGTTCTATCAAATCGGGTGTTTGCAGAATAGTCAGGAGTTCCAACTGTTTCTAACCATCTATTAAATTCAGAAATTAATGTTCTAGCAGTGCCATAACGTGTGAAGCCTGTTTTACGTGTTCTTGTTTCGACAAAATCAGCAATATCAAACACATTTTCGTTGTACTGCTGTTTTAGGTTATCATAAATTCTTCTTTCAAAGTCTAATAGCAGTCTATCTCTGTAATCACCATAACATTTCCATAATGACCCATCATGTCCTTGTAGCATTGGTTGTGCGCCTGGCCATGATTCAAACGAATTAATATCGATTGTTGCATGATTTGCAGAGCTCGAAGGCATAAAAAATAGCTGATTACAACCTGCAAATACATGATCGTGTGCAACTCCGGCGCCGCCGTTGGCAGTATCGTAATCAATTGCATCTGCTTCAGATGTAAACAGTGGATAGAACCAACCAACTTTACCTTTAAAACTTTGTGTAGTAGTTTCGTCTCGTCCGTATACTTTATAAGGACCAGTAACTTCGGTTACAACATTAATGTAAGTGTCGTCTAAAAATATTTCAGGTGTATATTTAGGATACAATCCTAACTTAGTAGGAGTTGGAGGTACCCAGCAACCATCTGTTGATTCAAATTCATATACATCTAAAATGTCGTTATTAGTAACTGTTATATTAAGTGTTAAGAAGCCGTCAACAGTTATAGTATAATCTCTATCTTTAACTAGCAAACTTCCGTTAAAATACGGAAGAACTGCATACTGATTTAATTTTGTAAAATCAATACCACGCTTTAAAGAAAATACAGTTTGTGATTGATCTTCAATTACATGTCTAGTTAACGTGTCACTACCAAACGGAACCATATCACTAAAATAAAATGGATCTTTATTAGTTTGTACTTCAGTAATAGATTGCAAAATCTTATCAACGTGTACTTTAGTTTCTCCTTCGAAACCTAACTCATTTGCTACACGCAAAAATTCTCTTTTAAACTTAATGTACTCTAATCCAGAATAACGAATAGCTCTAATTGCATCAAAATCTTTATTTGTAATATTATACAGTGCAAGGTTAATTGGGCCACTATGTTGTACAAATCTTAATCCTAACGGAGTAACATCTCCTAGATCTTTTAAATTACTCGATCCTGGAAATATTCCATTAAAATCTTTTGCATTATCAACAATACTACCTACATGATCTAAAACTTCACCTAATGTAAATGATTCAACATTTTCGTTTAGTGGATTCTTTTCTAAGTTAGTCGGAAACTCGTAATATCCTCTAGTATTCTTTGGAGTCTTAGTATAAGTTTTAATAACTAACTTGTCGCCTACAGTAAGATCATTATTGAAATTAATATAACAGTATCCATTAAACCTATCAATTAGATAATCAGTATTTTCTTTTTTGCGATTATTATTGACGTAAACTTTAATTTCTAAATCAGCAATAGTAGCACTATTATCATAAACATCGATAATAAAGTTATTTGTTCTAGTATCAACTGTTGGTTGTTGAATAACTGGCTGTACTGATTTTGTAGCCGCTTTGGTCCAACCTGACAAACTGCTATAAGTTGTTCTGTCAGTATATTTTCTTAATAGTCCTGTATCAGTGCTTACGTTAAATACGTCAGTTAAAACATCATACTGGTAAGTGTCTGATAATAAATTAAAATCAAATACAATATCGCCACTATTTTCAATAGTTCTATATGACAGTGGGAATCCTAATTCAGTATCATTAGTTCCTGTTCCTACCTTATAACTAAAAATTTTGTTACCAGCAAAAGAACTTCCGTCTAATGTAGATAGCGCAATTCCTTGATCATTATATAAATCAAACAAAGGTTGCTGATTTACAGATGTTTTATCTTGTGCTTGTTTCCAAACTGTTCCTGTATAGTAGAAAACTTTACCTTTAAATTTTTCACCAGATTTAACTAGTACTGTTTCATTTTCTAATGGTGTAGTATCAGTAGTTTCTATTAATGTAATTTGTCTGCTACCATTATGAGAAATAAATTTAACTTCATAAATCTTGCCGCTAACTAATGAATCTGGATCTGCGGTAAACAATACTCTCATACCGTTTACAAGTTCAATGCCGTCGACAAAATAACCTACTTGTCCTTCAATATCTGAAAATACGTCTGTTGTTACAGTATCAACTAGGTCAACAGCACCTTTTGCTTCAGTACCATAATTAAAAAGTTTTAAACCTGGTTCAAACTCAATAATAGGTCTTGTAGCTCTGTAGGTTTGATCAAGTTCTGCCGGTACATTATTAATTAATGCAGTAGTTTCAATAACAGTTTTATGTGTCCATTTATTATAACGAGACCATTGATTTCTATCTTTGGCTGCTCTGTTAATAACAATATAATCTTTGAGAGTAGCATACGAAATTGCTTCATCAAATGGTAGATCAGCAAAACCTTGCATATCATATTCAACGCCTTGATCTAATAGATAGTCAGCTGTAATAACAAGATCTGATTCTGAAATTAATTTAATACTATTTCCAACTCCTTCAACATACCATGTTCCAGTTGCATAAATTTCAGGAGTTACTTTTCCGTAAAAGTTAACTCTCATGCCGTTAGATAGTTCATATCCATTCTGCATGGTGTATGTTTTTTTGCCTAAAATTTCAGCAGTAATATTAATTTCAGTAGCATCAATAATATTTTTAATAATAATTAAACCCGATGCTTCGATATCATTGTCGTTTGTATAATACAGATAATCAGGAGATTCAAGATCTACAACAAATGTAAATTGTCCGGTTTCTACGCTTTGCTGACTTACTCCAACATTATAGAGATTAGAATCGTCTTTAACTGATCTGCTTGTTCTAATTGACAACGGCATATCAACTGTGTTAATATCAAATGTATATGTTTGTCCTCTATACAATGTTAGTGTAGGATTACTAGTCGGAACATCTGGATTAAATGTATATGCAAAATTATCAGTATTGTCTTGCTTTCCTACTGTAAAGGTACTAACAATTTCTGTTGAACTTCCGTATACAGGAATAGAACTAGGACCTGCTGGTAGCCAATAATATTCACGAAAGTTTACAAATTTATCCCAATCAATATGAGGACTCCAAGCATAGTATTCTTGACTGTTTAGTAAGCTATGATTATCTACTTCGCCGTTTCTAATTTTACTAGCATTTACATAGTCTCTATAATCTCTATAAAAAGTAGTATTTCCAAGTGTATCTTCAACCAATGCAACTGGTTCTAATTGATAGTTACGTCTATCACCTGCTAGTTCTGCAATATAATTGTCGCCTGTCTTAAAGGCTTTTGCATTTTTTCTTCCGATAAATCCGTCAGTCTTTTGTACAACACCTGGTTGCATTAACTGATCTAAAGTACTACTTAAAAACTTTTTATTTGCTGTTGTTCTAAAATAGCGAGGCAACATATCAGCGGTGCGTCTTTTAGAATCATCATCAATTGGAATACCATTTTCATCTTGCGCCATTAGTAACTACTGCCTCCACTGCTGTTAGTATCGCTTGAGCTAGTTGAGCTCGAATTGTTTGTTGCTGTGCTTGTTAACGGTTGACTTTGTATTCCAACATTGTTTGTACCGGTACTAGTAACAACTGCACCACTTGCTTGAATTTTAGATGCTGTAACTGAATCAATTATTTCTATATCATCTACGGTTGCATCACTTACAAATAATTCATCATTTTCGCATTTAATTTCGTATAGACTACCAAACGCTTGGGATCCTTGTTTAGGAACAATTAGCATGTTTGAAATATCTGGCGCATTTTGATTCATTACATAAGTTACTAACTCGGAAAAATGAAATGTTTCTCCAAAGTCCCAATTAGACAATGCAAAAAATTTATTAATTGATGCAATAATTCTTGATTTTAAATCGTTATCGTTTACCACTTCACTTGTGTTTTTTACAATTTTAAATGTTGCTTGCAAGGATGGTTGAGCATGAGAGCCAAATAACGGCTTGTATCTAACTGGATGATAAATTACTTCATCGCTAATTGATTTGTACTGATTAATCAATACTCCATAATTTTGATATAGTTCATCTGAGCTAGGTGGCAAAGGTTGTTCCTCAAGTGTTCCTGCAAGATATTGTCTATAAAGATTATCATATGATCTAGTTAACATATGTACATCAATAATATTTGAAACACTAGGATCAATTCTATTACTTTCATCTGCACTATGAACATATTGGAATTTTAGATCATCTCTACCTGTATATGCTTGATAGTCTGACGTTAATGTTAATATACCATTTGTTAAAACTTTAAAGTTTTTTGTGTTTACGATATAAAACACTTTTCCTTCGGGATAATCTACAAAAGAACCAATTTCAATTTCTGTGTTAACTACATCAATATTGCCGCCGTCGGCATAGTAATTGTATTTGTAAAAACCTTGATCTGTTTCAACACGTTTTAAGAAAATATATTTTGTAAGAGGTAATACTTGTGGTGCAACAACATTATCAAAAATGTCTGGATCGTCTACACTTCCGTCTTCGTTTACATCAAAGAAACTTACTTCAACTTTTTTACTGTTAACGTACCCGTCTTGATTTCTATATTCGCTTACAATTTCCCAAGGAATGTCACTATTAAAAGCATTTAATGAATCAGGTTTTGTATTATAGTTAAGAATTGAAACTTTGTCTTTAACTAGCTGGCCTGTTGCAGAATCATAAATTTTGTTTTGTCCGTCAAAATAGAAAGATAATTCTTTGTCGCTTTCAAATATGTATTTTAATCCTCTATTAGTAATTGTATATTTTTCGCCGTTGGTTTGAAAAAGGATAATCCAACTAGCATCTAATTGGTTATTAGTAACGTCACCGGTCTTACCGTTGCTAAATGTAGATGCAACATTTAAGTTTTCATTAATAATAACACGCCAAATTCTATTAACTTGATCGTATCTTAAACCGAACGTTTTATAAGCAAATACTTGATCAATAATTTGTGACCTAACATCGCTTGTAATATCTTTTACTAGTTTTGGTTTTACTTCTTCAAGAACACTGTTAGCTGGAAGTATTTCATTAAACACAATTGGTCCAACTCCTGTAACACTGTCAACCGATGTTCCTGCGCCATTAACACTAATAACTTTTACCCACTTGTAAGTGCTTGCACCTTTTGCATTGGCATTACTGGTTAGTCCATCTCCTAAAAAGTAAAAGCCTGCAGGTGGCTTAAATTTAAGTAATGCCCCTGCTTCTAAATACTTTAATGAACCGCCGGTAAATGTACCTGTTTGATAAGGAATATCAGAAGTATTAACAAGATATCCTGTACTAATATTTGTACCTTTAGTTGATTGAACCCATGTAGCATTCAAATCACTAACAATAATTTTTGCATAGTTTGAAAAATAGAAATTACTAATCGATCTGCTTTTAATAATAGGTAAAATTAAATTTTCAATAGTACCTTCAATATCTGTTTGATTACTAAATGTAAAGGATTGCTTGTCTTCAAATTCTTCTCTATAAATAATACCGTCTGATGCAAATAAATTTGTACTAGAATATTTTCCGGTTACATCTTTTAAATCAAAGTAGCGACTAATACCGCTACTAATTCTGTTAGTTGATTTAACTTTAACAATTTCTTGATTAATAGTTAGTGGAATGATATTATAGTCTTCACCGGTGACCATTCTATTTTGTGTATAATATGTCTGTGGTGCGTTTTGTCTAATAGATGGTGTACTTTCACTAGTAGTAGCGTTAGTAACATTTTCTTTAAGTTCAAGTCCGATAGTTAATGTTTCAATAGTTCCTGCTTTTGAAATATAATCTAAACTAATATTAATACTTGTAAGCTCTTCGGGCTTAATTTTCATTGATCTATTTGCACTAGTTCTGTAGAATATTCTAAAGTTTCCACCTGGAAGACTTCCAAAAGTACCGTCAGCAAATATTAAACTAATTTCATCATTAGCACGAGTTTGTACAACATAAAAGTTTCTAGTGCCTTTAGAAACGCTGTTATAAATTGCATTGTTTCCTTCAATAGAGCTAACCTTTGTCCAAAGTGATGTTGGAACTCCGCTTGAGTTAACTTGATACAACCAAATATCACTGTTATTAATATTTTCAGCTTCAATTGCTATTTTTTGATTAGCACTTGGATTGTCAACTGTAAATTGTGACGAGCTTAATGATCCTTGTCTAAAATGTAGGAAATAGCCAGTGTTTGAACTTGCTGTTCCTCTACCATCTTCTCTATAGAGAAATGCCAAACTATTTCCAGGAATAGGAGGCTCTTCAACTAATTTACTATTAATTAAATCGATATCAGTAGAAACCACTTCAAATTGTGTAGTTAATCCATTAACTGCTTTACTAAACCCATATACAGGTACATCTACATTGTTAGATTTAAATCTATATTGCTGAGTTAATACACTATTAATGCTTGCAGTTTTAGTAGGTTTTCCGATTGTATTGTTTTGCGGTAAGGCCGCATTAAGAACTCTTCTAAATTGTTCTGGCCAGTTTGAGTTACTCGGATCATTCCATATAACAGTTTGATCTGCTAAATTAAATCCATTACTATCAAAAATTTCTTCAGTAGTTGATACTGTATCAAATTTAATTAATCCATTTGCCGCCTGGTTTCTTTTAGGATTATAAGATAACATACGTGCAAGACGTAATACACTATCGCGACGCTCTGCTAGTTCTAAGAAATTTTCACGTGCATTTAAATCAACGCGATAACTAATATTTTGACCTAAAAATGCAATAGTATCAATTAGTGCAAGATATTCTGAAGTATCAATATAATCATTAAAATCTTCTGGATAATTTGTTCTTAGATAGTTAATCATAGAACGTCTTAAAGTATCAAAGTCGTAGCTACGGAACTCCGCATTGCGATAACTTTGATATACTTTTTTCCAATCTTCTGAAAGAAGTAGTCTATTTTGGCGGTCGGTTGATGACATCGGCGTTCCTCAATTCTTTGTTACAGTATTTATTATATTGGGTTATAGCGGTACTTAATTGTGTCACAGAAGTCCAATATTTTTATCAAACTGTAATCTTAAATTTTCGCTAATATTATATTGTAAGTAAGATATTGTACATTCGATTTGCAATCCTTGTTCGTACTCTGAAACTTGTACAGCTTCTGCTGAAGTTCTTGGATCATAGTTTACAATATTAGTAACATTTGCGGTAATGGCTTCTTTTAATTCTTCTGTTAGAGGCTCATATAATGCATCCCATATAATACAACCAAACGTAGGATTAGAAATTTTTTCACCTTGTCTAATATTAAAATGATTAATTAAGTCTTGCTTAATCAACTCAAAATCGTAAAGCTGAAACGTATTTGCTTCAGGATTTACTGTACTAAATCCCCTATATGCCTTTTGTTTTACAGGCGATTTTGGGGCTTTTTGCGATTTAATTTTAATTTGTTTGTATAAGTCTGCCATGCTAGTATTTACCTTTAATAAGGATACCCGTTTGCGCGAAGTGTTTCTAACGCCCACGGATAATTTGGCAATGTAGTTCTACTACCATTGCTTCCCCAAGCAACTTTTGCTCCGCGGATATCTATGTGTGTAAAAGTATTATAAACGCCAATTGCAGTAAATCCATTGTCAATTGCCGCTTGTATAAATTCTTGTCGTTGTGCGTTCGATAAACCAGTTTGTACAACATCTACTGCATTACCTTGCATATGTTGACTACTTTTTGCTCCGCCGACACTTTCATTATATGCTGGCGAACGATATCCGCTAGTAATTTGTAATTGGTATCCTACTTGTTGAGATACTCCTTCTAAATTTGCAACTACTTGTGGCTTTACTCTAGTGTCAACATGCGACAACCATTGAATGTATTGACCGTTTTCATTGCTAGGTTGCGGACTTGGTGTTTGTTCGTTTACTACTTGTGCATCTTGTGGACCTGAAACATTATTGACAGGACTTGTATTACTGTAGCGGTTAGCATCGCCTCCGGATTGCGTAGCAATTCCGCCATCACCATATTCTGTTGCTTCATTTTGATCAGGATCAACACCATTAGCTTCTTCAACAGCTCTGCCTTCTAATATGTCAAGTGCTTCTTCTTCTGGTCTACTAAAATTAGTTGCTCCAATTGCTATAGCAACTGCGTCAGCGGCGTCACCTACGATAACTGTAGATTCCCCTTGTGCAGTTTCAGGTGCACAATGAGCACCTCCTAATGGAATACATAATGCGTCAGCGGCAGCACCGTCTGGAGAATGATTTACTACTGCTCTACCATTTATAAACACTCCGTTGCTACCTGCTGAAAGTGCGCCATCGCCATGGCTGTTAGGATCACCGTCAACTGAAACTAATTCGCCTACAACATATACATCGCTCTGTCCGGAAACAACTGTAGTTGCTCCACAACTTCTAGTATGTCCGTTTATGTGTATAGCTGGCATGTTTACGTCCTTGTATCAACTACTGTTGATTGGCCCGATTCTATAGGTACAGTCGGTGTTAATGATGCTAATGGAACTATATCTCCGTTTCTCAATCTAGAGAAAAAGCCTCTTGCACTTGCAATACGTTGAGGTGTTTCTGCACTTTCATTACCGTATCCAACTGCATCTTCAAATGCCTGGCCTAATTGATTAAAATTATACATGTTCCAATTGCCGCCGCCTCTTTGAGGGAAGGTTTCTTTTAAGTACGCAACTGCAACTGCTGTAGCAATTTCTGGATCGTTTAAAAGATCAGGATTTTCGACAATTTCAGGATGTCTTGCCGCGCCGCCAAAATGTCTGTAATTATCTTTAAATGTAAGCTGAATAAGTCCTCTACCGCGATATTTGTAACCTTCGTCTTCTGCGTTACCGTTACGGCCGCCATATAATGTGTTACCAATAGCTGCCGGTCCTGCGGCAGCAAGTTGTTGTGCAAATTCATCGCTTCGAACACGACTTGGAAATACTTGTCTTAAACGTCCAGCACTATAATTTAAATTTTCGCTATGTGGTTCAAAGGTGCATTCTCTTTGAATCTGTGCCATTGCTGATGCAATTGCTTCGGCATTTCCTGGTGTTTGGCCAACAGCAAGTAATTCTGGATTTGCAGGATTAAGGCAAGTAGCCGGATCTAATCCAATTTCTTGTATTAATACATGTAAGAAATAACGTTGCATATCGTTAACATCTACAGGTTCTGCAGGTTGTTGTCCTATTGGTCCTGCTTGACCTGGAATTACTGTTTGTGGTGCAGGTACTCGTTGTCCTGTTTCAGGATCAATAACTGTTGACTGGTTAGCAACATTAGGTCCCGAAGTTGAAGTATACTGTGGTTGGTTTGCAGGACTATCAATTAGTGATTGAGCATCTCTACCTTGTCTCGATGGCGGAAGTCTAGCTTGACTTAGCCCAGGAGTGTGTCCTTCCGGATTTAAATTCTCATGTCCGTCCCAAGGTTCTCTCTGCGGAACGCGAACTGGTTGGGCGGCAGATGCGGCAGTACTTGCAGTACTTGCACTGGTCGCTTCGTCAGCCTGCGTAGCAGGATTCGCGGCAGTGTTCATGTGAATTGCTGGAGCCGATTCTCTATGTTCGCTACCACTTAAAATACTTGTATTAAAGCCTGCGGTAAAGTTTGAATTACCCACTGATGCCATGTGTAAACTAGATTGTTTAAATTTCGCTGACGATCCAGTTAATACATCAAGTGTGGTTTGACTTGTAATGCTGTGTGCCCCTGCCACATTAATGTGTCCGTCTGCACCAACAAATATTTTAGATGTTGCACCAACATAGAGGTCAAAGTTTGCACCAATATCTATTTTTCCATTTGTTCCTGCTTTAAGATCAAAATGATTGCCTGCGGTTGTTTTCCAGTCTCTACCAGCAGTAATGTTTACATCTCGCATTGCTTTCATGTTGATATCTCTATCTGCATGTATGTTTACATCATTGGCAGTACGTAAGCTAATACTATCATCTGCATAAACATCAATTTTTCCGTTTGCAGTTAGTTCTATCCATGCACTGCCTTGAGCATTAGCAATATAAATTAGATCTTCTGTATTATGTAATAATATCTGATGACCGGTTCTAGTTCTTAATCTAATATGTTCATTGTACGGTAAAGTTTGGTTTGCTTGAGAAACATTTTCTGGAACAGCATTAATATCATAATACGTTGCTCCAACTGATTTTGCAAATCCAGCACGTAAAACTGTAGGATCACCATCATCCATTACAATACTACTTCCGCCTAATCTACTGCGGAAATACTCAATCTGTTCCCCTGATGGTCCGTATCGGCCTTTAGGTGCGCCATCTCTTTTGTCTAAAGGTCCTGGGGTGTTAATTCCAAATACCATACTAGGAACTTCTCGACGTGCTGTAGAGGACGTTAATCCTCTAGCTATATCATCAACAAGACCTTGCCTTGACAACACTTCTAACATCATTGGATTGTGTGGTTTTAAAAATTGTTCAGGATCATTTCCTTGATTGCCGTGAATTGCTTTATTATACTCACCTGTCGGTAACGGTCTGTTTTTAAATTCGTCTGTTAAATTAGCTTGAACAACTTTGTCTGACTTAGTTGTAGGAGTTCCACTTGGAACCATATAATTCATATATGGGTCTTGTACACATCCAATCCAATATCCTTGATTAGATTGTCCTTCTGCAAAGATAACTAAGACTTTAGTACCTGGATCAGGTGGAACTGCCCAGAATCCGTAACTTTGTTGAGTACTGTAATAAGTGTCATTGCGCCTGTTACTAGTAACATCATTTACTCCATAAAACGGCATACAATAATCTACGGTATAAAGTTGCCCTGATTCGTTATCGGCATCTTGCCCCGAAGTTGTATTTGTAAGTAGTTGTACTTGTAATGCTCCACTTCTTTTAGGATCAAGATGACTAATTACTTTGGCTAAAAATGGGCCTGGCGGCATTGCTCTAGGTGGTGCGCCGCTCGTTCGTCTATGTTTATTAGTCATTATAAACCGCCTCTAATTCTTCCTGATTGATCAACATCATTTACATTTATATTACGTTCTGGAACTGTTGTTTCGCTACTCTGTGTTGGCGAAGCATCTACTCCTTGACTATTGGCAGGCGAATTTGAAGTTCTAGAATTAGAAGAATAATCAAAATAAACATCAAGTGGACTAAAGACTCCAGGTTGTACTGTAACTGGAGGAGGAGGCGATGCTGGTTGATCTGTAGTGCTAGTAGTACCGTCGCCGGTTGTGGTCGTTGTTGTAGGTGTAGTACCTGCTGTGCTACCTGCTGTTGGATTATTAGATCCTGACGGTGTAGTACCTGCTGTTGGATTATTAGCAGGTCGTCTATTTTCATTTCTAGCAGTAGTAATCCTAGTAGCTTCGTCTAAGTTAGGAACTTCCCAATATTGGAGTACTCCGTCGCCGTTAACGTCTGCTCTAGCAAATGCAACTTCTTCCGGAGTTCCGTTGAGTTCTGCCTCTGCAATTCTTAATTCATGACGCTTTTCTTCTTCTAACATTGGATCAGTTACTTGTGCTCCAGATTTTGAATTTTGTTGATTTCTTCTTCGAACTGCTTGAATAGTTTGTGTAAACACATTACCGCTAAATCTATTTGTTACTTCAATAATTTTATATAATCCACTATAATCTTGTAATCCAATTGATGCACCGTCCATTAAATATCCGCCATTGTCAGGATCTAAATCAATTGGTGTTCTAAAGTTAATTATGATATCTACTTCACCGTTTTGGTAATTCATGGTTCCATCACTGTTAACATTAAAATTTGGTGATGCTGTCGAATTATAGTTACCGGTTCCGCTATCTGCAATATAGAAAGGATCTCCTAAAACCTCTAATTCAATAGATATCAAATCGCCGCCACTGTTTACTATTGCTTCGTTAAATGATCGTGCTAATCTTAATTGCGGGTCTTCAACTGTTGCGCCGCCAGTAGTAGTGTTCATGTTTTGAGGTTCTTCAACTACTGTAGTACCATCACCTTGTGGTGTTCTTGAATTTCCTTGCAATGCAAGATTTGGTGGTGTAGATGTATTAGATTGTTCGCTTGGTTGATTTGATCCACTTCTATTACCTCTATCAAGTGAAATTGACTCATAAAATGCATTATCAAATTTGATATCAAAATTTAGTACGTCAGTATTTTGACCTGTAAACATATAATTATATACTTTAGGTGCTTGAGCATAAAGTTTATCGTATCCAGGAGGTACATCATTTGGCATTTGAAATGCACTTCGGTGAACCTGATATGGAACAACTCTATACAAATAAATTCTAGGCATTCTTCCCATTACTCGTTCGGCAGCAGAATCATTAACTAGATATACTTGAGCTTCTATTTTAAACCAATCAATCATTCCGTCAGGACGATTAAGTTGCCGTGACACTGATTTTCCAAATTCGCTTAAAAGGACAAGTTCCTCTAGTATTTTTTGTAATTTTGTACCTGCTCTAAATGTAATAGTTCTAAGTTTAGGATCAATAGTTACACTGCCTCGTTTTAATAATCCGGACTCTGGGTCCCATGCAAAGTTTGCAATACCAAACGGTGCTCTTCCCGAACCTAGTGGACCTGTTGTCAAAATAGGTGCAAATCCAATTCTATTAGGTGAGACATCACGACCAGCAACTGTTGCTTTAATACTTTCACTTAATCTGCCTCGTCTTACTGAAAATCCTAATCTATCGTCAACAAACGCTCGTTGTTGTTCAATGATCCTAGCACCAAAATCTGAATTATCTTGCTGGTAACCTGCGGCAGATGCTTCTGAGTCAATAGTTGCAATTGCTTCATTAATTGCATCATCGTCAAATTCTATCCTCTCTAATTCGCCGGTGGTTGCGGCACCAGCAATTAGTCTTCCGCTTGAAATTAAAGAGTCTAGTCTTGCGCTACTGCCGTCGCCTGGAAAGGCAATAATATATTCGTCAACTTCAGTTTTTTCTCTAGTTTCATTTCTTCTATTAAGAAGATGTGTATTCCAATGGGTAGCAATACTGTTTAATCCTGTTTGACATATTTCTTGCAAGGTTGATCCTGATACTGTCATATTAACAGGAATACTTTGATTGGCATCTAAAAATGCATCATCGTTAAAAACTGAACATGTAATGTCATATTTGCTGCCTTCGCCGTTAACAGTAAAATTACAAGTTACAAGTTTTAAAGGGAACATTCTTCTTATCGGTTTACTGGGACTAACTTGATTTCCATCGTTGTCCCATCCTACAAAATCAAGTGTTAGCAAATAAGGAGCTTCTAGATAATTAGCGTATCCTGCATTTTTTGCGGCTAATTGCAATGTTTGTAAAAACTGTCCCATACTGTATGGTTCATATACTTGGAATGATAACCCATAAAAATTAGTCGATCTACTTCTTGGATTTGGAGCGACTGTAGTGTCGATATTAACTTCGTCAATATAATAGGCGCCGTTTACTTTATGATATTTTTCAGCATATGTTTGTGGTTTTCCTAAAGGTGTTTTTCCAGACTTTAATACTACCTGTCCATTGTTTACGATTCCAGATCGTCTATATGTTTTGTCAGGAAAATTTAATTCTTGTGGACTGATGCAACCTAAACCAAAAATACAATTCATAGATGCAAACTGCTCTAATTCATTTGTCATAGGTAAACTATGCGAACTGTAAAGTCCGCTACCAAATATGGCACCGAGTGCTTTACTCTTTGCAATATTTTTTACTGTTCCTATTACTGCTGAAGGATCAGTTGGTAATCCGTCGCCTAAATCATCTAGTGCATGCATATTAACTGCATCTCCTATAGAGGCAGCAATTTGCCGAGGTTGTGAAATTCCTTCAGGAAGTGCAGTTACGTTAGAACTAGTTTGTCCTACACTTTGATATTGATCAATTAGATTAGCTAAGCCAGGCATACCTAACATGTTAGCAATTTCTTTAGCTTGTTCTGGATCGCCTTCTACTTGTGGAGCAAGTGATTCTTGTCCTGGTGGTGTATATACTCCACCTAGTAACTCTCCGTTTGGTCCTGTTTTTATTGGCTGTCCTGACGGAAAAGTATATGGCATTGTTTATGCTCCTAATGTTTCTTTAACGTGTTGCGGTGATGGTAGATATATTTGTACACCGGCTTTTAAATCATAAATTGGATCTTCGAGGACATTTAGATTACGTTGTGTAAAAATCCACCATAACGAATAATCTCCGTATAGATCATGTGCTAATAAATCTGGGCGGTTGTTATATTGAGGTTCAACTGTATACAATACATCGTCTGTGTATGCAGGAACAGGTCTGATATTCCAAATTCCAAGTGTTCCGTCAGGACCAATTGGAGTATCTTGATATGGATGGTTTGCCATTAAATATATCCTCTTCCGATATCGTGGCCGCCAACGAACATATTATAATTAAATTGTGTTTGTTTTTGTCTGCTGTAAATTGGTTGGCATGACACACTAAACTGTGATTCTGCTGGCGCCCAGCTTATTTCTTGGGCGGCGCTTAATGATTGGCCTTTTAATCCTGTTGCAATGTAATCTACTTCAGGAGGCATATCAACAGAAAATGTTGTAATAACTACTGGAACATTATTAAAGACATAGTCTCCGTATCCGTTTAGTTTTACAATTGGAGGTGGGCCGCCGGTTTCTGCAAATGTACCGTAATCCATTTTTGTTACTGATCTTAAATAATGCAAACACGCCATCCAGTACTGTGCTTCTAATTCATTTTGTACATAAAATTGTCCGGTTACAACAATCTCGTTCACACTTGAATTTCTATATGCATAAGCGGGATAATTAGTATGTACAGGTTCAACATTACTATAGTTTGCACTATGTTGCAAAAGTATTGTTGGCGTAAACGGAAAGACCATACTATTTTTAGTAGATCTTAATAATTGAAACATTGGAGACTTAGAAAAAGCACTTGGAGTATTTGGTAACGATAACGAAACTCTCCAGTCTTTTTCTTCAACATTTCCACCTGTAGTAAACGATGCTTGGCCGCCTAAATTGCCGGCAGCATTACCAAGGGTAGAAGTTGGAATATTTTTAGAACGTAAAGCACTCATGAAATTTAAAGAACTTCCTAGGCTGCCGCTGAATAATTGTTGTCCAATATCACGGACTTGGCCTACGAATCCATTGATTGATGTAGGAATACTACCAGTAAATGGATTTTGTCCTGGAGCATTTGTTCCTGTTGGAGGTACATTGACACCCATGTTTTTACCGTCTTTAGATATGATGCCGTCTTTGAAAAATGTTGCCATATTAATTGTCTCCTATATGCATTATTTAGTTGACAAAGTTATGTACATAGTTTATAATATGACTAACAATCAGGAGAGTTCATGAATAAAAGAGTAAATTACCTCAACAATAAAGATATTTTAAAAGAAATACACAAATCAAAGAGTACATTCTGTAGTTTTACTGCACCCGAATACTCTCAATATGATGTTATTTTACCTAGTGTAGATAAGATTAATATTCGTACTATTGCCGAAGCTAAAAGAGCACAAGCAAAAAGACTACAACAAGAAAATTTTGAAAAAGCTAAAGAAGCTGGACAAAAAAGAAAACTAGCTGAATTTGAAATCGATTATAAAAAGATAAAGAAAGAAGAACTTATTTTTCGTATTATGACGTTTGATCACATTCCGGAAGAACCAGGTCGTAAAAAGAATCCTAAAACTGTAGCAGACACTAAAGTTAAACTTAACTTTCCTCCGTTCCAACATTACAAATTTAACGAAAATGACGAACTAGTTTGTGTAGGAAAAAGTCACTGGGTTGGCGGAATGGAAAATGGTTACTTTGATAAAGATAGCGGTAAAGCAACAAATAAACTAGCATTAATGTGGATGAAATTATGTGATCGTTATGCTACTCGTGGTAATGTGCGCGGATATACCTATAACGACGAAATGCGTGGACAAGCTATCTTGCAATTAGCACAGATTGGCTTACAGTTTGATGAGTCAAAATCAAACAATCCATTTGCCTACTATACAGCCGCAGTAACTAACTCATTTGTACGTGTTATCAACATTGAAAAGCGCAATCAAAACATTCGAGACGATATTCTTGAAATGAATGATATGAGTCCATCGTATACTAGACAATCACAAGGCGAATGGGAGAGAAACTTAGAAAGATCAAAAAATGATGCATCAAAGTAAAAATATCGGTTGACCTTGTTACAAAACTCAGTTATAATAACGAGAAGAGGATTAAAATTTGTTTAAAAAAGCGGCAGTCTTTACTGACATACATTTCGGCTTGAAAGGTAACAGCAAGGTTCACAACGACGATTGTGAAGAATTTGTAGATTGGTTTATCGAACAAGCAAAAGCTAACGGTTGTGAAACTGGCATTTTCTGCGGAGATTGGCATCATAATCGAAATAGCCTTAATCTAACAACTATGGATGCTACTATTCGCAGTTTAGAAAAACTAGGGGCGGCATTTGATAAATTTTATATGTTTGTAGGCAATCACGATTTGTATTACAAAGATAAACGAGATGTAAGTTCTACAATCTTTGGTAGACACATTCCAGGCGTTACATTAGTTGATGAGATTACTGAGTTTGATGATGTTGCACTTGTTCCTTGGCTAGTTGGCGAAGAATGGAAGAAGATTGAAAATATTAAATCTAAGTATATGTTTGGTCACTTTGAACTTCCTAGTTTTTATATGAATGCTATGGTGCAGATGCCTGATCATGGCGACTTGCGGCCAAGTCACTTTCAACATCAAGAATATGTGTTCAGTGGACATTTTCACAAACGTCAAGTACAAGGCAAAATTCATTACATAGGTAATGCATTTCCGCACAATTATGCTGATGCTGGCGATGACGAGCGAGGCATGATGATTCTTGATCGTGAAAACAACAAAGAACCCGAATATATCAATTGGTGGAATTGTCCTAAGTATCGCACAACTACACTAAGCAAACTATTAGATCCTAATTCAAATATTATTAAACCTAAAATGTATTTGAGAGTTACTATTGATTTACCTATTAGTTACGAAGAAGCACAGTTTATTAAAGAAACGTATATTTCACAACATGGTTGTAGAGAAATTACTCTTATTCCGCAAAAACAAATTGAAGAAATTACTACAGACTTAGATATTTCAACGTTTGAAACTGTTGACGAAATTGTATCTAAAGAAATTGCAGAATTAGACACTGAAAATTTTAACAAAAAGATGTTGTTAGACATCTATAACGAGCTATAAAATGATCCGTATTAAAGACCTTACAGTTAAAAACTTTATGAGTGTGGGGAATCAGACTCAAGCAATTGATTTCAGCAAAGAAAAGTTAACATTAGTTCTTGGAGAGAACCTAGATCAAGGCGGAGACGACGCTGGTAGTAGAAACGGAACTGGTAAAACTACTATTATTAACGCCCTCTCTTATGCTTTGTATGGAACTGCATTAACTAACATCAAACGCAATAACCTTATCAATAAAACAAACTCTAAAGGTATGGTTGTTTCTCTTGACTTTGAAAAGGACGGGGTTAATTATAAAATTGAAAGAGGTCGTAGTCCTACATTCTTAAAGTTTTATATTAACAGTCAAGAGCAAGAAGTAGAAGATGAATCGCAAGGCGACAGTCGTAAAACACAAGAATTTATTAATGACATGCTTGGCATGTCGCACGACATGTTTAAGCATATTGTAGCACTTAATACATATTCAGAACCATTCCTTGCAATGCGTCAAAACGATCAACGTGCTATCATTGAACAATTATTAGGTATTACTATTCTGTCTGAAAAGGCAGACGCTCTTAAGGAGCAAGTTAGACAGACTAAAGAAGAAATTACAACTGAAACTCTTAAAATTGATGCTGTTCAATCTGCAAACGAAAAGATTAGTTCAACAATTGAAAGTTTACAAAAAACGCAACGTGCTTGGCTTGCTAAAAAAGAACAAGACTGTACAAGACTACAACAAGGTATTACAGAATTAGAACATTTAGATGTGGAAGCAGAATTAGAAGCACACGAAAATCTATCTAATTGGAACGAACATAACAACGCCATTTTGGCTCTTAAAAAAGAATTAAGCACGTTAGAGCCAGCACTGTTACGTGCTGACAAAAGTGTAGAAAAAGCAGAAAAAGACATCGAAAATCTTGAAGATGCAACTTGTTATACTTGTGGACAAGCATTACACGAAGATAAAAAAGAAGAAATTGCACAGCGCAAGAACAAAGAACTTGCGGATGCAATTGCTTATCAATCAGAGATTAATGTTAAGGTTAAAGACGTAATGCTTGCACTTAAAGAAATAGGTAACATTAACGGTAAACCTACTACATTTTACGAAACAGTCAAAGAAGCATACGAGCATAGACAAAACGTTGATAGTTTAAAACAAACACTTGATAATAAGAGACAAGAAGTTGATCCGTATCAAACACAAATCGATGAATTGAACAATAGTGCTATTCAACAAATTGACTGGACTCCTATTAATGAGCTTACTGGTTATAAGGAACACCAAGAATTCTTGTTAAAATTGCTTACTAACAAAGACAGTTTTATTCGTAAGAAAATTATTGAACAAAACTTAGCATATCTAAACAACAGACTAACATATTATCTTGACCGTTTAGGGTTGCCGCATCAAGTTGTATTCCAAAACGATTTGAATGTTGAGATTACACAACTAGGACAGGACTTAGACTTTGATAACTTGTCACGAGGCGAGCGCAATAGACTTATCTTAGGTATGAGTTTTGCATTCCGTGATGTTTGGGAAAGTCTGTATCAAAATATTAACTTGTTGTTTATTGACGAGTTAATTGATAGCGGTATGGATACCGCTGGCGTAGAAGGATCACTAGCAGTTCTTAAGAAAATTGCACGTGAAAGAGAAAAAAATATTTTCTTAATTTCACACAAAGACGAATTAGTAGGAAGAGTAAACACTATTCTTAAAGTTGTAAAAGAAAATGGCTTTACAAGTTACGAGAATGATGTTGAAGTTGTAGAATGAATGACGACACACACGATTTATTAACTAAAGCATATATGGCTTACTTTAAGGCTAACGAAAAATTTGAGGCTAGAAATTCTGTGCGAACACATAGAGAAGCAAGAAGATGGTTAAGAGAGATACGTCTTTTAGCTAAAACTCGTATGGACGAAATACACAATAAGCATAATTCCAAAAAAGAGGCAGACGAATAGGCACACAATGTAAGTATACTCATGCAGTGGACTTACAAAGGACAAACAATTGACACGATACCAGACGAGTATGAAGGCTTTGTTTATCTTATCACAAATACCACTACAGGCCAGAAATACATAGGCAAAAAACTAGCAAGATTTAAAACTACTAAGCCACCCTTAAAAGGCAAGAAAAATAAACGCAGAGGCAGTAAAGAATCAGACTGGCGAGACTATTGGGGATCATCAGACAGATTAAATGCAGACGTACAGGCACTAGGCCCAGAAAACTTCACAAGAGAAATATTATACCTATGTAAAGGTAGGGGCGAAATGTCCTACATAGAGGCAAGAGAACAGTTTGATCGTAGAGTACTCGAAACAGATGAATACTATAATGGTATTATTAATGTTAGAGTCGGCGGATCAGACAAACTCAAACAGGCATTGCTAGAACATCACATCCAGGCAAAACAATCCAACACTTAAGGTTGGCGGGCCAGTTTGAAAATACCGCTGAGAAAAAGGTCCCCTGAGAAGGACACTCGTACACGTTGATCGACCACCACTGTGAGGAAGCCATCAAAAGAATTGGGCTCACTGGTTGACGTAGATAGATTGTTGGCTGTCAAAAAACACAAACACAGTACATAAAAACTCTTTAGCAATAGGAACGAAGCGAGAGGTAGTTGGAAACAACGATGTCGACGTAGGTTGGGAAAGGTCAGAGCCCATTGTACTTTGTGTATAAACAATTACCTACTTCCAAGTCTCGGCTGTGACGAACTCACATGAAGTTTTGAGATTAGATGGAACCGTAACAGGTTCCGTCTGACTGAAACAATCTACATGAAGCAATTACATTATTGCTATCGCAATAATGCTTTAATTCATATCTATTACTTCTATCAACAAACGAAGTGTTATAGTTTGAGCGTTAGCGAAAACAAAATGAGCGTTAGCTCATTTCAATCATATAGATTAATGTAAATCAGGATCTCTTCCAAAACCTGGCTTTACTAAACTAATCTTGACTTCCTGATATGACAAAACTACTTCGGGTATTACAGATAGCATATGACAAATATATTCATTTGCTTCATCTAATGAGTTGACAGTTTCGTATATGTGATCATTTTGATCAACAATATTATATCTTGTAATCATAGTTGATTATTTAATATCATATAAAGTTTGAAAAAATACAAACTTAATGATTAATGAAATCTCCAGTTTTTATTCTTTGTACACATTGATCATAATCGTCATAGATACTAAACTGTAATTGTACTCTTATATCATCTGTGTCATTTCTAACACCATGGGGAACTTCTGTGTTTGTAATTGTAGGATGCTTTAAAGAATAAAAATGTGATCCTAAATAAAGATTTTCATTATGATCAGCATCATTGCCGTGGATATCTAGACCTTCTAAAATTTTATTTTCGTAAAAATCAATAGGAGCATCTTTACCTGCTGGGTGAATAGGAAACATAATACAAGCCTTACGAGAAAAGTCGATATGCGGCCTAAAAACAAATCCTGGTTTGTATACAACTATTGCAATATTTCCGCTTCCAATTTTTTTAGTAATTGGGTTAAACATTTTTACTAATTTTTTAATAACAGGATAGGTTAGATAGTTATCTGACTTAATTGAACTAAACAGTCCGTGCGTGGCACGATCACGTATTGTACTATAATCAACTTCTTGATCCTTAATTTCGCTATAGAGTTGTTGTAATTCTTGTAAAGGATATTCGATATCTGTAATAGTATATGCGTATTTTTCTACGTTAGATGTTAGTTCTCTTCTATCAGTGAACATCTTCTCTCCAATCATCATTATATAGGTATTTATTAAGAGGTAAATAAGTAAAATTGTTTTAAGAGTATAAATATTACTGACAGGAGTATACAATATGAAAGTATTTGACATTTTAACAGAATCTAAGCAAGTTGATGAAGGTCCTATTAGATTTTTAAAGAGAACATTAGGAAAAAACACAGCTATGGGCAAAGCGGCTCAGCTTGATGTAGAAATTGAACAAGAAGCTAAAAATATCTTTAAAGATTTTTACGCTGTTGCTAAAAATTCTCCTAATGGTACAATGACAGCTAAAGGTTTAGCTGATTATCTAGTTGCTAAAGGATTTGTAAGCAAGCCTAGTGCAGTAATGTCTTATATTAATGCTGATCCTAGTATGGGTCGCAAAGTTGCTAAAGGTGCTAAAGCAGTTAATAAAGCAGTTAAAACCGGAGCAGACAAAGTAGGACAAGCGGCTAGAAGCATTAAGAAAAAACTTTCTCCTGAACCAACAAAACTTACTCCAGATCCTCGTCAGGCTGAATTAGATCTACAAAGTATGTACAATGAAATGACCGAATCTCAACTAATGGAAGTTGATGCACAAATTAATAAAGCAACTGCAATGAAAGCTATCAAAAAATTCGTGCAACAAGGTATGGCCGCTGGTGTTAAGTCTGGCAGAACACCAACTCAAAAGAGTAGATTTGGTGATGCACCTACAACTTCTCCTGATCCAAAAGATAAAAAAACTAAAACTAAATCTTCAGGCGGTAATAAACTAGCAGATATGGGTGTTACCGTAGAAATTCAACAAGCTGTTGATGTTTTACGTAAAGCAGGATATGAAGTTATTGCACCAAAAGAAAAAGTAAACAGATAAACGCTTTTACCAAAAATCTTTTCCAGTTTTTTTAGATTGTTCTAAGTTGTCTTTGATAACGTTGTTAATAATCTGACGATCTTCAACAGTTAATTCGTATGCTTCGATAAGAGAAACTGCTCCTCGCATCCACCAGCAAGTTTTTACTAGCTCAGTTTTAATTTCCGTTACCTGTTTTTCTAGGATTTTAACCTCGGTTTGGATTTTATCGAGGTCCCACGTTAAAATCCTTAGCCGAAAAAATTGCTTTGGTCAAACGTAACCGGAATTGAATATACTTTAGGTGCACCGGCAGCAATTTCTTCTTCGGTCGCTTCAACATCAACAGGTGCTTGTGTAAACTTTGCTCTTTGATCTTTAATATGTTCTTGAATTTGATTAAAAGTTTTTGCTTCACAGTTTGATAAGAATTCAGTTAAATGTATTCTGTTAGTTACTGCAACGTCATCCCCGTCGGGCTGTATTGCTGTAACACTTTCAATCATAACATTAAGATTAATATCTGTTAGTTTTCTAAAACTATCTTGAAATTGTTTAAGTTTTTGCCCGTCATCAAGTGAATTATCATTAACAATATTAAAAATTCTTTGTTGTTCAAATGCTTTAATACTTTGTTCAGTAGATGTTTTATATGATACTGGTTTAATTTCTACAGCAAACCCTTCAATTTGAAATGTATCTTCAAAAGTAGTATTTGTATATTTGTCATAAAGATTTTGCAGATTAAATTGAAAATCTTTAGTAATTTCAGTATTAGGAATCTGCGTAGTCATATCAATAGTTTCGCCAAAGCTAGCCATTCTGATTGCAATTAATATTGTATCTAAATCAATTGACGGTGTTTGCCATGCATCTTTAATAGCAGGAACACAACTCTGAATAACATCAACAGTTGCTTGACCGTTTAACAACGCATCAGGCGTTTTAAATGCAATTTCATCTCTTGCGGTCATTGCGTATACAGCAAACTCTCCTGATTCAGGAATTTCAATAGAGCCAACTGGCCAATATTTTCCTTTACTTGGAAGTCTGATGTAAATTTTTGGTTGTCTTAAGTGTTTTGCTAGTGGATTTCCACCAACGATCCCCGGTTTAGGGATATTATTATCTACCATGTTTATTACTCCTGCTAAATAATGTTATAGCCATGTTAAACTATTTATGGCTTCTTATTATGTGAGTACTTAATATATGGCAGTAAAAATTGATATCCCCGGAGTAGGCGAAGTTACAGCAGAAAATGCGGCTTCAGAAGCTACTTTACGTGAAATACTTAAAACATTAGGTGGGAAATCTTACGGCATGGACGGTGGTGGCGGCATGTCTGGTACTGGCACTAATGCAGAAGAAGCTGCCAAACAAGTTAAAAAACACGGTGACGCTAGTGAAGAAGCTGGTGTTCAAGTAGAAGGCTTTGGAGCAAAATTAGACGGATTTGTAGGAGGTATATGGAATACTTTTACAGCCGCAATTGGCGCCGTTGTTGGTTCTACTGTAGGATTAGGCTTTGAATTATTAAAAGGCGGAAATCAACTTAGTGATTTTGCTCAACATTTACCTATTCCAGGATTAACAGCATTTTCTGGATTAATCGACGGACAAATAAATTTATTTAGAGAGTTATCTCAGTCAGGTGCAAGTTTTGGCAACAATATGTTTGAAATTACACGCATCGCAGGTAATGCGGCAATACCACAAGAAGAATTTGCTGAATTATTGCGAACACAATCATCAAGTTTAAGACTTTTTGGAAATAGTGTTAATGATGGTGCTCGAAATTTTGCTTCTATGTCAAAAGAAATGCGTCAAGGCGGAATTGGTCCTCGCTTAATGGCAATGGGATTTACCTCGCAAGAATTAAATGAAAACTTTATTGCATACAATGAAATGATGACAGTTTCTGGGCGTCGCCAGTTTATGACTAATGCCCAGCTTATTGAAGGATCACAGAACTATTCATTAGAACTAGATAAAATATCCAAACTTACTGGTAAATCTAGAGAGCAACTTCAAGAAGAAATGCGTCAAAAGAATATGGACATTAGACGCCAAATGGCAATTGCAAAATATGGAGAAGAATATGCTCTTAGATTACAACAAGCGGCTGAAGTAGGCGGCCCAGCGTTTGAAGCAGCCATTCTTGATATGGCTGACGGTGTTGAAAACGATCCTTTGACACGACAGTTGATGGCAAACAACGAAGCATTTCGAAATGGCATTAATGACGTTCAGAATATGACTGCTGAAGAGTTTACTAACTTTGCCGCTAGTGTTAGACAATCAGGTATGGACTATGCCAATAGTATGGGCGAGAACGCAGTCCAAGCTTCTATTGCAAACGGAACTGCGGTTGGAGAACTATTTCAGTTAACAGGTGCACTTGGTAGAGCAACTGGAACAGTTGAAGGAGGAGTATCAGCTGAACAGCAAGCACGAGACGATGCTACTGCGGCTGTTGCAACTTTTGCTGAAACTATTAACGATGTAAGAGGAAGACTTCAAGTTGATCTATTAGACAGTAATATCTTCCAAGATCTTAAAAACGGCCTAGCAAGTATAATTCCTTCTATCGGCGAAGCTAACAGTATGTATGATGATATGAAGGGCTTTTTTATGTCTAATATTTTTCCTGCACTAGACGATATGTGGACTTGGCTTAAAACTGACGGCCTAAATATGTTACAAGAGAGTATGGAATCAGCATGGAACTGGTTAAAGACTGACGGCGTTGAACTAATGGACAGTGCATTTACTAAAATGACAGAAGCATGGAATTGGTTAAGTTCAGGCGAAGGTTATACTATGATGCAAAATGCCATAACTGGATTAACAGAGCTATGGGATTCGTGGAAGCCATCGATTATGGGATTCTTTGAAAACTTAACAAGTGCTGAAGGTAGAGCAGAAATATGGCAAAGTATTGTTGATGGTGCAAAAAGTGCCCTTTCGGCAATATTTACAGGCGTTGTATCTATGTTAGGATGGGATCAAATTGGACCTACTTATGAAGATTTAAAACAATCAGTTATTGATACTTTAGTTGATTGGAAAAACAAGTTTGTAGAAATGTTTACTTGGGAAAATATACGAAGTACATTTACTATTGAAAACATTGGTACAGCATTAGGAAATGCTGTTAGAGGTGTTTATAACTGGATTACAGGGTTGTTTGATTTTGATTTTGGTGGAATGATAAGTTCTGTAATACCAGACTGGGCAAAACGTTGGTTACCAGACAGCTGGTTTGGTGGGCCTTCTTCTAATCCTAGTGGATCACCCTCACCTAGTCCTAGTAGTGCAATACCAGAAGCTGACACATCGTCAAGTTCTGCTCCTTCACCAACTAATGATCCAGCAATGCGAACTGCTACCAATGCCACATCTCCATCTAATAATCCTGTAAGTGACTTAAATACTAATACTGCAAGGATGGTAGCATTATTAGAACAGCAAAATAGACTATTGCAGAGAATGGACGGTAACTTATATGGTTAAGGAAACAAATAAATGAGTTGGAAAAGATATTTTACACCGGTAGAAACTGGTAATGTAAGCCCATTCTCGTCAGCAAGTAGTGGACAGCCTGGACCGGCAAAATCAAATTATAGTAGTTTCCTTCCTGATGTCTATAGCGGAGCTCCAAATAGAGCAGAACGTTATGGACAATATAATGTTATGGATATGGATAGTGAAGTTAATGCGGCACTAGATATTCTTGCTGAATTTTGTACACAGCAAAATCCACAAAATAAAACCAGTTTTAGTTTAGACTTTAAACAAAAAGCTACTAATAGCGAAATTAAAGTACTCGAAAACTACTTGCAACAATGGACTAGACTTAATAGTTTTAATACGAGAATGTTTCGTATTATTAGAAATGTGTTTAAATTTGGTGATGCATTTTTTATTAGAGATCCAGAAACTAAAAAATGGCATCACGTTGATCCTGCAAAAGTTTCAAGTATCATTGTTAACGAAAGCACAGGAAAAACTCCTGAGCAATATATTGTAAAAGACATTAACTTAAATTTTGTTGATAAAGTAGCAACTACACCTTATACAACTAACGGCAACGTAACTGGAGGCGGTGACGGCTATTTAACTGGCGGTGTTAGAGGAATGGTTGGTAACACATCAACACAGAGTTCAAGTTCAAGATTTGGTCACGATAAACAAAAAGAATTTGCTGTTGATGCTGAACATATGGTACATTTAAGTCTAAGTGAAGGCTTAGATAATAACGCTCCATTTGGTAACAGTCTATTAGAAACTATTTTTAAAGTTTATAAACAAAAAGAATTGCTTGAAGATGCGATTATTATCTATCGCGTACAAAGAGCTCCAGAAAGAAGAGTATTTTATGTTGATGTGGGTAACATGCCTTCACACCTTGCTATGCAATTTGTGGAGCGTGTAAAAACGGAAATCCATCAAAGAAGGATCCCATCGAAGACAGGAGGCGGAACTAATGTCATAGACTCAGCTTATAATCCTCTGTCAACCAACGAAGATTACTTCTTCCCACAAACTGCTGAAGGTAGAGGATCTAAAGTTGATACACTACCAGGCGGTACAAACCTTGGTGAGATTGACGACTTAAAATACTTTACTAATAAACTTATTAGAGGTTTACGTATTCCAAGTTCATATTTGCCAAGTGCGGCACAAGATGAAGGACAAGGCCAATTTAACGATGGTAGAGTTGGAACAGCATATATTCAAGAATTGCGTTTTAACAAATATTGCGAGCGTTTACAAAATTTAGTTACAGAAGTTTTTAATTTAGAATTTAAACGTTATCTAGTAGAAAAAGGAATTAACATTGATGTTGCGATGTTTGACCTTGTGTTTCAACCACCACAAAACTTTGCAAGTTATAGACAATCAGAACTTGATAATCAAAGGATTGGTACGTTTGCACAAATACAAGCTATTCCGTTTATTAGTAATAGATATGCATTAAAGCGTTTCTTAGGAATGAGCGATGCAGAAGTTGCAGAAAACGAACGTTTATGGAAAGAAGAAAACGACGAATTAGTAGTTAGTCCAACAGATGCAAGTGCAGAAATGCGAGGAGCAGGAATTAGTGGAGCAGGTATTGAAGGTGATTTAGGAAGCGCAGTTGATACAGCAGACGATGCAGAAGAACCTACAGTAACAGGTACCGACGAAGGTCCTGAAAGTGCTACTACACCAGCACCAGAACCTACGCCAGAGGCATAAATACTATTATGATATTACGTGAATTATTTTATTTTGACAAAGAAACTATTGAACCTGTTGAAGATAAAGGTTATGATGCTACGGATGACGATAGCATTGTAAAGCGCGACGACACACGTAAAACTCGACTTACGCTAAGACAAATTAACAAAGCCCGTAAAGCATCCGAACTTCATGTAGAAGAAACAGAAAAAGAATTAGGTTTCGTACGTCAAATGTACGGAATACAAGCACAACCTGAAATATAGGACTTTTTGTTAATGACGGTAGCATTCGTACTTGGCAACGGCGAAAGTCGTAGAGACATTGATATAAATTCATTAAAACAATACGGTAAAGTGTACGCATGTAATGCAGTCTTTAGAAAGCACGAACCTGACTATCTAGTTGCAGTTGATGTTAAAATGATCTTAGAGATTAATCAACAAAAATGGCAAATGAGTCACGAAGTTTGGACCAATCCTAATAAACAATTTCACGGAATGCAAGGATTTAATTTCTTTCAACCTAGTAAAGGATGGAGTAGTGGTCCAACAGCATTATGGCTTGCAAGTACACACGGACATGATACAATATACATATTAGGGTTTGATTTTCACGGAGCACCTGATAAGTATGGACAGCGTACAAAGGTAAATAATTTATACGCAGGAACACAGAATTATAAACGTGAAGGTGATCCTGCTACGTATTTTGGCAATTGGGAGAGACAAACATCATCGACATGTGACGCACATCAAGGTACACAATATATTAGAGTTAGAGAAGACAATGACGACTTTGTACCTAAACAATTAAAAAAATGTAAGAATTTGTCACACATAAATTTAAGCGAATTTAAAAGATATTACGATTTTTAAACACTTTTTTTCAAAACGAGTCGTTTTGACACCATTTACCACCGCTTTTTTAAGGTATGTGTAAATAATAGTAGACAGCCTTACCAATAAACTTATTATAGGAGAAAACAATGGCAGACACAACAAAGCTAGAGCAAATGCTCGAAAAATTAGTTAACAACGATCGCGATGGAGCTGATCAGTTGTTTCATGAATTTGTGATTGAAAAATCACGTAGCATCTACGAAAAAATGATCGAATCTGATCTAGAAGATCTAGAAGTAGATGAAGCTACAGATGAAGAAGTAGATGAAGCTACAGATGAAGAAGTAGATGAAGCTACAGACGACGAAGATTTAGAAGAATCAGACGACGAAGAAGTCGATGAAAACTTTGACGAATTTACACCAGAAGCTGACCCAATGGGCGGCGAGCCAGGCCCAGACATGTTAAAAGACATTGAAGCCGATGGCGACGACGAAGACGGTGTAATGGATATGGGCGACGAAGGTGAAGAAGGCGAAGAAGAGCTAGAAGACCGTGTAGTTGACCTAGAAGATGCACTTGATGACCTAAAGGCAGAATTTGAAAAAATGATGTCTGGAGAAGAAGGCGACATGGACGATGAAGGCGACGAAGATGGCGACGAAATGGACATGGACGACGAAGGTGATGAAGAAGCAGAAGAAGAGTCATATGACCCTTCAACACTTGGCATGCCAGCTTATGAAGGTAAAAAATCACAAGCAGAGCAAATGAGAGAGTATGTTGAAAAAGTTGCCGCACCAAAAGGTGAAGACAACAAAGCAAAATCTCCAGTTGCTGGCAAAAACGACATGGGCGGAACTACTGCAAATATTGCTAAAGGTTCAGCTGAAGAAAAAGGTGGAAGCGTAAGTACTCCAAATGTAGAAGACTTTAATCAAGTTAATGTATCTGGTAACAAAAAAGCACCTGCAATGTCAAATGCCAAAGGCCACGGCGCAGAGAAAAAAGGCGCAGGCGAAACTGGAACAAATAGTAAAAGTACTATTGGTTCTTAATTGAGGATTATGGGGATGCATAACTTAACCGAAACACTATCATTCGACCAAGCTAAAATGGTCGTTGAGACTACTGAAAATAGTGCAGGTGGTAAGGACTTGTACTTAAAAGGTATCTGCATTCAAGGTGGTGTTCGTAACGCAAACCAGCGTGTATATCCTGTAAGTGAGATCAGTAGGGCTGTCAACACGCTCAACGATCAAATTCAAGGCGGGTATAGTGTATTAGGCGAAGTTGATCATCCTGAAGGACTCAATATTAACTTAGATCGTGTAAGCCATATGATCACAGAAATGTGGATGGATGGTCCAAACGGTTATGGAAAACTAAAAATTATTCCAACCCCGATGGGACAACTAGTTCAAACCATGATTCAAAATGGTGTAAAACTAGGTGTTTCATCAAGGGGATCGGGTAATGTAAAAGATGATGGTAGCGGGGAAGTCAGCGAATTTGAAATAATCACTGTCGATGCCGTTGCCCAACCAAGTGCTCCTGGGGCTTATCCAACGCCTATTTACGAGCACCTAATGAATACTCGTGGTGGGTATAAGGCATACAATTTGGCTCGCGAACTTAATGGCGATGAAAAGGCACAGAAGTATTTAAAGGAGTCGTTGATAAACATTATCAGCGGACTCAAATAGACTAGGAGAAACAAATGTTAGATGCACTGAAAGCACTCTTTGAAAACAATGTAGTTTCAGAAGACATCAAACTAGAGATCGAAGAAGCATGGAATGCAAAAATTCGCGAGAATAAGATGCAAGCTACAGCTGAACTTCGCGAAGAGTTTGCTCAAAAGTATGAGCACGACAAGCAAACAATGGTAGAAGCTATTGACGCAATGCTTGCCGATAAACTAAGCGAAGAAATTACTGAGTTCCAAGATGATCGCCAAAAATTAGCTGAAGCAAGAGCAAAATATGCCGTAGCAATGCGTGAAAACGCAAACCTAATGCAAAAATTTGTTGTACAGCAGTTAGGTAAAGAAATTGGCGAATTACACGAAGATCAGAAATTAATGGCTGACAAGTTCCATACATTGGAGAACTTTATTGTTGATGCACTTTCTAAAGAAATTGCAGAATTTTATGAAGATAAAAAAGATTTAGCTGAAACAAAGGTACGTTTAGTACGTGAAGCTAAAGATCATCTAGCCAAGGTTAAATCCAAGTTTATCCAAGACGCAACACATGTTGTCGCAGAAACCGTTGACAAAGGTCTAAAGTCAGAAATTAGTCAATTAAAAGAAGACATTGATGCGGCTCGCAGAAATGACTTTGGTCGTAAGTTGTTTGAATCATTCGCTAGCGAATATCAATCAAGTTACTTAAATGAAAAGTCTGAGACTGCAAAACTATTAAAAGTAGTTGAGTTAAAAGATAAGCAATTAGCCGAAGCTAAAGCGCAGGCAGCAGAAAAAGCAAAACTAGTAGAAAGCAAAGACGCTGAAATTAAAGTTGCTAAAAATACTGCACAGCGTAAAGAAATTATGAATGAATTACTCGGTCCTTTAAACAAAGGTCAAAGAGAAATCATGTCAGACTTACTGGAATCTGTACAAACCGAAAAACTGCACAAGTCTTTCGATAAGTACATGCCAAGCGTTATCGCAGGGAACACACCAGTGAAGGAAACCAAGGCAACACTTACAGAAGGCACACATATTACAGGCAATAAGACAAATAATGACACTAATGCAAGCGTAGATTCAGCAAATAACGTTGTTGAACTCAAAAGACTTGCAGGATTGAAATAAGGAGAAAATAATGTCAGAACTATTTGAGAGTCGCTGGCAGGATACCAAAAATGCACTTCTTGAAGGCCTTGAAGGCAACAAGAAAGCTGTAATGGGTGTTACTCTAGAAAATACTAAAAGGTATTTGGCAGAGAATGCGACAGCAGGTGCAACTTCTGCAGGTAATGTTGCTACACTAAACAGAGTTATCCTTCCGGTAATTAGACGAGTTATGCCAACTGTTATCGCCAACGAATTAGTTGGTGTACAGCCCATGACAGGTCCAGTGGGTCAAATCCACACACTAAGAGTACGCTACGCAGATTCATTTGATGATGTAACTGCTGGTGAAGAAGCTCTATCACCATTCAAAATTGGTGTTGGCTACAGTGGCGGCGGTTCTACCGACAAAGCTGATGCAACAGCAACACTTGAAGGTGCCGCTGGTAAGAGAATGTCTATCCAGATCTTAAAGCAAACAGTAGAAGCAAAAACCAGAAAGCTATCAGCTCGCTGGACTTTTGAATCTGCTCAAGATGCACAAGCCCAACAAGGCATTGACATCGAAGCTGAGATCATGGCAGCTCTTGCACAGGAGATTACAGCTGAAATCGATCAAGAAGTACTTGCTTCTTTACGTTCACTAGCTGGAACTGCTGAATCAGACGTACAATACGATCAGTCATCTGTAAGTGGTACTGCCACTTTCGTTGGCGATGAGCATGCGGCACTAGCTGTTATGATCAACCGTGTTGCAAACAAGATTGCCGCTCGTACACGTCGTGGCGCAGGTAACTATGCAGTGGTTTCACCATATGCATTGACTATCCTACAGTCCGCAACAACTTCTGCGTTCGCAAGAACAACTGAAGGTACATTCGAAGCACCAACTAACACTAAGATGGTTGGTACATTGAACGGCGCGATGAAAGTCTACGTTGATGCATACGCATCAGACGCAACTGACGTACTAGTTGGATACAAAGGATCAAGCGAATCAGACGCACCAGCGTTCTACGCTCCTTACATTCCTCTAATGTCAAGTGGTGTTGTGTTAGACCCAGCATCATTCGAGCCTGTCGTATCATTTATGACACGTTACGGATATGTTGAGCTATCAAACGTTGCTTCTTCACTTGGTAATGCCGCTGACTACTTAGGTAGAATCAGTATTGCCAATGTAAGCTTCAGCTAAGTTTAAAACTTACTAAAACGAAAAAAGGCCCTTCGGGGCCTTTTTTTATGACTTGAGTAAACTTTGATAAATACTTGTGTCGTAAATCGTGCTATCAAATAGATAGACTTATGCAGAATTGACCCACTGCGTAGACCTAGAACGTTTTATAAGGAGAAACAAATGGGACGTCCATTAAATAAAAGAAACTTTGGTGTATTAGCAGACGGTACTAACTTAACAATTAACTGTAAAGTTGGAGCAAACTCAGCTACAGAACAAGGTATGATCATTTCACAAAGATCACAAAATAAATTTAAAGTTGATGATTCAAAACTTGGATCAGGTAACGAAGGTGTATGTACACTAGTTGCTAAAGCAAGCGGTTCATTAGCCGACAATGAAATGTCAATTAACGGCATCATTACAGCAGATGGTTCAAGTGTATGGGTTACTAAAATTTACAACAGAACTTGTAGAGATGAAAACAATAATCGTTACAAGTGGACTGTTGAAGATGATTCAACAGTGTCATACATGGCACTAGTTGCCATCTAAGGATTAGTGTGGGGGAGAAATTCCCCACACACATACAAGGAATTTTAGATGTCAAAGACTTTAAATGTAAACAGCGGAAATTACACAGTACGAGTACCACAGGGTAATCGAATTACTCTTGATACTGGCGCAGAATTAGGAGAAGTTAGAATAACAGGAGACCTAGTTGTTGACGGTAATACTGTAACTGTTAATTCTGAAGATTTAAGTCTTAAAGATAATATTATTATACTTAATGCTGGAGAAGAAGGTTCTACAGGTATTACACTTGATCAGTCTGGTATACGAATTGAAAGAGGTACTAGTTCAAGTTATCCAGATGTATTTTTTGTATTTGATGAAAATACAACACATAATGATCCAATTTCACAAACTGTTAAAGGCGGAACTTTTACTTTTAAAGACGAAAACAACGCACTGATTGGTATTAGAACTAATAGCATTTCAACCGGTGGCGGCGATTTATACTTAATTAATTCAGGTACAGGAGTTCTTAGTGTTAGCGGAACAAACAATTATGAAGCACAAGTTACCGATGATGACGATGTACCTAATAAAAAATATGTAGACGATGCTATTACAACAGGTATTCAAACAATTACAATTCAGAGTATTCAAAGAGGTGACTCTGCGCTTAATCTTTTTGATCAAAGTTTAGATCCAGGTGTTAGCGGATTTAAAGTTACAATTGACGGATACGAAGTAGCATTATTTAGACAAGACAGCACAGAGATTGAACAACTTATTTTTAATGATGCAACAATTTCTACTACAGCAAGCGGCGACGATTTGACACTTAGTAGTAACGGATCACCTTTTGTAAAAATTGACAGTGTTTTAAGAATGCCTATACAGAGCGATGCAACTGTAATTGCTAGTAGTGCTAATGACATTGGAATTTATGCAAAGAATCCCGGCTTTGGTAATTCAGGAGTATGGTATAAAAACAAAAACAACTATGAAGATGAATTGATAAGTACTAATAAATCATTGTTATATAGTATGTTATTTTAAAGGAAAAACAAATGGCAATTACAAATAAAAAAATTACTTCTTCAGATACAACGTTGTTAACAGTTCCAGCAGGTAAAAGATATGCTATTACTACTATTATGGTTTGCAATTCACAACCTGCAGATACAGGCGGCGGCAATGATGCAACTTTTGATCTACATTTTATTCCAAGCGGCCAAACAAAAGGATATGCAGATCCAAACTCTAATCAAATATTAAATGATTTAAAAGTAGCAGGTGCTGATACATTTTCTTTTGATACAGAAAAGATTGTATTGGAAGAAGGAGACAGTATTGTAGCTATGGGACAAGCAGGTAAAGAATATTTACTTGCTACAGTTAGTTATTTGGAAGTATAATGCGATTTATTAAAGCACAAACAACATCTAGAGGAATTAATGCCGACACAAAAGGAGTAAACGTAGACTCTCTTGGTTTAATCACAATGAATACTAATTCAGCTGTGATTGTTCCTAAAGGAACGCAAAACGACAGACCGTTTATTCCAACAGAAGGTATGGTTAGATATAATACTGATACCGGAGACTTTGAAGTAAGACAAAATGCGGCATGGAAACCTATTAGATTTAGAGAACCTACTGTTATTCATCAACAAAATTTAGGAAACGGTGACGGAGTTGAAACATTATTTGGACCACTAGATTCAAACGATAGTTACTATCCTATACCGGTATCTGAAAATAACATTTTAGTAACTATTGAAAACGTTTTTCAGTTAGCAAACACTAACTATTCTCTTGTGCAAAATCCAGCAGGAAAAACTCCAGGAACATATCTATCATTTGGTTCAGCTGTCCCTACTGGTAAGGTTGTCCAAGTACTACATAACTTCGACAAGTAAAATAAATACAAGTAAGAAGTTAGAGAGGGAACCTAATGGCACAAGTCGCTCGCATAGGCGGTCAATTACTACAAGATAACTTATTACGAGAACTTTCGGATCTTAAGTTTGACAATGACCTTTTAGTTGTAAAAAGAGATAATACTCTTGGTATTAATACAACTACAACTCCTAGAAACTTAACTATTAACGGTACATTACGTACATCATCAGGTACTAGTGAGCCTGATATTATTTTTGATAATAGTTTAAAAATTGGCGACCTTACTCTTGCTACTACCGGTATTAGTACATCAAGCGGAAACATTAATATTAAATCAACACATCCCGAAGGTTATATTGTTACTAACGGTATTGGTAGTTATAATTTTGCTGTTAAGGGCGACGGTCTTATAGCATTAGGAACTAATGATAGTGTTGGTTTAAGATCAGAAGTCTATGATGGCCAAACAGTTGCCTGGAATTATAACGGTAATTATGGTAATTATTGGTACCCTGGACCAAAGATTAGTGCAGATTCTCCTCCTAACGATGGCGATAGACTTTATGACGACGCAATAGCAAGAGCACAGGCAGGTACCTGGACTGCTGAAGAATTAGTTGCATTTGACTTTGATGGTGATGGAGATATTCAAGTAGATGATGCTTTAAAAATTCTTACAATGAATACACAGTTCATTAACGGAACTGCATTTCCAGCATCAAGAACACTAGCAGATCACCCAAATCCTGAAGCATTTAAAGCATATGTAAAAAAATATTATCCGCGAAGTGCTCCAAGAGAATTACAAATCCAATCAGGCGGAACTGTTACAGTAACAGGTAATTTACACGCTACTGGTGATATTACATACGGTGCAGAACAAATATTCGAAGGATATTCTTTATGGTATACTGTAAATAATCCAAATGCCTACGGAACTGATGCTAATGATCATTTTGGTCAAACAGTAGCAGTTGCCGGTAACTTTGGTATTATCGGTGCACCAGATGAAGATTCAGCATCGTTTAGTAGTGAAGGTAAAGCGTATATCTATAATATCACTACTGGACAATTATTACATACTTTATCAAATCCTGATGCAGGAGCATCAAATACACAATTTGGTGATTCCGTGCATATTAGCGGCAACTATGCAATCGTTGGTGCAAGTACATACGGAAATAATGAAGGTAGGGCATACATATTTGATGTAACTACTGGATCGTTATTACATACGTTATCAAATCCAAATAACTACGGAACATCGCAAGATGACTATTTTGGACAATCAGTATCTATTAGTGGGACTTTTTGTGCTGTAGGTGCAAGATTTGAAGATGAAGCAACAGGTAATAACTCGGGAATAATTTATGTATTTAATAATAGTACTGGTGTATTAGAAGAAACAATTAATAATCCTAACGTATACGGAACAAAAACAAATGACTATTTTGGTACTGTTGTATCTATTGATGGAAATAATGTTGCGGCAAGTGCATTAGGAGAAGATACTGCTACTGATACAGAAGTTGGCGTTGTTTACATTTTTAATGCATCTACAGGAGCACTATCTAGAACTTTACAAAATCCAAATACATTTAGCACAAGTACCGATGATAGATTTGGTGAAGCAATATCTTTAAGTGGAAATAAAATTATTGTTGGTGCACCTGGTGAAGATGAGCCTAGCAATAGTAATGCAGGTAAGGCATATATTTTTAACGTAACTACGGGAGCATTGCTATTAACATTAACAAACCCTAATGATTTTGGAACCAGTCAAGATGATCAGTTTGGATCAAGTGTAGATATTTCAGGAACATGGGCAATTGTTGGAACTCCTGGAGAAGATACTGCTAGTTTTAACAGTAGTGGTATTGCATATGTGTTTAATACAAATACCGGACTAATGGTTTCGAAGGTTACTAATCCTAATCCCGGAACTGATCATAAATTTGCATTTAATGTAGGAATTAATGACGATGCTCATACAATTATTGGAGCACCTCTTGAAACTGTAGACGGATCAACTGAAGCTGGTCGAGTTTATATACACCAAGCAACAATCAGCGGTAATGAAAGTTCATTAATCATAGGCGACGATAGTACTGATACTGCATCGTTTTTTGCAGATTTTAAATCTGATATTATTCCAGATCAAACAGATACGTTTACTATAGGTAATGTAGGTAAGAGATTTAAAATTGCAGTTGAAGAACTAACTGCTGACAGGGTTCAAGCTAACGGTATTGTTTATCAAGGAATTGAATTAACAAAAAATGTTGGTATTATTTTTGTTTCAACCAACAACGGTAATGATAATAACGAAGGAACAAACCCGGGCGGTCCGTTTGCAACAATTGCAAAGGCACTTAGTACTGCAACAACAGGCGATTTAATTTATGTTTATCCAGGTCAATACCAAGAAGCATTTCCCTTAACTGTTCCTAAAGGAGTTACTATCCAAGGAGCATCTTTAAGAAGTGTAGAAATATCACCTACGTCGGCTACACAAAGTAACGATGCATTTTTAGTTAATAGTGATACTACGATTGAAAATATTACAATTAAAGATTTTTATTATAACAGTAGTAACGACACTGGATATGCTTTCCGTTTTGCTAATAATTTCTCAACAACTATATTTGAACAAACTCCCGGAAGAAGTCCTTATATCAGAAATGTAACAGTTATTACAAAAGGTACAACAACAAGTCCGAGCGATCCAAGAGGATTTGCAAGCGGCGATGCAGGTAAAGGTGCATTAGTTGACGGAAGTGTTGTCTTACAAAATAGTAGATCTGCTAGTATACTTTTTCATAGTTGTACATTTATTACTCCAGGTGTTGATGCACTAACAGCAACAAACGGTGTAAGAATAGAATGGCTTAATAGTTTTACATATTTTGCTAATAGAGGACTTTATCTAACACAAGGTACCGGAAGATTACTACCGGATAGTACTATTGAATATGGAGCAGAACTTAGAAGTATTTCAAGTGCATCTGTATACGGAAACAAAGGTATCGAAGCCGATGGCGAAAATTGTTTAGCATATCTAATTAACTATAATTTTGCATACATTGGCGCAGGTAAAGATGTTACTAACGATAATACATTTACTCTACAAGAAAATGAAGTTATTGAACTAAACAATGCAAAGGTGTATTATTCAAGCCAAGACCAACGAGGCAATTTTAGAGTTGGTGATAATTTCCTTGTTGATTTAGAAAATGAAAGAACTAGTTTTGATATTGAAAGCATTTTTGCTACAAATGTAACAGCAATCTTAAGAAACGGTAACGATATAATTACAATTCAACCAAGTCAAATTAATTTAGATAACATTGTTATTGCAGGAAATACAATTGAAGCTACTAGATCAAATTTAAATATTGACAGCGTTGGAGTAATAAATTTACAAGGTAACGTAACAGCACCTTCTATGAATGTTTCAGGAAACTTAACAGTTGACGGTGCAATCAATAATATTGGTGATAGTCCTAATGATACTGTTGACTTTAATATGGCCATTACTCAAGATTTTCTTCCAGGAGATTCAGACGGATTAACATTAGGAAATGAAACAAAACGTTGGAAAGAATTGTATACTGACTTGTTGGCAACAGACAGTATTAACATTACAACATCTGAAATTAGTACTAATGAAACTAATGCTGATTTAAATATTTTAGCAACTGGCACAGGCGCTGTCTTCATTGATAATTTAAAATTTGAAGATAATAAAATTATAGGTAAATTTGATCCTGAAGGAGAGTTCGTAGTAAATTCATCTACTGATCCAGGATTTCCTAGCATCTTTAATGGATTTGATTCATTAAGATCGTTGCTACCAAAATGGACAACTATATTTGGTATACCAGTTCTTGGTACAGCAACAGCATCTTTAGATGCAGTAAAGCATGCCGCTAATATTTTAGCAAGTTATCTTGATAATAACTTTGACGGAGTTGTAGATAATAATGATCTTTATGCAGAGTTTTCAGATGGATTGTTTGCTATAGTAGTTTATGCAAATGCTGCCGAAGAGTCTAGTTTAAGTACACAATTAGGAGCATTTAAAGTTAACAGAACATTTAGTGTTTTTGAAGATGAAATGAATAACTTCTTAGGAGACGGCGTCGGAAACCAACGAGATATTGCATCTGAAAAAATTCTAAAAGACTTATTAATTCCGAAAATATCTAGTTTACATATTCCGTTAAGTATTACACGACCGTCTACAGTTACTAACGCAATGGACGCGGCTCGAGGAGGCTTTCAAGCTGGCGGACAAGTTGGATATAATTATCCTCCCTTTGCATGGTACACTGATCCAACAGGATTATCATACACAAACTTAGTATATGAATATTTGTATTTGTTAACAGCATCAGTAGCAGGAAGTTTAGAATGGCGTTCTGGAACAATTACTAGTTTATGGGATCCGTATAATGATGTATTATTGCAATTGCAAGACGTAGCTGGTAGAAATATTATTATTAATAACACTTATGGTTTTCCTATAACAAATAGTCCGTCAATTGATTACTGGACTGAAGTTACAAATGTATTAGGCGGAACAAAACGAGATGTAGAATTTTCTCCAACAGATTCTTTAAGAATAAATGCTATTAGTGATTTGTCTTTACCAAAAGGATCACCGGCTGAAAGACCGTCAGTACAAGGCGGAATTAGATATAATACCACTTATAATACATTTGAAGGTACTGAAATTTTAGGTGCAGTTTCTTTAGACGGTATTTATGATACTGATAGAAACACATATTTAGACCTAAGTAATAACCAATTTAACTTTGTTACTAACGGACAAACAAATCACACGTTAAATGGTACACTACTTGAATCATCTGGATTTAGTAGTGATCATAAATTTAGTATAGACGGAAATGTTGTTAGTAATGATGTAGAAGGTGGAAATAGTATATTAAGATCAAACGGTACTGGTTTCACTAAAATACAAGAAGTTCACTTTAGAGATAGTGAGTTAGTTAATGCTAGTGCTGCCAATTTTATCTTTAATTTAACAAATACTAATAACAGAGCTTTTCTAAAAATTGATAATGTAAGCGGTATGGTTATCCCGCAAGGTACTACAGCAGAACGTCCTGGAATACCTGAAGTTGGACATACAAGATACAACTTAGATCTAGAATACGTAGAAACTTGGAACGGTTCTGACTGGATTAATGCGGCAGGTGAAGTTGAAAGTATTGAAGCATCTGATGTTGAAAATTTAGCTTATATATTCAACCTTATCCTAGACTAATTTCCCAAATCAGATAAATAATATTAATGCAACGAAGGGCAGACCAGGCCGTTGCTGACAAACTGTGGTTAGCCGGCAAAGAGCGAAAGCTGAAAATTTAGGCTAGAGGGACAGGATCCCCGTATTAAGGAGAGAAGATGGCAATTGGTCGCATATCGGGTCCTCTCTTAAAGGATAACTTACTCCGCAATGGAGCGAATTTAGCCTTCGAGACAGACCTTTTATACTTAGATGTAACAAACCGTCGGATCGGTGTAAAAACTACAAATCCTCAATACGCATTAGACGTTGCAGGCATTGCCCGTGTAACAGATCTAGAAATTACAAATAACGTTTTTAATATTGGTAATGTTACAATTAATGGTGACACTGCTACTATTTCAACTTCTGCACAAGAATTTGCAATCGCAACAGCTGATAATACTATTGTAGGCAATAGAGTAGTAGTCGGCGACTTAGAAATTAATAATAACTTTTTAGAAAACACAAATACTAACAGTGATTTGTTTATTCGTGCAAACGGTACCGGAACCGTAAACATTGTAGGTAATACTGTAATTACTGGTAATTTACATGCTACAGGCAATATTAGTGCCGACGGCAACATTGTTATCGGCGACGACGACACTGATAACATTTATATTAACGCAGACATTGCAAGTAACATTTTACCTGATATTGACGATACTTATAATATTGGATCAGCGAGTAAGCGTTGGGCAACTGGATTTTTTGGTAACGTTACAACAAATACATTAACAACAAATGATTTGGATTTTGGTAACATTGACCTAATTAGTATTCCAGGAAATATCATTTATGTTGCTACTAACGGCGGTGATAATCAAACAGGCACACACCCACAAGATCCTGTACTAACTATTACAAAGGCATTAGAACTTGCTAGTTTAGGTGATACTGTTTACATTTATCCAGGACAATATCAAGAAGCATTTCCATTAACAGTACCGTTAGGAGTTACAGTAAAAGGACATAGTATACGTTCAGTAGAAATTACTCCAACAAGTGGAACACAAAGTAATGATGCTTTTTTATTAAACGGTGACACAACAGTTGAAGACATAACTGTTAAAGATTTTTATTACAATAGTGGTGCAAATACAGGATACGCTTTCCGTTTTGCAAATAATTTTAGAACATATGAAAGATCACCATACGTAAAAAACGTTAGTGTAATCACAAAAGGAACTACAACATCTAATGATGATCCAAGAGGATTTGCAAGTGGTGATGCAGGCCGAGGCGCATTAGTCGACGGCAGTATTGCTAATGCAGATTCTAAAGAAGCGTCGATATTATTCCATAGTGTAACATTTATTACACCCGGTGTTGGTGGTTTAAAAATTACTAACGGCGGTAGAGTCGAATGGTTAAGTTCATTCACATACTTTGCAGATAAAGGAATTGAAATTGTTGACGGCGTAGCAGGTCTAAAAGGCGACGGCAAAACAAAAATTAAATATTCCGGATTTAGCGGATCAGCAGTAGCACCTGGTCAAACTATTACACTTAAAGATGCAAACGGTACAACACTTGCATCATCAACAATTGAAAGTGTAGACACTGATACTGTAATAATTGATGGTAAGCCAAGCGGCTATATTCTACCATTAAGTAGAGCTAAGAAAACAGTTACAGCAGTTGGAAACGCACAAGCAGTAACATCTGCTCCTGTAAAATACGGAACAGGCATTGGTTTATTTGATGGTACAGATGATAGATTTACAATTACTACACAGTCTGACTTTGGTTTTGGCACTGGAGATTTTAGTGTAGAAGGATGGATTTATATTAGCGACGATCTTGGTACTGAATCAATTTTTGATTTTAGAGCAGGATCAGCAACTGATGATGCATTACACTTTTATACAGTTGACAGAGCACCTAAAGTTGACATTGGCAACACTACTTTAATTGCACCGGCTATTACATTAATCAACACTACGTTTTATCATATTATGGTAACACGAGTTGGTACAACTTTAAGATTATTTGTTGACGGACTATTACAAGGTTCTGCAACTGTTAGTACAAATTTAGGAACAACAAAACCATTAATAATTGGTAACGCATATGATGGATTAACTGGACATGCTGGACGTATAGACGACTTCCGTATAAGAAAAGGCATAGGAGAAAATGCAAACTTTCCAGCGCCAACGGCGGCAACTGTAGTTGATCAATATACAGTATTAAAGTTAAACTTTGATAGTAATAACGGATCACAAATTATTACAGACGACGACACTTTCATTCAAACTATTGAATTTAGTGGCGGTGGCACAGCAACAGCATTAACATTAATTGATCAAAGCGATTTTGGTGGCGAACTAAGATCTATTTCTAGTGCATGTATTTACGGCAACTATGGAATATATGGTGATGGTCCAGGTAGTATAGTATATGCCATTGGTCAAAATTTAGCATATATAGGATCAGGTAAAGAAGTTACTAATGATCCAACAGAAGTTATACAGGATAACGAAGTAGTTGCACTTAATGATGCAAAAATTTACTTTAGTACAGTTGATCACAAAGGTGATTTTAGAGTTGGTGACTTATTTAGAATTAATCAACAAACTGGCGAAGTATCATTTACTAATGCAGAATTCTTATTTAACAACAACCAAGGTATTACTTTCACTGACGGCGTTAACACAACTATTATTGATGGTACAAAAATTGAAACTGGTAATATAAGAATTACAGGAAACACTATTTACAGTACTAGTGGTGATGTTAATATTAATACTACAACTGGTGAAATTAATTTAATTGATAATGTTAATATTACTGGTAACTTAGATGTTGCAGGAAATATTACTATTGGTGGAAATATTACACTTGGCGACGAAAATACTGATGTAATTAATATTAATGCACAAATTGACAGTGATATTATTCCGGCAGCCGATGTTACTTATAAATTAGGTAATAACGGTCTTGCATGGTCAGAAGCACACGTTGGAAAAGCAATTATTGACGATATTACAATTGACAACGATACAATTAGTTCTACTGGTAGTAATGGTAATATTAATATTATTCCTAATGGAGCGGGTAGTGTTATAATTGACCAACTTCAATTAAACGGTAATGCTATATCAAATTTAAGTGGTGATATTATTTTAGATCCAAGTAGTGAATCAGTAAAAATTACTAGCACTGGAGCACTGGTACTACCAAAAGGTACTACAGCAGAACGTCCATTATCTCCTGTAACAGGTATGATTCGTTATAATACTGACGCAAATGTATTTGAAGCATACGACGGAGGCTGGATTAACTTAGGCGGCGTTTACTCAGATGATAGACAGACATATATTACTGCTGAATTAACACCGGGCGCAAACGACGATACTATACGTTTTTATGCTAACGGAAGTATAGTAGCAGATGTAACTACTGAACGCTTTGATGTACAACGATTAGAAGTAGATGATATTGCAATTTCTGGAAATATTTTAGAAACAATTACTACAAATGCTGATCTAAATTTAAGAGCAAACGGAACTGGATTAGTAACCATAGAGAACTTTAGTTTCAACGGAAATCAGATAACTAATACTATAGATGGTGCTGTTACTACACTTAAACAAAACGGTTCGGGATATTTTAAAGTTGAAGGCACAGGCGGATTTGTTATTCCAGTTGGTAATAACGCTAATAGACACCCAACACCAGAAACAGGTATGATGAGGTACAACAGTGTTGAAGACAGAGTTGAAATTTATGATATTTCGAATAACTGGGTGTCAGTAGCAGGTGCAACAGGTGCTGTTACATTTAATGATGCAGAGGAGATTGCAATTAAACTTGCATTGACAATATAGGAAAAGAATAATGGCAACTAATTTTAAAAACGTAATTGGAAAAGATATAGGTACACAGCGAGTCGCAGTATATACAGTTCCGCCCGCTACAAGTACAACAGTAATTGGTATGAACCTAGCTAATCTTACAGAGAGTATGGTAAACTGTACAATTGAAATTGGAGACGAAGCAAGTTCAATTGGAGTAATGGTTAAAAACATGCCTATTCCTCCAGGATCTAGTTTAAAACCAATTGGAAAAGGTGAAAAAATTATTCTTGATGCTAATAATGTATTATATGTAACATCAGATTCAACAGCATCAATTGATGTAATTTTAAGTATAGTGGAGATTGTATAATGAGTGACGGAAACTTTATGGGCCAAAGCATTGGCGAAATGGTAAATCAAACAGATGCAAGATATTTTTATGGTCTTCGCAGAACAGATGACGGTGAATTATATGTTGTAAAAATTGATCAACTTAAAAGCAACGATAGTGTTCAAATAAACGCAGAAGGTGATCCGACTCATAATTATGAAGACTTTGTACAAGGCGAAGATTTCTTTGAAGGAAGAAATGTTAACCATGAAAGACTTTATGCTAATCTAAATTATGAGCAATTTAGATGGGATAATAGAAACATTAATTACTACATTGACGAAAGTGGTAATCTTGTAGCTAGAATTAACGAAGGTTATGAATACCCAACTGGAGTATAATAAATACGTAAAAGGTAGAGAAAATGGCAGAATTTAAACTTAGTAGAATTAGATTTAACTGGAAGGGTGAATGGACCGGAGGGGTTGATTACATTGCTGACGATATGATTTCATATAAAGGTGCAACATATGTTGCATTGAGAACTCATACATCTGCAACGTTTTATAACGACTTAGCAGGTACAGACCTTACACCAGCAAAACCAAAATGGAAAAAACAGTCCGAAGGTAAAGTTTGGACTGGAGATTGGGCTGTTAGCACAATCTATGCTATTGGTAATATTGTAAAATACGGTGCTAGTATTTACGAATGTACAGAAGAACATACATCTGCCGCTACGTTTATTTCGGGTACAGACGGTCTAGTTGCTGATATTGGTAAATGGAAATTAGTTGCTGTTTCATCAGCTGATTGGAAATATAACTGGACGCCAAATACACTTTATAGAACAAACGATCTTGTACGTTATAATGGTAAAGTTTATAAGGCAGTTAATCAGCACGTTTCTGCGGCAACATCAACATTGGGATTGGAAGCAAATCAATTAGATTGGGCAATCCTAGCAGATAGTGATACCTGGAGAGCAAATTGGTCAATTGGTACACGCTATCGTGTTAACGATATTGTTAAGTACGGTGGTATTGTTTACAAGTGTATCGTTGGACATACTTCAGCAGATAATGCTGTATTTGGTCTTGAAGAAGATCAATCAAAATGGGAAATTGCAATCGACGGAATTGAATATGTTACAGCAACAGTTACAGATGATGACGATGTTGAAACTATTACAGGATTGTGGCAACAAGATTATAGATATAAAAAGAATGATATTGTAAGACGAGGCGGAAATTTGATGAGATGTCTAGTTGGACATACATCAGGTGAAGGATCAAACGCATTTAATATTGATTATGGTTCTTCGTATTGGGCTACATTTTTACCTGGTTCAGAATACGAAAAGGTATGGGCACAAAACGTTTACTATCAACCTGGTGATACTGTACTATATGGTGGTTACATTTATAAAGCAGTATCATTTAATACAGATTCAATACCGAGTTTAAGTCCGTTAGACTGGAACTTAACTTTTGAAGGTTATAAATTTAGATACGATTGGAACAATCCAGGTGCCGTTGACGATAGTGCATTAGTTGATTATAAAACAGGTGATGTTGTAAGATTGTCGGGAAGTCTTTACATTGCTATCCAAGACAATACAAATTTACAACCTGATTTATATCCTACACATTGGGAAAAGATTTACGAAGGCAGACAGTTTAGAGACACTTGGGAAGATGATACAGAATATTTTCAAGGCGATATTGTTACATGGCAAGGTACATCATACATTGCGTTAGGATACCATCGATCAACTGAGTCAGCTTCTAGACCCGATTTAGATATTAATCAACCAGATCAAAATTATTGGAAAATAATGATTCTTGGAACACAAACTAATAAGTTAGCTAGAAGAGGCGACTTAAAAACATTTGAAGACCAAGATTCAACAGCAATTGATACACAGAGATTAGCAATTGGAACAACTGGTCAAGCATTAAGATCTACAAATGGATTGCCTGCATGGGATAGTTTAGATTTACAAGAAAAATTATATTATGTTTCTCGTAACGGAGTTGATGATCGTCAACAAGGCGGAACACTCAACGCTCCTTTTAGAACTGTTAGATTTGCAATGAATTGGTTGCTTGAAGACGAAACAAACAGAGTAGGCGATGGCGCCACAGTAAAAGTAATGGCTGGCGAATTTGCAGAAGTTCTACCTATTAGTATTCCATCTAAAGTTGCACTAGTTGGTTCAGAATTAAGAACAACAACAATTAGAGCAGCCACACCTCAGGATGTTGTGTTAGATGAGAAATTAGCAGACGGAACACAAGAACAATTAACTATTCCTGACAGTAATATTAGAAACAACATGTTTTATGTTAGAAACGGTTGCGGAATTAGAACTCTTACATTAAAAGGATTAGAAGGAGTTATAATTGGTCCAAACGATTTTGGAACAAGTCGTCCGACTGCTGGCGCATATGTATCGCTAGATCCGGGCACAGGTCCAGATGATTCGAGTGTGTGGGTAACAAATAAATCAACCTACATACAAGGTGTTACTGCTATTGGAACAGGATGTGTCGGATTAAAAGTTGATGGTTCATTACATAATGGCGGAAACAAATCAATTGTTGCTAACGACTTTACGCAAGTACTAAGTGATGGCATTGGATATTGGGCAACTAATCTAGGTCGTTCAGAACTAGTTAGTGTGTTTACATATTATGCACATATTGGATATTTGTCAGAAAATGGCGGAATTTTACGTGCAACTAATGGTAACAATTCATACGGTACATTTGGTAGTGTTGCTGAAGGATTTGATAATAATGAAACACCACAGACTGTTTCTGTAAATAACCAAAACGGTGAAGCAAGTGTCGATGAAGTATTCACAAACGGATCAAACATTTTAGCACTAGCTTATAAAAACACTGGACAATCATATACAGGTGCAGTAGCAAGTACAACACAGGCAACCGGTACTGACCTTAATATGAAATATGACGAAATTAGAGTTAGTGCAGTGTCTAGAATTGATTTAGCTATTCCAGATGATAGTACAACTGTTGGTGGCGCTGGATTTAAAACTTTTACTAATAACTCTCAAGGTGGAGATTTAAGTAGTATTACTTTAGCGGCATCAGAAGTTAGAACAGCGGCACAGCTAGTAGGAATGAGAATTTTATTAACTGACGGTCCAGGTGCAGGTCAATATGGATATATTGACGGTTACAACCCAGATACAAAAGTAGCAACAGTGTTTAAAGAAAGTACTGGAACTCCAGGATGGGATAATATTGTTCCTGGAAAAATTAATGTAACCTCGTTTACTGCAACTACAAAATATGAATATGAACCAAGAGTAACTATTAGTTCTCCTACATTTAATAAAACTAACAATAGTATACAAACAGGCGGACACGATATCGGTTACAGTGAAGAATTAGGTTTATGGTATTATGCTCCAACAGGTGGCGATGATTGGTATGTTTCATCAGATGCATCAGTTTGGACTCAAAGGTCGATTCCAGCATATAATTTAAGTTATACTTCTTTTTCAAAATCAGGGCCTTTACTATTAGGCTTAGCAGATGCATCAGATAAATTAGTATTTTCAAATGATGGAATTAACTTTGATCATTCGACACTACCTTCTGCAACAACTTGGAAAAAAGTAGCAGTCGGCGGTCCAGATAATGATACAATTATTTGTATTGCTACAGGTGACGGTAATGCATATGTAAATTCTATTGTACAAGATGCAGGATCAACTACTGTTCCTGGCGCAGGATGGTCTACCAACGTAACTGGCGCAAGTAATACTACTTGGGTAGGTTTAGCATATGGAGCAGGTAAATGGATTGCACTAGCACAAGATGGTTCAACTGTAATATCAACAGATAACGGTGCAAACTGGACAACAGGTGCAGCCGTATCAACAGACGGTATTGAACTATATAGCGGTTTAGTATATGGTAACAATTGTTGGGTTGCAACTATGGACAATTCGGATAGAGTTATTCATAGTGATACTGGAACTGTTTGGAATGATGCACAAATTGTTGGCGACTCAGGAAGAGAAGATTGGACTGTAGGATACTCAAATGGTGTATTTTTAGCATTAAGCGATACAGGTACAACTGCTAGTTCTGAAGATGCTCAAAATTGGACTATTAGAACTGCAAACGGTGCAATGACAAGTGTCGCAGGCGGCGTAAGAAATAGTTTGCCTACATTCGTTGCTATTAGTGAAACAATAGGAACAGGAAACGTTTACACAGGCGGTAGAACAGCATTTGCTCGTGCAGAAGTTGCAAACGGAAAATTAAGCCTAATTAAAATTTACGATCCAGGTTCAGGCTATGTAACTGCACCAACAGTAACAATTGAAGATCCTGAAGAATATAGTGAACCATATTTTACTGTTGATATTAACGACGGAGTACTTCCACAACCTGCATTCTACAATAGAGGAACAGGATATCAAAGTGCTATTGTTACAATTACAGGTGACGGTTTTGGTGAAGAATTACAAATCGGTAACACAATGATTGTTAGTGGTGTAGGCGTAACTCCTGGACCAGGAGCAAACGTAAGATTTGCAGGTAATCCAATAGTTTATAGACTAGTAAAAGTAACATCAGAATCTGGTGTTGCTCCTAACAAACAAATTACGTTCCAAATTAGTCCAGTATTATCTAGATCAACAGCACCAGTACATAATACTGTAGCAACCATTCGTGAAAGATATTCACAAGTACGTCTAACAGGACACGATTTCTTAGACATCGGTACAGGTAACTTTGCAGATACTAATTATCCTTCGCTTTACGTGCAAGGACAAACAGCCGCAAATGACACAGTACAATCAAACGAAGTTGTTGAGTCAAACGGTGGACGAGTATTTTATACTAGTAGTGACCAAGATGGTAACTATAGAGTTGGTGAATTGTTTAGAGTTTCACAGGCACAGGGCGGCGTTACACTAAATGCTGACTTCTTTGACTTAGAAGGTTTAGATGAACTAAGACTAGGCGGAATTAGAGTTGGTGGAACACAGGCTGTAATTAGAGAATTTAGTACAGATAATACGTTTGTTGCGAACTCGGATAATATTATTCCAACACAACGAGCATTAACATCGTATATCGAAAATAGATTTAACGGTGGTGGATCTAACTTGTTTACTAACACACTTGTAGCAGGTCAGTTAAAGTTTGAAGATAGAACATGGTCCAACACAGCAGGATCAAATAATCCAGAAGCTATGGCAACAGTAGCGCCACAAATGATTATTAACGGTCCATTAGGCGGCGGGTTGCAAGCCTTAACGATGTTTCTAGGAGCTCGAATTGATCGAGACGACTTTAACGGATAATGATAAATATGTATAATACCAAGAACGGAGCAAACAATGGCAGAATTTAAACTCGGTAGAATTAGATTTATATGGAAAGATGCATGGGTAACTGGCACTACATATCTAAAAGACGATGTTATTAGATATGGTGGTAGAACCTATGTAGCAGTACAAGGTCATACTGCAAGTGCTAATTTCTACAATGACGAAGATCACTGGAATAAGTTTAGTGACGGTACTGACTGGAAGTCAGACTGGACAACAACTACATTCTACAAAATTAACGATATCGTAAGATATGGTGGTATTATTTACATTTGTAATACCGGTCATACAGCACAAGCTGTACTTGAAGATGATCAATCAAAATGGGATCAGTTTGCTACCTCAATTGACTGGAAAGACAATTGGACAGCTTCTACAGTTTACAAAGCAAACGACTTGGTAAAATATGGTGGAAACATTTATTTGTGTAACACTGGTCACACTGCCGCGGCCACAAATGCTTTAGGACTAGAAGCTGACATTTTAAAATGGGATATTTTCTCAGAAGGCCAAGACTGGAAGCAAAATTGGGCTGTAGCAACACGCTATAAAGTTAACGACATTGTTAAATACGGCGGAACTTTATACATTGCAAATACAGGTCATACATCTGCTTCTACAGAGGCTTTAGGACTAGAAGACGATCAAAATAAATGGGACTATCTAAATAAAGGTTTTGATTATAAAGGTGAGTGGACTAACTCAACACGCTATAAAGTTAATGATGTTGTTCTTTGGGGTGCTACACTTTACATTGCAACAGGATCACATACTTCTGTTACTACAAATCCAGATTCACAGCTAGGTACACTACAAGCTGACATTGCTAATTGGGACAAATTTGTTCCAGGTATGGAATTTGAAAACTCATGGTCAGGATATGAAAGATATCAACCAGGCGACTTCGTAACCTACGGTGGTAACCAATATGTTGCTAATGATAACGTTTTTGCAGAAGTTCCGGCGAGCAGTTCAAAATGGGATTTAGTTACAACAGGCTTTAATCTTAAAGGCGAGTGGAGTGATGATTCTACTAACCAAGATTACAGAATTGGCGATGTTGTAAGATTAGGTGGATATACATATCTATGTATCGCAGACCACCAAGGCTTCCGTCCACCAAACGCTACATACTGGGCAAGATTGTCTCAAGGTATTGAATGGAAAGATACTTGGACAGATGCTACATTATACGATGCGGGCGACGCAGTACGCGAAGGATTAATTAGTTATATTTGTATTCTAGCACATACATCTGCCGCTGGTAATAAACCGTCAGCAGATTCGCTAGGAACATATTGGAAAAACGTTGCAAGTGGCGCTGAAGAAAGTGCGCTAACAACAGAAGGTGACATCCTTTACTACAGTGGTTCAGGCCCAGCTAGATTACCAATTGGTTCTGAAGGACAAGTGCTAAGTGTAAGTACACAAGGTTTACCAGAATGGAAAGATTTTGCTACTACACCTGATGTATACTATGTTGCTACTAACGGAATAAACAATCCTTATCCAACAAATGGTGGGACATTAGATCGTCCTTGGAAAACAATTCGTTATGCGGCAGAAGAAGTTGAAAAAGGACCAAAAAATCCAAACGCAGTTTACTTGTTAGAAATAAACAGAACTTTTATTGCATACGAAACTGCTAAATGGGCTAAGAGACAAATTATTACACAAACTGCTCCATTCTTTATTGGATTTAGTTTTGACGAAGCTAAGTTTCAAAGACTAGCAGGATTTGTTGTTGATGCTGTTACTATTGATTTAAGAAAAGGTGGCAACGTAAATATTCGCAGAGTTGCGCAAGCAATGAAAGATAATGATGGTACTGATTGGTTTGATACTGGATCAGAAACACAAAACGTTGCGGCTCTTAATTTTGTTATTGACTTAGTTGAAGATGTTATCAATAGTGCAACACCTCCTGCAGACTACCAAGACTTAGATGGAGTTGCGGCAGGCGATAGGTATCTTCAAATTAAAGATTCTACAAAAACACCAGAAGCAGGAGTATTAGCAAATATTACATCGGCGATTGGAATAGTTACTAACTCAATTACACTTGGTGGAGGATATACATTACCTACACAAGTAAAATCACATGCTGTAATTTTTGTTAAAACAGGAACATATGCAGAAGTACTTCCAATTAGAGTACCTGCATTAACTGCAATTGTTGGAGACGAATTACGTTCAACTAGAGTTGAACCAGCAGGTTCAGTAACAGCCGCTGGCGATGCAACATATAGTTTAGCAGGTGTGCTACATATGAAGAGTATACTTAGTGATATTGTTGAAGGTACAACTGTTACTCCTCAAACAGGTAACGCAGTTTCTCAAAATGATAGCAATCCGCTTAGTACTTCAGCAGTAGGAACTATATTGTCAGATTTAGCACAAGAGCTATATGACAAAATTGATTATGAGATTAATGGTGCAAGTGGTGATTCATCTGCTCCTGCGTTTAGAGGAAGAAACGAAAGAGTTGACGATCAAGATAAATTTGCGGCAGCTAGATTATTAATGCTTAATAAAGATTTTATTGCACGTGATGTAACAAAATATATTGAAGTAAACTATCCAGCATATTCTTTTGATACTGTAGCTTGTGAAAAGGATGTAAAGCATTATATTGATGCATTTATTTACGATTTAATTCACGGTGTAAGTGAAGGTAGCAACTATGCTACACTAATGGCAGGATTATTTTATGGCAATAGTGTAAACGGTTCTACTTTAGAAAATATGTACTTACTAAGAGATGGTACAGGTATTAGAAACCAAACACTAGGTGGACTAAATGGCACATTGAGTGCGGCAAATGCATACGGATCTAAGCGTCCAAGTGCAGGCGCTTATACTTCACTTGATCCAGGTTGGGGACCAGATGATGATCGTGTATGGATTACAACACGTTCACCATATGTACAAGGTGTTACTAACTTTGGAACAGCATGTATTGGTATTAAAGTTGACGGTAATTTGCACAACGGTGGTAATGATTCTATTGTTGCTAACGATTATACACAAGTACTAAGTGATGGTATTGGTGCATGGGTTACTAACTTAGGTCGTGCAGAACTTGTATCAGTATTCTGTTATTATAATCATATTGGTTATCTAGCAGAGAATGGCGGCAAGATTCGTGGAACAAACGGCAACTGTTCGTATGGTGACAAAGGCGCAGTATCAGAGTTTATTGACGTAACTGAAATTCCAACAACTGGCGGAGTTAATAATAGAAAACTTGAAGCACAAATTGGTCGAGCGTTAACTGACGGTAGTAAGATTATCCATTTTGAGTATACAAACGCAGGTAATAATTATACATCTGCAACTTATCAAATTAGCGGTAATGGATACGGTGCAGTAGTTGCTAGTTCTAATGTAGTTAATGGCGGCATCTTTGAAGTTAGAGGCCGTAACCCAGACGACGGATCAACATATAACGTAAGTGATGTTAATAACGACGGATTGTTAAATGACGTTGATTCACTTGGCGGTAGAGGTTATGAAACTAGCTCAAACACAGCGCAGGCAGGCGGCCTAACTACTATTACTTTGTCAAACACTGAAACAGCAAATAACACCAAATACATTGGTATGAGAATTGTTATTACAGCTGGAGTTGGTTCTGGACAATACGGTGTTATTACATCATATAACTCAGGTACTAAAGTTGCTAACATTGTTAAAGATTCAGACGGTACACCAGGATGGGATACTTGGCATCCAACAAATGCAATTGCTTCAACATTAGATGCTACAACAGCATACACTATTGAACCAAGAGTAGTAGTAATTGGCGGTGGCGGCACTGGAGCACAAGTTAGAGCACAAGTTGCAGATAATAGAATCTCACAGTTCTATATTGTAAATCCAGGAAGCGGATATAGTTCATCAGACCCAACGTTAAAGTTGACAATTACTGATCCTAATGAAACTTCTGAAGCACCATATGAAATTAGAGTAGGTAACGGTGTATTAGCACAACCTACATGGACTGAACGAGGAGTTGATTTTGAAACAGCAGGCGCAACAGTTGACGGCGACGGTTATGGAGACATTTACCAATCAGCTAACTTTATGAATGTGTATGGTTTAACTGAAATTCCAACTGAAGGTGCAAACTTACAAATTGAAGGCGATAGTAGATACTTTAAAGTTGTATTTGTTAGAGAACTTTTAGGTAACCCAGGAAACTATAC